CTCGATAACAAGCAAGCCTTCCTCAAGCAGAATCAGAATTCCTTCACTGCCGCCGAATACGACCGCATCAATAAGAGCATTGATGCTGCCCGTGAGAAAGTTAATCGGTATGGTGGTGTTCTAGGTCGCACTTCCCTCTCTGCTAAACAACTTCAGATGGCCCAAGCGGGTCTTCCTGCACAGTTCACTGACATCTTCGTATCCCTCCAGGGTGGACAAGCTCCACTAACCGTGTTGTTGCAACAGGGTGGACAGATCAAGGACATGTTCGGTGGCACTGGTGCGGCGATCAGAGGGGTCGGTAGTGCCATTGGCTCAGTAATCAACCCACTCTCAGTTAGTGCCGCAGCATTTGCTACCCTGATTCTTCTGTGGAATGACGGTGCCAATCAGCTCAAGAAGTTGAATGGCGCTATTATTCAAACAGGCGGATACTCTGGGCAAACTGCGGACCAACTACGTCAGTTGGCAGAGGCTCACGGGCAAGGCATCTCAAGCGTTCGTGAAAACATTGAAGCCCTCGGTCTGCTGACCAAGGCCGGTAAGCTTGTACCTGAAACTTTCGGTGCTGTTTCCGAAGCTGCAACTTCCATGGCGAACGTCTCGGGCGCCAAGATTGAAGACCTGGTTGCTGACTTCAACACACTAGGCGAAGAGCCTGTTGAGGCAGCTCTGAAGCTGAATGAGAAGTACCACTTCCTCACTGACTCGATCTACCAGCAAGCCCAAGCCCTGGTAACTCAGGGTAAAGAGTCTGAAGCAACTGCTCTTCTAACTAACCATCTTGCCGACACGATTGCTACTCGTGCCAAGGACATGGAAGAGTCTGGACGTGGTGTAGCGAAAGTCTGGAACGAAGTAAAGAACGTTGTTAGTAACGCGATCACTGCTGCCGGTAAAGGATTGAACCCAACGGACCAATCAGAATTGGAAGGGGTTCAAAACCGCCTCCAGCTCTTCCGTGACAACTTCGAATCTCGACCTCAGATGTACAAGAACGATCCTGAGTACCTGATGCTGCTTCGGCAGGAATTGGAACTCAAAGAGCGGATTGAGATTAAAAACAAGCAAGCTAAACTTGTTCGTGCAGAAGAGCTAAAGACTGAAGCCACTATTTCAGCCCGTGCTGCATCGCTCAAGAAAGAGGAAGCGGGTTGGGATGCTGTTCGCAAGGCCAAGGAAGAACTCAAGAAGTTCGACCAAAAGCTAAATCTAACAGGCAACAAACTTTCGAAGGGTGATCAGGATCTACTTCGTCAGCCATTCTTGGACTCAATCAAGAAGGCCGAAGAAGCCAAGAAGAAACAGGATGAGAGCAAGAATCCGAAGTCAGCGGTAATCGACAACACTGATGTCAACGAACTTAAAAATAAGGTCGCTGAGATTAAGTCGTTGTACAAGTCCTTGAATGAAACAATCATTCAGGAACAAGGTGCCGGGGCTATCTCTTCTGAAGTAGCAGTAGGTAAACGTAAGACACTGCTCGATGAAGAGTCCGCTAAGATCAGGGACGCTTACCAGCAACAGATTTCCGCCTTGGAAGCGTTGAAGGGCAGCAAGAACATCTCTGCCAACCAACTTATCTCAATTGACCGCCAGATTGCAGATGCTCGTTCGAAGATGGTTATTGCTCAGCAAGATGCTGAGAAAGACTTGACCAAACTTGCAGGCGATGAAGAGCGGCGACTAGAGAAACAGCGACGTGCAATTGCTGCCTACTCTGACTCTGTTGATCAGATGGTTAAGAACCTGGAGACGGCGGGTGAGCGTGAGCGTGCTGCACTTGGCATGAGTAGCGGTGAAGCTGATCTACAGAACAAGCTGAACAGTGAAGCTGACCGGTACAACCAAGAGTCACGAACTCTGGCCCTGCAAATCGGGGAGGAAGGCCGGGACCAGGCTGAAGTCCAGGCCAACATGCGGAAGGCTGCTGAAGGCCACACTGCGATGAAAAAGCAGATCGTCAGCAACTACCAGCAAATGAAAATTGCCCAACAAGATTGGGGTGCTGGAATTAGTAGTGCCTTCCAAGAGTACATCGAAGCAGGCGAGAACTTCGCCGGTATTACTAACGAAGTAGTCACCAACGCTTTTAGTAGCATGGAAGACTCCATTGTTAACTTCGTTGAAACTGGCAAGGCTTCTTTCTCGGACTTCACCAAGTCCGTTCTCGCTGATATGGCTCGCATGGCTGTTCGGATTGCTGCCTCTAGAGCCCTGACGGCTGTACTGGCTTCATTCGCCGGTCCATCTGCGGCTCCTGCTGCTTCAATGAACAGTGCATCAGGCTGGAGCGATGGAATCATGGCGGCGAAGGGTGCCGCATTCAAAGGTGGTACACAGTTCTTTGCGAAGGGTGGTGCATTCACCAACTCAGTTGTAAGTAAGCCTACTGCGTTCAGCACTAGCGGTAGCAACAACAACGTCATGGGTGAAGCTGGTCCTGAAGCCATTATGCCGTTGACTCGTGCCTCTGACGGTTCACTGGGCGTTCGTGCCCAAGTTGATCTATCCGGCCTGCAACAGAATGCCGGAAGCGGTGTGCAAGTCTACATCAGCATTGATGGTGAAGGCAACAAACAGACTTCAGCTAATGATCCAGGCTACTCATCGTTCGGTAACGAGATTGGTCAATTTGTTGATCAGCGTTACAAGCAACTGATCGGCAAGGATCTACAACCAGGTGGAGACATCTGGAAATCAATGCAGGGTTAACAGAGGGGACGAAAGTCCCCTTCTTTTTTGAGGAAGTTATGGCAAGTCCAACTTTTACTTGGGTAGTGAATACTCAGGCCTCACCGACTATTGGATACACAGTTCGCTCTGCCCAGATGGGAGATGGCTACGTTCAAGAGATTGGTGAAGGCGTCAATAATAAAACAGAGTCTTGGGAAGTAAGTTACGTTGGGAGTGATACTGATATCGCTGCCATCATGACGTTCCTCGATGCTCTCGCGGGTTACAAGTCCTTCTTCTGGACTAACCCACTCAATCAACTCGGCCTGTATAAGTGCAAGAACCCTCAACCTACAGAACTAGGTGGGAATACTTTTAGCTTCTCAGGCACATTCACCAAAGCCTACGCGGCTTAACAAGGAGAGTTATGCCGATTAAGTTAGACGTTCAGAAACTTGAACCGGGACAACGTGTCCGTCTGGTTGAAGTTAACTGCACAGAGTTTGGTGGACCCGTGATGTACTTCCACAACTACAACGTGGAATACACACAAGCAGAACTACTGGCTGCCCAAACTGCCGGAACAGAGCTGGGTGCGAAGCCCATTATCTGGCAAGGGCAGACTTATACTTGCTGGCCCTACGATATAGACGGCATTGAACTCGATGGTACTGGCTCTACGGCCTCCCCTACCCTCGCAGTTGCCAACGTTGATTCTACGATCAGCTCGCTGTGCCTTGCTCTCAATGACTTGGCTCAAGCCAAAGTAACGGTTCACATCACATTCCAACACTACTTGGACGGACAGCCAGGCGCTGACCCGACTCAAGAGTTTGTACAGATTTGGTATATCGACCGCAAGACCAATGAGGATAACGTTTCCATCTCATGGAGCCTATCCAACCCAGCGGACACTAGCGGCAAACTTATCCCTGCCCGTCAGGTTCACTCTATCTGCTACTGGATGCTCCAAGGTCAATACCGTGGTGCAGACTGCGGATATACGGGAACCAACTACTTCGATGCAGACGGTAATGTTGTGGCTAACCCCGCCCTGGATAAATGCTCCGGCCTTCTAGGCACAGGATGCAAACTTCGCTTCCCCGGAAACATCCCTCTCCCCTTCGGCGGTTTCCCTGCAAGTGCTCTCATGAACTAAAGGAACTACATGGAAGTTTTTGACAACGAGAATGTGCGGGAAGATATCCGCCGTCACGCAGCAAAAGAATACCCACGGGAATGCTGTGGTGTAGTTGTGAGTATCCAAGGAAGCCCGCAATATTTTCCTTGCAAGAATACCTCTGAAGACCCGACCGAAGAGTTTCAGATGTCCCCCGAGGACATGACGGATGCGATGGACCTGGGTGAACTAGAAGCCATTGTACATTCCCACCCTGATGCAACTTCCCAACCCAGCACCTTCGATCTAGCGTTCATGGAGCGCTATTACGCTCTTGAGCTGGCTTTGGACCCCGAAGCTAAACCAACCCCTTGGATAATCTTGTCGTGGCCTGAAGGCGATTTTAGACAGGTTGTAGCCCAAGGCGGTGTACCGCTAACTGGAAGAGAGTTTGTACATGGACTGCACGATTGTTGGCAGTGCTGTGCAGACTATTACTTCCGAACTAGCGGCCTGACATTCCCCAACTTTGAAAGGCAAGACGGCTGGTGGGAAGAGAAGGATGGTCCTTCTCACTATGAACAGAACTTCTTGGACTGCGGCTTCTATAAAGTCCCGCTTGATGAAATTCAAGTAGGGGATCTTATCGTGATGCAGATCGGGCGTTCTTATCACCCCAACCACGCTGCCGTCTATCTTGGCAATGTTCCGAAACTTCCAGATGAAGCGTTGGACATCTTCGGCCAAGGCCCTTTCATTCTTCACCACATGTACGCACGCAAGTCCGCAGTTGAAATATACGGAGGGCAGTGGCTACACCGTACATCATTTGTATTAAGGCACAAGGATTATGTCGGAGAGACTAGTTAAAGTAAAACTCTATGGTCACTTGAGAAAGTTCGGCAGAGAGTTTGAAGTATCCGTTAAAAGCCCTGCTGAAGCAGTACACGCACTTGGCGTGATGATTCCAGGGTTCAAGCACTTCCTAGAAACAGCAGAACTCAAAGGCATGGCCTTCGCTGTCTTCAATGGAAAACAAAACATTACAGCCGAGGAACTACGCCTCGGTGCAAAGCCTGAGATTCGAATCGCCCCTATATATGGTGGCCGTAAGAGTAGTGGCGGCTTCTCAGTGATCCTAGGTGTCGCCCTGATGGCTATTGCCGTTGTTGCGACTGGTGGTGTAGCAGGCCTCGGTATTGCCGGTGCTGCTGGCTGGGGTGGTGCCCTATCTGCCGGTGGGTTCGCCGGGGCTCTCGCAATGACAGGCTTCGCTATGGCTATTGGTGGGGTAATCCAAATGCTTACTCCAACCGCTAGCACCGGACTAAAGACTAGTGCGGATAGCGAAAACACTTCGGCCTACGCCTTTGGCGGGCCAGTTAATACAACATCGCAAGGCACACCAGTCGGCATCCTATATGGAGAGCGAGAGATTGGTGGTGCCGTTATTTCTGCCGGAATCTTCGCTGAGGATCGGGCATAGTAGAGGATTCAAATGGAACAAGTAGTTCTAGAAGGCCACAAGGGCGGTAGTAGCACACCACACCAGCCCGTAGAGGAAAGAAACAACCTGCTCTCAAAGTCCTACGCCAAAGTGCTTCTTGCAATTGGTGAAGGTGAGTTCGCAGGCACCCCAACCGCAGAGAACATCTACCTCGATGGCACCCCTCTTGTAAGTGCCACCGGTCTGCAAAACTTTGGTGGAGTTAAATGGGAATACCGCTCTGGTCGCTCTGATCAGTCGCACATTCCCGGCATGCCGGACATCTCTAACGAGTTTGCTATTGGCTTGGCTCTCACCAGCACAACCCCATATACCCGCCTGATTACCAACTCGCAACTTGATGCGATCCGTATCACCCTCGCATGGCCTGCTCTTTATCAACAAAAAGATAACGGCGACATCGTGGGCTACAACATTGTCTATGCAATCGACATCTCCACTAACGGTGGAGCGTACGTGCAACAGGGGCAATGGGATACAGGCTCTGGTAAAACCAACGTCGAGTATAACCGTACTCACCGCCTCACACTTCCGAAGCCAGGTACATCGTGGACTTTCCGTGTTCGTCGGATTACTCCGAATCAGAACAACGCTAAGTTCGCAGACATCATGCAGGTTAAATCCTACGCAGAAGTCATCGATGCCAAACTTCGTTACCCTAACACTGCCCTGCTCTATGTAGAGTTTGATGCTGAAGCCTTCGGTGGTTCCTCGATCCCCAAAGTTTCTATTCGAACTAGAGGCCGTTTGATCCAAGTTCCACAGAACTACAACCCAGACACCCGCGTTTACTCTGGCGTGTGGAACGGTACGTTCAAATGGGCATGGTCGGATAACCCTGCCTGGGTCTTCTATGACCTGGTGACAAACGACCGGTACGGCCTGGGTGCTCGCATCACAGCAGATATGGTGGACAAGTGGACCCTGTACCAGGTCAGCCAGTATTGCGACGTGATGGTTCCAAACGGCAAGGGCGGTACAGAGCCACGTTACACTTGCAACGTCTATATCCAAGCCCGCAAAGAAGCATGGCAAGTTCTCCGCGACATCGTGGGGATCTTCAACGGGATGCTGCACTGGTCCGGTACGCAGATGGTTGCATCGGCAGATATGCCTGTTGCAATCAACACTGTTCGTACTTACAACCGCAGCAATGTAGTAGACGGTAAATTCATTTACGGCTCTACATCAGAGAAGACCATTGCTACAACGGCCTTGGTGTCGTTCGATGATCCAGAGAACCACTTTGAAACCGCTGTAGAGGCCGTCAACGAACTTAGTCTTGTTCAACGATACAAGACCTGGAACCAAGCGGAACTCGCCGCTATCGGCTGCACAAGCCGTGGACAGGCACAGCGTAAAGGTAAGTACACGATGCTTACCAACTCGTTGAATCGAGTTGTGACATTCAAACTTGGCCTAGAAGGTTATCTGCCCGGTCCAGGTGATGTCATCGGTGTTGCTGACCAAGTGTTGGCAGGCTCGCAATTCTCTGGTCGTATCAGCACAGCCACTTTGAAAGTTGTTACTTGCGACCGTGTACCCAACGCTGTTGCTGGAGATATTCTTTACATTAACAAGGCGGATGGAACTCTAGGCGAAGGCCGGACCATCCAAAGTGTTGTTGGCAAGGTAGTTACTGTAACAACCAACTACTCTGAGATTCCAGCCGCTGAGTTGGGATGGTACGTCGAGAAGACGACCCTGAAGTCTCAGCTCTACCGTGTAACTAAAGTTGCATGGAGTGACAACGACGGTAAGTTTGAAGTTACCGGTGTTCAATACGAAGACAGCAAGTATGCAGCCGTTGATAGCGGTGCCCGTCTTGAGTCTCGGCCTATTACCACTGTTCCAGCGGGTGGGCAAGCTGCTCCAACTGGCCTGACTCTTACCAGCTTCAGCTACATCGAACAAACGATGGCAGTTACAACGCTATCGGTGAAGTGGAACCCTGCTGCCGGTGCCATGAAGTACGAAGGACAATGGCGTAAAGATGGTGGTGAATGGAACAACGTTGGACTGACAGCAAGCACTGGGTTTGACGTTAAAGGGATTTACTCTGGTGCCTACCAGGCGCGTGTACGGGCTATCAACGCTCTCGGAACTAAGTCGATTTGGCTTGAGTCTGCAAACACGCAACTAACCGGTAAAGTCGGCAACCCACCTTCCCTAGCGACTTTGACCACAGTATCGGAAATCTTCGGTATCCGGATTAACTGGACGTTCTCACCTGGTGCGGAGGATGGTAATTACATCCAACTGCAACAAGCAACAACGGACACTGGAACAGGTGCTGCTGATCTTACAATGGTTGCCTACCCTGCTCAGACTTACCTCAAGTCGAACATGCTGGGTGGTGCTCAACTGTACTTCCGTGGTCGTCTGATCGACCGTTCGGGGAACCAGAGCCCATGGACCGCATGGACCTACGGTATTTCCGAGTACGGTACTGACAAGATCCTGGAAGCGATTGTTGGTGAAATCGAGCGTACCGAACTTGGTCAGGAGTTGCTGAGCGAACTGGACTTCACTAAACAGGATATTAACTGGCTAGAAGCTGAAGTCACCGGCCTTGAGCAGCAAGTTCAGAACAACATCTCCGACTTGAACGACACCATCTCGGATGTCAATATCGTTGTTGATGGGTTGCATGAGCAACTTGATTCTGCCTTCTCTACTCCGGAATACGATGCGGCTAAAACTTACCAGAAGGGTGAAATCACTCGTGTTGGGGAACGTCTATACCAAGCATTGATTAACGTGCCAGCTAACACCACTCCACCCAACGTAACTTATTGGAAGGATGTTGGACAAGTTGTTTCCACTGTTAGTGGGATGGCTGCACAAGTTCAGATCAACACAGCAGACGTTGCTACGCTGGACGGTGTAACTACCGCACAGGCTGGATTAATCTCTGGGGTGAAATCGACCCTAGACAATATCGGTGGTAGCGGAACTAACTTGGTTCCGGCTGAGTATTCTGTATTCGGTGCTAACAAGCCTGAAATCGTGTATGGCGGGACTATCGCAACTACAGTAGCGGATGCAACTGCCCTGTACGGTTATGCCCTCAAGGTTACAACCAACAGCACAAACGCCACCGCAACTATCTACACTACCCCGCTGGAAACCTACGCTGCATTCAACATGGCGTGCAAGCCCGGTAAGTATATCCTGTCTTACTACGGCAAGACAGATACTGCTGGTCACACTATTGCTATGTTCCTCCGGGGCCGTAATAGTGCAGACGTTGCTGTAAGTTCGACAGGCGCTCCACAAGATGCACTGACAACAGGCTGGGTTCGTTACTCGCAAGTTGTTGACCTGACCGTCGCTTCGTTTGCCGATAAAGATAAGATGTCTATCGGTATCCAGGTTAACCGTTCTGGTATTACTGGACGTGTGTTCTACCTCGACCGCATCATGCTTGAACCGATGCTTGGCGAGAACACTGCACCATCGCCATTCAGCGTTGGTAACAGCTTCGGTAAAGTTGACGCTCTTGCGACTGCAACAACTGCCTTGACTACAAGCGTGAATCAACATGGCCTGGATATCACTAGCCAAGGCCAAGCAATCACAGCCGTTGAAGCAAGCATTGGAAGCATGGGTGGTGCGGGAACTAACTTTGTTCCAGATACCTATAGCTGGCTTGGAACCGCAACACTTCCACAGACGGCGCTGAGTACAGCAACTTCGCTCACATCTGTTCCTGTTACAGGATCGGTGTCTGGGTATGGTTACAGGTACGTGAAGCCTAACGTGGCCGTGCCATGGTTCATGCTCTGCCCGAGCAACAACGCAGCAGGCTGGAACATCCCTCTAGTTCCAGGTAAGTACCTGATGTCGTTCTACGCGAGCACTGACGCCCAAGGCGTTACAGATGGCTTGCAAGTTCGTGCAGCAATGTGGGATGGCAGCAGCAAGAGCCCAACAGACTTCACCCTGACAGCGACACGTACACGCTACACCGCTGTAATCACGATTCCGAACAGTAATACCTACGGGTTTACGCTGTTCTTCGTGGGTGGTGTCGCAGGCAGCATTGCGTGGATTGACTCCCCAATGTTGGAGAAGCAGGTAGGTAATAACACTGCCCCTTCCCCGTTCGTAGCTGGAAGTAGTGCAGCCACTGTAGTAGCAACCGCTGCCGCAGTTACAGCCCTGACTGCAACAGTATCCCAAACAGGGACTACCGTTGATTCTCACACGAACGCTATCACCACGATTAACGCTACGGTGAATAATCTTGGGGGCAGTGGAACGAACATGGTCCCTGCTGAGTTTAGTGCGTTCACTTCCAAAGTGCCGACGTTCAGTAAAGCTGCTCTGCTAACTGTAACAACTGAGGCAGATCCAGCGGCGTACTCGGGATATCTCCTGAGAGCAACTAACACCACGGCAACTGTTGGGCACCTCTACTTGGGTTCTACAGCAACCGATTACAACATGCGTATCGCTCCGGACAAGAAATACATTATTTCGTTCTGGGCTAAAGGCGATGTTGCTCACAACGTTGGCATCCGTATTCGTTATCCGAACTCGGCAGGTACAGCGGTTGAGATTGGCTTGGCGTCAGTTGCGATTACAACAACACTGGCCCGTTATAGCGCTGTACTCACAATGCCTGCGGCTGTAGTGGATCGAGGCGTAATCGTCCTCTATACACAGAACACCGCTGCTATCGGTGATACCTGGTTCGATGGCTTCATGGTTGAAGCTGCAATTGGCCCAGCAGTGACCCCAAGTGCGTTTGTACCTGGTAACTCGATGAGCCAAGTTATCGGGCAAGCTTCGGCAACCTCGGCACTTGACGCTCGCGTGGTAGTCACCGAAGGGAACATGATCAGCACTGGTAATGCGATCACTACCATCAACGCTAACATTGGCAAGATCGGTGCTGCGGGTTCTAACCTGCTGAACGATGACTATAGCTGGCTTACTTCAACTACGTTGCCAGCCAACGTAAGTGGAACTAGCTTGGCACGAGTTGGTGTAGCTGTTCCTGGCTCAGCTTCAGGCTTCGGTATGAAGATGACTACAGCCAGCACTAGCACTGGTCAGTTCATCATGCTCTGCCCAACGAACAACGCGGCTGGCTGGAACGTGGACTTGGAAGCCGGACTTTACTTGGTGTCCATGTATGTCCAAGGTTCAGTTGCGGGAACAATGCGTATCTCGATGTACGACGGTACACACCGTTATTCACCGATTATTGCATTCACCACAACTCGCACTCGCCTGACATTTGTTTGTGGAGCTACTGCATTCACCCGTGCAGCAGTAACGATCTACCCGAACATGGCGGGTCTGGCAGCAGGAGCTGAAATTACTGTTGACAGCGTAATGGTTGAGAAGACAGCGAACGATGTATCTAGCCAAGTTCCTTCGCCATTCGTTGCGGGCAACTCTGCACGGGCACTGTCGGCACTTGCCACAGTAACCAACGCAATGGGCACCACAGTTAGTCAGCATGGAACGGACATCAACACTGCGGCCAACAATATTCTGTCGTTGCAAACCTCAGTTGGTGGACAGACTCAAGAGAACTATGTTCTCGACCCAACTTTCAACGTTGATAAAGCGGGCCTGTCTAACTCTTCTCAGGTAACTATTGTTCCTCAGACTGATGTAACAGTTCCATTAGGTTCATCGGTTCCGCGTCTTGCTCGTTGGGATGTTCCAACCTCGACAGGGAACACTTACTTGGGCTGGCAATGTGTAACTCTGCAACGCTCTCCTGCTAGCACGATCACCGCGTCTATGGCGCCTGGTGAAGTGTACGAAGTCTCTTGCGATGTCTACATGGATGTTGCAGGGGCTGCTAGACAGCACGGGATCTGGTTCCAGTTCTACGATGCCGCAGGCGCCTCGATCAGCCATAACTGGGTAGTAGGGACTATCTCTACTAAGAACAGCCAATGGGAAACACTGGCAGGAACTGTAACGGTTCCAGCAACTGTTGTCCGTGGTCGTCCTACGTTCCGGATGAGCCTGGGTGATGCAACTCCGCTGTGGATTACCAACATGCGTTGGACGAAGCAGACTGTTGCACAGGCCGGTAACGCAGCAGCAATCAGTTCACTGTCTGCAACTGTTGACAGCATGGATGGGATCGTTACTTCAACGGCAAAGGAAATTAGTAGTCTTACCGCCACTGCCAGACAGAACGATGGTACAGGTGATCTATCTGATGCTTTGAACTTGTGGCAGGCAACCGCGAAGATCCAGACTGAAGCAGTTGCCCGTGCTTCCGAAGATGGGGCAATGGCATCTAGGATTGATACGGTTAGTGCTCAGTTGAGTGACACCGCCGCGATGGTTCAGCAGGAGGCTATAGCAAGAGCCAACGGTGACTCAGCAGTTGCTAACTACACAACCTCTGTTCAGGCGAACCTGAATAACACCAACAGCAACTTGGCTACTACTAACGCGAACGTCACAACTGCGTCGAATGCTATTGCAACACTGAACGGTAAAGTAGCAGCATCGTACAGTATCAAGTTGGGGGTCAGCTATAACGGGTACTACTATGCCGCTGGCATGGGCATCGGGATTGAAAACACCCCGGCTGGTATGCAAAGCCAAGTGATCTTCCTGGCTGATCGTTTCGCGATCATGAATGGTGCAACTGCTAACTTCGTTGCTCCGTTCGTAGTGCAAGGTGGTCAGACGATCATCAACAACGCATTGATTGGTACAGCAAGCATTACTAACGCGATGATTGCCGATGCTCAAATCACCTACGCGAAGATTGCTGCGGCACAGATTGCTGATACCCATATCATCAACGGCCACATCACCAACGCGAAGATTGGAGACGCAGCGGTTTCTACTGCGAAGATTCAAGACCTATCTGTGAACACGTTGAAGATTGCTGGTCGGGCTGTAACTGTCCCGATTGCTGTTTACTCTGAAGGTGTCGTGGGCTGCCCTGGTACTGTCAACGCACCTAACTGGACTGCTGTACAAGGTATAACGGTATCGAGTAGCGGTGACGTGGGCTTGTTTAGCTTCACCTGCCAATTGAGTTTGAATAGTAATGCTGGCTACTGGCGTATCCGTCGTAGTGACGGTGCAATCCTGGCTTCGGGGCGTATGGCTGGAGATAACTTCAACTTCAACACCCCGGCTAACAGCTTCGCTATCAACATCCACCACTACTTTGCTGGCACGCTGGCCTTCTACCTCGACATCGCACCTTGGTACACCAATTTGGGAACCACCACGATGTATGTAGATAACCGTGCTATCACCTACACGAGTTTTATGCGATGAAAATCGTTCAATATGATACAACGACAGGGAAAATCCATAGTGTTCAAACTATGGATGACCTGACGATGAGTGACGACTACAGGGCGTTTCTGGGGGAAGAGGGGGTGCTGTACCTCCCCTCTGTCTTCACCGCTCACATCAGCGACGTGAAGCACTACGTCAACGATTCGACGGTTATGGAGCGTCCTACCTCCACTATCTATTTAGACGGTGCAACACTATGTAATGTCAGGGAAAATGCCAGTGTAATAATCGACGGCGTTAGCTACGAGGCAGACGGAAGTGATATAACTTTAGAGTTTTCCCACCCCGGAACCTACCAACTAACCGTCAAAGACTGGCCTTTCCTCGACTGGGAAGGAACTTATGAAAATTAATCACGCGGCAGATGTGGCAAGTCGTAGAAAAGTCGAGTATCCTGAGATTGCAGACCAACTAGATGCACTCTGGCATGCCATGGATCAAGGGCAACTTCCAAAGATCCCCGGCTTTTACGATGAGATTAAGGCGGTTAAAGACCGCCACCCCAAAATCCAAGGATGATTCCGATGAAAACCTTGATCATGGCAACACTGGTAACTGTAGCTCTGACTGGCTGTGCCTCTAACGGCTGGCAAGAATATGCAGCCAAGAATGATTGCGTTGCTACTGGCAACAGTAAGCTTTTACAGGAAACTGCCATGTCCAGCATGGATGGTGGAGCTGGAGGGGGTATTGGTCTTAGCCCTGGTGGAAACACTTTCTCAATGCCGAGGTTGTCGATTCGACGTGCCTATGAATACTCCTGCTCCAATGGGGGTATCTGGTCCTACAGCGAACCAACTAACGCACAGCAACGGGCACCCGATATGGTTGCCGCACAGCGCCAGTAACCACCACGGTTACATGGTTAGCAAGTAGAGGGAGGCCTAGAGCCTCCCTTTTTTATGGAGAAAATAAACTAAATGGCTTGGTATTCTACCGGGTCGATCACTGCAACGAACAATAGCGGAGCAATAACGGGCGTGGGAACGTCCTTTATGACGAACGTACGGATCGGAGACGGCGTTACCATCACCGGTAGCACGTCCATCCATGAAGTTGTTAACGTGACCAGTGACACCCAACTAACTGTTGCACCCGTCTACGGTGGAACAACCGGCAGCGGTAAAACTTACAGTATCGTCCCTGTTCAGGGATATACAAAAAGCTTGGCCGACCAGGCTAAGTCACTCCTTCTCTCTTTCAGTTCTGTAGGGTCTTCACCCAGCGTAGCGGCGTTGGCCGGTATCACGGGGGCTGCGGACACGATTCCTTACTTCACGTCGGGCTCAACGATGTGGACAACGCCGCTAACTCTTCAGGCACGCGGACTACTAGATGACACAACTCCTGCTGCAATGCGTACAACCCTTGGGTTGGGTTCGGCAGCAGTAGCCAACATCGTCGGTAGTGTAGGAGCCGGGAATATCATCGAAACTGCAACTAACGGGAACGGCACTTACGTGAGGTTCCAGGATGGAACGCAAATCTGTTTCCGAACCTTTTTCGGCACCACGACGATGTATGGGTTAGGTAATGGTATCTACTATGGCGTTATCAATGGTCTGACTTGGGCTGCCTCCTTTATTGATGGAGGATACGCAGTAGCGTGCTCTGGAGCAGACTCGGCATCAGTAGGCTGGGTATCTGGTGGAGTAACTAGCGTTTCTGATTACGTCATCTATTACTTTTCTCTGTCCGGCACCCACACAAGTACAGGACTACGATTTATTGCCATAGGGAGGTGGAAGTAATGGCCTGGTATGGAGTGGGCACTGTAACCGCAACAAACAACAGTGGAACTATTACGGGTGCAGGCACTGCCTTCATCTCTAATATTCGTGTAGGAGATGGTATTACCCTAGCGGGTAGCACTTCACTTCACGAAGTAACTAACATCGTTAGTGAAACTCAACTAACGGTTTCTCCCGTATATGGTGGAACAACCGGTGCAAGTAAGACTTACGCCGTTGTACCAGTACAGGGGTATGTACAAGGCTTGGCGGATCAAGTTAAGAACTTGGTCCTCACGTTTGGCAACGTAGCCGCTAACGCTTCAGTTAATGCCTTAATGACGGTCACTGGTGCAGCGGACAGGCTTCCGTACTTCACTAGCGGCACAACTATGGCTACAACTGGCCTCACGCCTCTAGCGAGAACTTTGCTCGATGACGGATCAACTGGTTCAATGCGTACAACTCTTGGATTGAAGACTGCGGCTGTATACGACGCGGTTGGTTCTGGAGGGATTATAGAACGGGGTGCTAACGCTAACGGCGAGTACACCAAGTTCGTAGACGGCACTCTAATTTGTTGGTTCTATCAAACCATCGCAGCTAACTTGTCTTCAACAGGCTACGGAAGTGGTGCATATAACTCTTATAACTGGACCTTCCCTGTAGCTTATGCAGCGATTCCAGGATTAGCCGTACAAGCTGTAATTGCCGGTCGTATCATTTTCTGCGGACAGACAACTGGGATTACAAATAGTGCTGCTGGTTGTTTCTTCTGGGACGCATACGGCACTGCCCAGGCGCCGATGCTTACACGCTGGATGGCTATAGGGAGATGGGGATAATGTGGTATAACGCAGGGACAGTGACGGCGACACTTAATAACGCGACAGTAACAGGAGCGGGAACGCTATTCCTTGCAAACGTTCGTGTAGGAGATGGGATTACCATTGCTGGTAGCACTGTTATCCATGAAGTTACGAACGTTGCAAGTAACACGCAACTTACAATCTCCCCGGTTTATCCAGGCACAACTGGTGCAACTAAGGCTTATGCAGTCATCCCAGTACAGGGTTACGTTAAGGATCTAGCCGACCAGGCTAAGCAACTTATCCTAACTTTCAGTACCGTTGGATCGAGCGTCAGTGTTAACGCACTGGCTGGCATCACTGGTGCAGCCGATAAGATCCCGTACTTCACTTCAGGGTCCACGATGTGGACAACCCCATTAACCCTGATGGCTCGCGGGCTATTAGACGATCCTGATGCTGCCTCTATGCGAGCCACCCTCGGATTGAAGACTGCTGCTACTGCTACCCTAGTTGGGGATGTGTATGCCGGTGGGGTCATGGAGCGAGGATATAACTCGAACGGTGAGTGGGTTAGATACGCTAACGGTAATATTCATCAGTGGGGGTACATCATCTTTGGGCAAGGACCGATACTGACAACGATCAGTGCCAATATCATCTTTCCCACGCTGTTCTACGACAACACCTATACCATCTCACTAACTCCGCAGGTTTCAAATAACGGCGCCGGTAGTCAAAGTTGCATAGGTGAATACTACGCTAATGGCGCGTACCTGAACAAAGCCACAGATTACTGTGGAGTTGGTATGTACACCTACCGCTACGCACAGACGTCTCAAGTTGTTCTTCAATGGCACGCTATTGGCCGTTGGCAAGCTAAATAATCAAGGAATACCAAATGAAACTTATTCTAACCCCGCAACGGCGGGACGATACACTGTCGGTCATCGTTTCTGGTGACATCTTAATCCTCAACGGCGAAGTCCTGAACTTCGGTCCATTACCAGAAGGCGGAACACTACCAAGTGATGCTGTTGGTAGCCCATGGATTCTTGGAGATATCCACCGCGTTAATGGACAAATCGAACTAACCCTAATCCTTCCAAATGCAGCAGATGCTTCTGAAGCCGCACGCTTCCCTGTGCCTCTGGTTGTCAATATGGATGGTCCCGTGGAGTTGCCAGTATGATTGACTGGGGCAAAGTAGTAACAGCATCAGACAAGGCCGCAACGGCTCTTGCAGACCTCAAGAAGCGTGTGGCGACAGTTCGCTACGAACATGAAGTAAGCGGCATCACTGTTGCCGGTATGGCAGTTGATACAGGCCGTGATAGCCAAGGCCTTATTGCTGGAGCATGCCTTGCAGCAATCATCGATCCTGACTATGTAGTGAACTGGAAGACCTCCAGCGGAGAGTTCCTACCGCTTACAGCACAGCAGATCATCGGCGTTGCCACAGCAGTTCGTGCCCACGTCCAGGCTTGCTTCAACCGGGAGCACGAGTTGCTAACTGAGATTGACAACCTGACGTTCACTGAAAGTAAGTTGGAACAAGGGTGGCCTGAATGAGTAACGGCTTCCCACTTCCACTAAATGTTCAATACAACAACACCGCCAAGACTTGGAAACTTCTTCAGCCTTTCATCTTCGTAGACGAAGTAGAAGGACCAATCGATGTTCCAGCTCGCTTCACAACTAACGGACTTACCCTCCCCCGCATCCCGCTGGTACTTGCCATGTTTGATAACTACGGCTTCCCAGCAGCGGTTGTACACGACTATCTCTACGCAGCCTCGGGGGTAGGTCGGAAAGAGTCCGATCAAGTCTTCTACCGGGCTCTCAGGGCCTCTGGTGTGGCTCGCTGGAGAGCAAGTTTGATGTATGCAGGTGTAAGACTCTTTGGCAGGTTTTATTACGAGGCTCGATAATGGCTAAGGCAACTTACGTTACTAACTCTACGGGTAGTAACTGGGTTGACATCGTGGTAGGTGAGTGTACAATTGCTTCAGTAGCAATGACTGCAACTTCTCAGGACACACTAGTTGCTCTGAGAATTCTCAAGGGTGGTACAACACCCTCGCTTATCCTTCCCGGTAATACCCTTTCTCTTAATACTCCACATCGCCCTGCCGTTGGTGGCATCTGCCTCAAGCCAACTGACAAACTTCAATGTTTATCAGAGTTTGCGGTAAGTTGGATCACCACAGTTGTAACTGGCTCTGCTTATAACTCAGCAGTGGCAACTTCCCCGGCTGGTGGTGCCTGGACAACCTTGGCAACTGGCCCTGTAAACCTTCGGGCTGTCTTCGCCTGTGTGCCCTCTGGCGGCACTGTAGGCATCCGGCTACACAAAACCGCATCTGATACCTCTATCGTCCTCGCAGAGGCTGTAGACCTGGCTGGAGCTAAGCGTCTGCTGACTCCGCTTGTCTTGGCCTCGGGAGAAACTTTGCAAGTTCAAAGCACAACTAGTGCCCAGTGGATTGCATCAGGGATCGGGACATAATCCATTAAGGAGGCACTATGAGTGCAATGGGACTTGTGACCACTCTTCCGAGTGCGATCCAACAGGCCAACTTGAGTCTTGACTTTGTTAACCAGCAATTCGCGGTTAACGGAACAAGTAAGACTTTCAATGATCTATTCACCTTCGCCCGTACTTCACAAGCCACTTACTTTGGGTCTGATGGCTTGGTTAAGTATGCCGCTGCAAACACTCCACGCTTCAACTACGACCCAGCAACCAAAGTTGGCAATGGGCTGCTGATCGAGGAATCAAGAACCAACTTGCTCAAGTATACAGAGCGGCTTGAATTCTTACCTTGGACACGTAGCGCTGCATCCATTGTACCTGGAGCTGCAATAGCTCCAGATGGTCGCTACTCAGCAGATAAACTGATCGAGAACACAGCCAACAGTGCTCACTATCAAGACCAGGTAATCGATGGCACATATACCACTGGGCAAGTCTTCTCTGGATCGATCTTCCTGAAGGCCGCTGAGCGTACTCGGGTTCGGATGAACTTCTACTACGCCATTGGCGCATCAGGCGGGAAACAGATTATTTTTGATCTATCCACTAAGACAATTGTTTCCCAAGACGCGGGCATCCTGTCCAGTGGCACAATCGATATGGGCAATGGGTGGGTCCGCTGTTGGTTTACTGCGGCTGTCGATACTCCCGCAGAGACTCGCTTACTGATCCGGACCTATCTGGTCAGCACCGGCTCGACATCCACTTATACCGGGGACGGCTTATCTGGTGTGTATGCCTGGGGTGCTCAAGTTGAGTTGGGTGCATTCCCAACAATGTATATCCCCTCTGAGGATACTTTCACTTCCCGCACATCCATTGCAACTTACTACAACAATGCGGGAGTCTTGCAAACTGCCGCTAGCGGTGTAGGGAGAACTTCAGCCTTTGAGTATGACAGTAACGGTGTGTTGTGGCCTCTTGGCTTGCTGGCAGAGAATGCAAGTACAAACTTACTGCTGCGATCAGAAGTGTTCGATAACGCTTCATGGGCAAAGACCAACGTAACCGCAGTTGCCAATGGCGCTATTGCACCAGACGGTACAATGTCAATGGACTTACTTCGGGCAACGGCGACGGTGGGCAACCATACAGCCACGCAGACAGTCGCTGCCACTGCATCCACTACCTACACCGCGTCCGTCTTCATTAAAGCAGGTGGGTACACTTGGGGCCGAATCCGAATTGCAGACTCTGTGGGTTTCCTCAGAGATGCAGTTATTGATCTAACCAACGGGGCTGTATTCAACCCATCAACTCTTACTAGTGTTGAGAATGTTGGGAATGGGATCTATCGCGTTAGCATAGTTGTGACGACCGCAGCCGCTGCAACTAACCTGAGTATGGGGGTGTGGGTGTACGACAACACTCGTGCATCCAGTTTCGCGGGAGATGGTGTCTCAGGCATCTATGCCTGGGGTGCTCAGATTGAAGCGGGTTCATTCTCCACTTCCTATATCCCTACCACCACTGCCGCAGTAACTCGGGCTGGGGATGTGACAGCCAGTGTAGTAGGTGTGCGAGCCGATGAAACAACATCGCTTGCCCTCGATACGGCCTGGTTCAACGCAGCCGCATTCACTGTGTACTCAGAGGCACAGGCTCAACTCCCACGCGATGTATTTGCACGGGTGTATGAGATGTCCGCTATCGCAGACAACCTGAACAGGTTCGGCGTGCTCTACAACCAGAACTTGTTCACCGGGAAGCTCCAGGTTGTTACCGCTGGAACGAACGTGGCTGACATCCTGTCACCGACCATCGAAGCCAATACGATCTTCAAGGCCGCAGTGGTATGTAAAGTCAATGACTATGCCGCCAGTTACAACGGAGCGACAACTACAACCGATACCGCTGGAGCATTGCCTACCGGAATGGAGCGGCTGTACATCGGTTATTACCGTGCAGGTGGCTCCGTGCTCAACGGGCATGTTCGGAAGATCCAGGTGTTCAACCGCAGACTAACGAACGCAGTATTGCAAATCCTTAGTTCGTAACTTAGGGGGCTCTGCCCCCATTCTTTTAGAGAAATAATATGAGTAATGAAAAAGACATAGACGTGCTCGCCCGAACACTTTGGGGAGAGGCACGAGGGGAAGGATTTAACGGCATGATCGCTGTTGGCTGGACGATCCGCAATCGGGTATTCGACGGTAAGTCGAACTCTTGGTGGGGAGAAGGCTACGCGGGAGTTTGCCAGAAGGCCTGGCAGTTTAGTTGTTGGAACAAGAGTGATCCGAACTCTGCCTACCTACGGGGAGAGAAAGCCATCCCGGCTGATCAATTCGCCCTGGCAAAGAAGGCTGCTGAGACGGTAATCGAAGGGTTGATCCCTGATCCGACCGGCAAGGCCACGCACTACTTCAGCACCTCAATGAAAACACCGCCTGCTTGGGCCGCTGTTGGCACTAAGACGGTACAACTTGGAAGACACTTGTTCTACAAGGATGTCAAGTAAAGGGGGCCTCATGGCTATTCTAGCACCCAATAGTAAACACTTGCACAAGAGCAGCACTGTAGTTCTCAGTGCCCTCCTGTTCGTGATTACACTGTTGGAAATCTTCCAGCCTCATGTGGAAATCCTGGCACCTCTCATGTTGCCACCGGGAACTTACCCGTACGTGTCCGCTGGAATCAGTATTGCAATTGGAGTAGGCCGTTACGTAAGTCAACAGTGCCTACAAGTTAAGAAAGAAGAAGAGGACGCTTCGGATGAAAGCGCTGTTTAGTTTGATTAGCTCTGTGTCAATGACGACTTTATGGGCAAAGTTGAAAGTTGGTCTGTTAGTTTCCGCCATCTCCTTCATGGTGTGGCAAGGGTGGCAGATGAACGCTTTGCAGCACGACGTGACCAAACTGGAGACTATCCAGACTGGCCTCCAGCTCCAGGTACAACAAATTTCAGCGGACTACACAATGCTCCGCGATAACTACAAGAACTCAGCCAAGACAAGTTTGCAGTATTTCGAATCTGTTAACCAACTCAATGGCAAATCAACAGAACTAGAGAAGTCCTTTTCCGCCCTTGAGCTGAAGGCTGCCAACGCCTCCCAGAAGGCCGATACAGCGCTGTCTCTATCTAAGGGCACTGCCACGAGGGCAAGCAATGAAACAAGCTCTACAACGGCTCGCAAGAGTCTTGGGCGGGATTCTAACGATGGGGCTAGTGGTAGTGATGCTGAGTGGCGCGAGTTGCTCGACAAAACCTACTGTTCCGTCTATCCCACCGACAACAAATGTACTTAGTGATATCCAAGTGCCCAAGTATCTACTCAACGAATGCCTATACGAGAGAGTGAATTGGGAAGAAGAGCGGGGCTTAGAAAAAGCTTATGCCCGGAACTTACTTATCGGTAAAGGGTGCAACGATAAGATAAAGGAGTTCAGGGGCTGGGTTGACGGTACTTTCCCGGCCTCTAACGAAGTGAGCAAATAAGATGGCTGACAATGGAGAAATGAGCGTAGTAGGGAAAGCCCTGCTCGACTTCAGCAGTAAGTGGATATTGCCAATTGTGCTTGCCTTTGTGACTTGGCAGTACACTGAAATCAATACCCTAGAGAAGCGTGTAAACGATCTTCAACGTGAAGCAGTCACCCATACGGAGCTGCAAGTAACTGAAACTCGGATGGTCAGTCTGCTGGATCTACGGATTAGAGACTTGGCCGAACGACAAGAGATTACCAATGGCTACTTGAAACAGCTCATTGGAATGCAACAAAGCAAAAGCCGCCCATAGGGCGGCTTTTTATTTGCCTGTAAGAAAGTCACATCCAAGTTTCAACGAGTTCAGGTACGTCTGATTCATCTCGCCGGAAACAGATCAGTCCTGGTGGGATAGCCTTACGCGCTTCTTGCAACGTCTTGGCAAACTTCTGCACCGGGGTGAGGACCAACCTGCCATTCACAACTAGCCACAGCCGAATTACAAAGAGGTCCGGGTACTCTATGGGCCGCTCATAGATCACCCAGTTTTCCAGATACTTACTCATGCAGCCTCCCTGAGTTTCTGCCGTTGCTCAGACTCGATGATCGCGTGCTTCAAGTCTCGACGGGTGTTCAAGCATGCACGGTAACAGCTTGGGCTCTTCGCAGAGAAGACAGGCATTGTATTTGGACGCCGGAATACCAAGTGCTTACTGCCATATTCACAGACAAAGCCCAGCTCTTCAGCCCACCGTTGAAGTTCCAGTACCTCTCCGTTCTTACGAATCGCTCTTCCCATACCTGTCTACCTTCTTGTAGTAGTTTTTGTCCAATAGTACCAAGTCTTCTTTAGTGAAATACTCTGCCAGCCACTCTTCTATTTTCCGCTCTACTTCTAATCCTTGCCTAAAAGTCTTCCGCTGTCCATAGACAACGGCGACGTTTAATAGCACGAGGCCGACATTCAGCCAACCTCCCCATGGATTCCCACCACTAAACGCGAGAGATGCCATCCAGATACACCAGGCACTAACGATGGTATTGGCACAACTTGCTATCTGGAGGACTCGGAACCGGCCCCTGTATCTGCGAACACCTTTGACAATAACAGATATATCCAGGACTGCCAGTCCAATCAGCAAGCCAGTGAAGAACCACTGTCCGGCAGAGATAGCAAAGACCAAGAGGCTTATCGTTGCACAGAAGATCACCGTGCGAAAAATAGGATTTTCGTTCATCTTTTTCTCACTTGGTAAATGAACCAGGCCGATGCACTGGCTGCCATTAGATTAAATCCAGTCGGAACCCACTTCCCGTCCATCCCATAGTCAACTGCGATCATGAGGAACAACACACCCAGCACACTGAACGCCCTCGACAGTGCCACGAAGACAGGGGCGGTCTTCTTTCGCAACTTCTGCCCCGCATGGAAGCAGGTAAAAGACATGAGGCCAACAAGAGTGGCGAGCGAGTAATCCTTAGTCACGTAGTACAGCACGGCAGAAAAGGCATAGAAGCCAGTCATCACGTAGGTGCCGATAACGTATTGGTTCATCCCTTTGTCCCTACCACTACCACCCTTCTGCTCTTCAGGGCAAGGTAGAACTCAAAGACTGCCAAGAAGGCGAACCACGCACAACTGCCGTAGTGCTCTTGCTGGAAGTAGGTGAAGGAAATAGCCCCGAACACCGCTGAGATAAAGAAGAACACTTTCCCTGCTGTAGTAAAACCCCGCACAAACTTCCCCAATCCGCCTGTTGTTAGTGCGCGAGATTTTACCACGGGCCGGGGTAGCCCCACCAGCTCACTCATCGTCATTGGCGAGCCACCGAGAGAACCTGGCCCACGGGTTGGTGCTGTTCCGCTTCCAGGCATACTCGACGGTGTAGCACACCACCCACAGGGCGAAGACGGACGTGACGACCGCCACAATCGCACCGCCGTAGCCTACGACGAACCTGCCTGCCGTAAGCCTGCCGTCGAGGCCTGCCGCCATCAAGGACACCCCCACCCACCAGCCTATGACCAGCACGGGAGACGACACCAGCCACACCTTGGCCTCATGACGCAATCTCATACACTTACCTCAACTTTAGTTAAAACTAAACGAATAAAACGATATAACTTCTGACAACCAAGGTATTGCTCTAAGGAATCACCGTCAAGTGTAAAAGAAAATTTTCTCAGACACTTGACAGGGGTTTTTGGAGCGGGCAGGATGCATCACATCGGAGCGAAACACAGCCGATCCACAGCGAAGTACCAGCAGTACCACATAGAGCACCCAAGATCCCTGCCCACTACTAGTAGCACGAGTGGAACACGCAGAACGATCTTCACAATACAGAACCGATTTCTAGCCTGATGGAGGTAGTTACCATCAGGCATTGTTGCGTCCGGAGTTTAACGATGCGTAAATCGAGCGAACTTCTAAAGTTAGCCAAGAACGATCCGAGCTACCTAGAGAGTCAGCACTATCTCTGCCGCGTGGCCTCCACGCTGCTATTAGAGGGTGAGATTACCCTCCCCGAGTATTACGAACTATCCCAAGCCATCTTGGGCTCTCTGGACGGGTTTGCGTACCTCCGCAGCTTCTTCCGTGCAGGGAACATCATTGCCCACCAGGACGATGAACGCTCACCAAGTTACGCGGCACTTGCACATGCCCACTGGGATGCATGGATCGCTGAACTAGAAGCACAGGGTTTGTAAGTGGCAAAGAAGAAGAAGGGTAAAAAGAAGAAGTCCCTTCCAAGGAATCTGGTAGCGAAACACCTACCGAAGCAACACAAGAGCGTCCCATTCAGGGACAAAACCAAATACAGTCGCAAAGACAAAGAGAAATCACAGAATGACCATTAAGTTGCCAGTTGAAGTTGAACAGTTCGCCAAAGAATATTTCGCTGCCCAAGAGCGTGCATCCGATTATTTCAATGGCCGCAAAGTATTCCGCACTATCGATCAGAAAGAACTCGCACGTAAATGCAAGGCTCTGTTTGAAAGCGGTGCGGTAGAGAGCATGTACCAGTTGACCAAAGACCTGGCTGCCTACAAGCCTGGTTACACCAGCACGGCCCATACCCTGCGTTTGGGTAACTTCGCTAAGCGTACCGGTATCACCTATCCGAAGCCTGCTGCCCCGGTTGCTGCTCCTGCTGCTGCCCCTGTCGCCGCTCCAGTGAAGACCGAATTCAACCTGAAGTCTGTGTTGAATACCCACTTCCACCAGGCCCTGCGGTCGGGCATCTCGATCACGGTTCTGCAAGAGCAAGTAGCGGAAGTTGTCGGTGAACATACCAAGCGTGTACACACTGAAACCCGCATTCAAGACCTGGTTCGTAAAACTGGCCTGAACCGTCAGCAACTGTCTGAAATCGCCACCGTTATGCAAGGACTGGCCGCATGAATTCCCATGACAAGATTGAACAGCATCTGATCCAACAGAAAGCCCGTTCCGTAGATGAAGGGAACAAGGTGTGTATGTACCGTGGCGAGCAAGGCCGTATGTGTGCCGCTGGCTGTCTTATTCCAGACGAAGTTTATGGCCGTCACCTGGAAAGTAAGTCCATCGCTGTCTTGAAGGAACAAGGCTTGATGGAAGTCTTCCCAACTGACATTACTTCTGAGGAACTGCTCTACTGGCAGCAGTACCACGACAGCGGTGTATTCCTCATCCGCCTGGGCGTCTCGTTCAACTACAAGAAGTGGGTCGATGGTGACGAAGGCCATCACCCGAGCCTGTTCAAGGAGGCTCTGGTAGCCACTCTGGCGCCCTTGGCGGTGGCAGCTTGACGTTCGTAAGCGATCAGGGCCGCAAGGCCCTGGTGAAGGTCGCAGAGTGGCTGGAAGCCGGTGCCCCACATCGAGACCTGGAGAACGGCCTACGGGTGGACCGCTTCGCCATGGACTCGGTGGTTCAGGTAGATCCGGACTGCGGCACGTCCTGCTGCATCGCCGGGGCGGTCTGCCAGTTCGAAGGCTTGGGCCTTGCAGCCCGTGACGTAGACGGCGAACTGGACTGGCTGGGTGAAGAAGGCGGGTTTGAGCTGGCCTACAACTTCCTCGGCATCGATCACGACAAAGCCTGCCAGATGTTTGAACCGTGGAACGCCTTCGGTGGAGACGATGAGAGCTTCAACTCCGCAGCCCGAGGCGCATCAGTAATCCGCCACTTCCTTGCAACGGGTGAAGTGGAATGGGATGGGTTTGATGATCTAGGACTTAAATACGAGGCAGTCTAAGTGGCTTGGATTTATATAATCCCGATCTTCGTACTTACTGATGTTCTGTTGTATATGAAAAATTGGCGGATCTTCGCACAGCGATTCTACTTCATGGATTATGGGATCGCTGTTGGCTGGAGGATGGCCTACAAGTTGAGGAAGCGTCATGGTTAGTGTGTGTGCGGTCCTTGGTGCGATGGTAATCCTTTACTTCGTCGGCCTGGGTGTAGTTGAACATTTCGATAAAAAGAAAGTAGCAGATTTGCAAGACAGCGACGACGAATAAAAGTAAGTCCCGTCAATAATCAAGGAAGTATTAATGCAGTTCATGAAGAAAGTGGGTATCGGTCTGGTAGCAGGCGCCCTGGTTCTCGTTGGAACCTTTAACAGCGTCTTCGTATATAACGAAGCTGGCTATCAAACTCACATCCGTACAATCACGGGTGAAGAGAAAGTAATTACCGATGTTGGCTATGCCACTAAATGGTTTGGTAAGGCCACGCCCTGGAAACAAGCACAGACTCTCCAGTTCTCCATCGTAGGCCCGAATGAAACGAGCCGTGAAGTTGATGACGGTGTTGGGGTAGACAACTACAAGGTTGTCTTCTTGGGCAACGTAGACGGCGTTGTGGAGGCTTCTACACGGGTTCGTATGCCGGTCGGTGAGCAGTTCTTGCAGATCGCTCGTGAGTACCGTACCCCGGAGAACTTCCTGCAACTTGCAGTAGTTCCAGCAGTAAAAGAAACCCTACAAACCACCGCCTCTTTGATGACTGCGGATGACTTCTTCGCAGGCGGTCGTTCTGAGTTTGGTAACAACTTCGACGATCAACTTCGCAACGGCCAGTACGCTGTAAAGCGTAAGGAAGTTCAGAAGGCAGTTGTCCAGGAACGTCAGGAAGGCGATAAAACTGTCTCGGGTGCTGGTAATGATGGTGAACAGAAGCGGACTGAGTTCATCACTGAGAAAGAAGTTGATAACAAGGGCCAGGAAATCCGCAAGGCTCAGCAGTTTGTTAGTTTGGGTGCCCAAGTTGTAGAAGCCCGCATCACCAACATCATCCCGAACGAACAGTTCCGTGGTCGGATGGTGAAAGTTCAAACTGCACAAGCGGACCTGGCTGTAGCCCGTGCTGATCGACTGAAAGAAGAAGAAGCAAAACTTCTGGCAATCGCTAAGGGTCAGCGTGAAGTTGAACAGAAGCGTCAAGAAACTTTGCGTATGCAGGTAGAACAAACTACCAACGCAGAAACTTCCAAACTTCTGGCCCTGACTGAGGCGTCCCAAGCAGAAGAGTCTGCGAAGATCAGCAAGCGTACCGCACTGGAACTGCTGGACAAGGCGAAGACCGATGCTCAAGCAAAGAAAACTTCTGCTGACGCAGAGGCTTACGCACTCCGCGTAGTGCTGGAGGCTGACGGTGCATTGGACAAGAAGCTGGCAACTATGGAACGCATGTCGCATTACATGTCGGAAGCCATCGCTCGTGCTCCAGTGTCGCAGTTTTCGATGGGTGGTGGTGGCTCTGGAAGTCGTGCAAGTCAAGTTGAAGACTTCATGGGTTTGATGAACGCACAGAACATGAAAACCCTGTCGCTGGATATGAACATCAAGAAGTAAGTGTTAGAGAAAAGAGTCTTGTAACAGGAAGTGCAAGACTTTTTAAAGCAAAAGCGTGTTAACAGTGTTTGAGAAAATTCGAGATTAGTGTAAGAGAGAACGATATGGGCAAGTATGCAAGTAAGACTGAAACTAACGTACCACTGTTTAAATTATCCGGTGAAGTTCGTTATAAACATCTGCGACACTATGTGATTAATTACGACACTCACGCAGAAGGAATTTATAACCAAGGTGGGATAACTATCGCGTATCAGCGACTCACCGATGTGGAACTTGAGCTGATCTTGGGATCGACTGAAGAACCGGCAATTCGGATTGGCTTCGCGGGCTGTAGCTTGTCGGACAATTACGACCGGAAATTTGGTCGCATGATTGCCGAACAGCGGTTGGCAACGTCGCGAGACGTGATCGTTGGGGAGAAATACATCGAGCGGATTTTGAAGGCAATCGAACCTGGAGAAGTGGCCGATGTGATCTACGGACCACTGGCGGCACAGGGAATTCGATTTGAGGCTTGTGCGTAGCTGGAACTAACCCGTTGAATCTACTGATAAAAAATTTCACTTCACACCTCGTCGTGACAAAGCCCACACGGACTAATCCTGTGGACGGTTTTTGGTCAAGATCGAGGGTGAATCAGTAGACAAGACGGAGTGATCCCGCTAAAATCAAGTCTACTGAATCGAGAATTCCCGCCGCTTAAAACAGGATTCTTCCTCGATTCCGGGACCAGGGGGTTGGTAGCTCCGCTGATCCCTTCAAAGCCTCGCTTAGTGCGGGGCTTTGTCGTTGATGGGGCTGAGATTAGTCCCGTTCATCGACTAACGCAATACCCGATTGTAAAATCAATTTCTCTTGACTTCCAGATTGAGCTGTGGCAGGCCGGATTGGCAACCCCAGCGAAGCGCCGGGTTGACGATGCGGCCTGCCACAGCCGACAAGCGAAGCGCGTCAGTGCTCCAGGCACCTCGATTCCCCCTGCCAAAACACCCCCTAAAAGAAAAGAAGCTTTTCCGAACCCCCGGTTTTATTACCTTTCGCCCGTTTTTTATAAACTATGCTCTTATGACCCGTAAGCTATTTCCTTACAGGTTGTAATTTAATGGGGTATAAAAGACAATGGCGCAATCGGGGTACGGAGGGGCTGTTTTTGACCCATCCTCTAGTACCTTGATTTAGAAGATTTTCCCGATCACCTGGAGGGGCACGCAACCATGGCACGCGACAAGAAAACGGTTAAAAATCGTACAGAGACGATCATCACCGATCACAAGACTGGGGAGGTTTTGAGCCAAGAATCGACCGTCACTTACAAAGTCCCACAAGAGCCGGACTTCGTGAAGGTGTACATCGAGTCCTTCACGGACATGGGACTGAGGGATCACCATGTGACCCTACTCTTCCAACTCGTTCGCAAAATGAACTACGAGAACGTGATTGCTCTCACACCGGGCGCTCGGGTCAGGATCGGGGAAAAGCTGAAGATCCAGCAACAAACCTTCCGCAATTACCTGGCTGTTCTACTGGAGGCAGATATATTCCGGCGAATAGGTCACGGAGAGTTCATGGTGAACCCGACCTACATTGCGAAGGCGAGGTTTGAGGAAAACGTAGCTCGACAGAAGATTTATTACAAAATCAAGCAAGTAAAGACTAAGAAAGGCCGAACTCCGAAGCCCAAGGAAGTTGCTCCAGATACTTGAGACAACAACTAAAGGGGCCGCAAGGCCCCTTTTTAGTTCCATCATCCTTACTTGAGCTGCATCTTTCTCAATGTCTCAGCAGCCTTCTCGGGGGTGAGAAACCTATTGTGGGTCAACCACATGATCAACCCTTCCATTAGGATTGTCTGCCCAGTCAGGCCCCGAATTTCTTTCCGTGCTTCATCAACTACTTCGAACAGGTCGGGCGGAACTTGCACGCTCATTTGACTTGAGTTCTTTTTCTTCGTGCGATCATGTACAGGTGCGGCAAACATTACCGGCACCAGTTCTGGTTCAGGTTGAGCTGAAGTAACGAAAGTAATTGGTGGTTTCACGGGTTCTGGTTCTGGTTGACCTGGTTCTTCAGCAACTTTTGCTACAGGTGCGGCAGGCTGCGGTGCAACTTCCGGGGCATCCGCGATCTTGTGCAGCAATTGTTCAACCTCTTGCACTGGTGCGGGAGCTGGGGGCTCGACCGCTTCCGCTGGTGCCGCTGGCTGTAGTGGCACGGCTGTTGGATTGGGCGTTGCCTTCTCAGCCATTATCCCCGGTCTAAGGATGGATTCGCGTCGAGTGCGTGTCATGTTCGATTACCTGCGTACATGCGTGATTGAGTGCCCGGTTACTCGCATAACCGGGTGGGTACTCGGCTACCTACCAGAGTACCACACCGCCTACCTATTTGAATGGGTAACTGGGTAAGTACCCAACTGAGTAAATGGGTAGATACCCAGAGGTATATACAAGTGGGTAACTGGGTACTTACCCACCTACCCACTCCAATACCCAAGCAGGGCAGTAAGGAATTAGGTCACTGGCTACTCACCAGCTTGAGTCCACGGGTGCCTTCTTTGACACCCAGCGACTTGCCTGCAACCTTCGGCCCGACCTTCGCCCGTTTCTTGACTTTTTCCTTGGGTTTCCGCAACTCAGCAGGTACTGGGTTCGGTTCTTTGATGCCAACTTCTTGCAGGATGAACTCAACCAGGTTGTCGATTTCCTCCACGCCTTGGTGGTTGGGATCGTATTCGTCCAAGGATTCGCCCCAGCCCATGCAAGTCTTAAAGGCAGTTGCTCGATGGACAATGCCCGCAACTTTCCCCACGCGGGAAAGCTCCATGACGGTTTCGGTTGTGATCCGTTCGCGTTTATCAACGATGTTCATCAGGAACACGGAGCGAGCGTGGTGTTCGGTCAGCGTGCCGAAGGTGTCGGCTGTACCTTCCAAATCCAATGGGCTTGGCTGGCACGGCACAACTACCAGATCGGCAATTTCATAAAGCTTGGACAGTTCTTCGTGCTTCCAGCCGGGGGTGTCGATCACGACACAATCCACGCCCAACTCCCGCAATTCATCGAGCCTTGGGCGAAGTTGTTCGAACGTAACTTTCAGCAGTTCGGGGAACTGAGATTCACGGCGTTCCCACCAGCGTTTGATGCCGCCTCGGTGGTGGTCAACGTCAATTAGAACGGTGTAGTAGCCACGGTTATCCAGGTTGACGCCAACCTGGGCGGTGATGGTGGACTTGCCTACACCCCCCTTTTCGTTGGCAACAGCGAAAATTTTCATTGGGTGTTCCTCTATATAGGTGCTCACCTGGGTGAGCGGTTCCTTGCTTAAGTGATTGCTTGCGCGAATCCCCGCATCCATGCGTGATTGGGCGAACGCTTACCTGTGTAAACGAACGGGTATGTCCCTAAGTCCGCAGTTCCCTGAGTAACTGAGTAAAGACGGAAGCGTGCAATTACGCATTCACTTACGTCCGCAACCGGGCGAGTAATGGCTCACGGGCGTGGTTCCCCACTTCTTCCCTTGGGCGTCCACCTGTGTGAGCACGCACTCGGTTGCTCAATTACCTAAGTCAGTAGCCAGTTCCCCACGTACCTCAATGAGGAAGTCACCACCTACCTAGGCAAACACCTGGGCAAGTACATACCTGCTTGGGTGTTTACTCAGACGCATGCGTCCTTACCTGGGGATTTAACTACTCGGGTGGGTAATTGTCAACTTACTCGCACAATTAATGTAATACGCGCCTACCCACGTACCCAACCAAGCGAGTCCCTAGGGAGGTAGGTAGGTGCATGGTTGGTTGAGTAGTTGAGTGTGGAGGTAGGTACTCAGACAACCACCTAGTTACCCAAATAGGTAAGTGAATGGCTACTGGCGTACCTATGGAATTACCTGAATACGCAAGGGATTACGCACCCACACACGTACCCGGTTAGGTAAGCACACAAGTGATTACGTGGTTCCTTGCGTGCTGGAGTATGCGGTGACGTACTGGTGTACTGGAGTACCCAAATGAGTAATTACCCAAGTGAGTAGCTGGGTAGGTGGGTAAGTACCCAAAAGGGTAGATGGGTAAATGGGTAGATACCCAGTGGTATATACAACCTGTTTGATTTCCCGCTTGGCAGGGTCTGCCACCAGGTGTTGAGGCAGCAGCCGCAGCCCGAAGTTCTGTGAGCCTCTGTGAGGCCTTATAGGAGGTCGGCAACCCATTAGTAGCCTCGCCCTGGCAACGTCGCCTGGCTGGGCTATAGTGAAGGCGGGTAAGGTGTTGCCGGACGAATTTTCCCCATAACCCGGCATTCACGCAGATCAGGACGGGGTTGCCTCTGGCGTGCTGAAAGATGCGCGTACAGCGAGTACGGACAGACACGGCCTTACCTGAAGCCCTGCCATGACCTGGTGGGGCTTTTTATTGTCCTACAATAATCCACTGTACATCTACACAGTGGTGGCTATACTGAGTACGTCAACCTCGGGCAGACCGTCAATCTTCCCATTTAGCCGCCCCTCACCAGGGCGGCTTTCTTTTGTCCAATGCCGCTACAGGGGGCCTGGCTCCCAGAATGCCCGTACAGGGGGCTAGCCCCCAGTTTCCTCATAGGGGGGTATGCACTACACGGGGGTGGGTTGCGGTGGTGCCGCCTGTCAGGTAGGATCGCCGTGCGTGTCCGAGACTGTAGCTTCGACAGGGGTGTACCTGCTCCATCCCGTGGGTACATCAGAACAGAAGCATTGATCAGCCGCTTAGCCCACCTAAGCGGCTTTTCTTTGCCTGGTGGAAAGGCATCCTGGTGTTGACCTGGTGTTGACCTGGTGTTGGTCCGACCGATGTGGTAACGTGCCTGGGCTTTCCTTGTGTTGTGTTGTAATGGCAGGGGTGGGGAACTCGTAAACCCCCACCCATTGAAAAGGCCGTCCTCTTGGACGGCCTTTTCTTTGTCCGGTAGAAAGTCCTGGTCCGACCTGGTTAAACTTGGATAAACCTGGTGAGGGAACAGACATGCCCTACTATGACGGTCGTTGGCATCTATATAGCGAGCAAGAACGCCGCGAATATGGCGAGCGGAAGCGTGCCGAGTTGAGTAAGAAGTGGCACGCCAAGTGGATCAGTAGACAGGGCCTGAAAGATCGGCTCTGGACTGATAAGGCGATCCAGGATTTTCTAGGTAAGCCTCGGGCAGCAGGCGCGATTAAAGCTTGGCTACGCAAGGATGTATTGCGGGCAGAGCGTGGCCCTGAATTCCAGACCTGGATGGAGAAACGCCGTAGATGGTTGGCGGCACGCGGCAAGCTACCCGCACCATATCCCCTGCCGGACAACGTGTTCCCCATTCGCCCGATGTGATCCAGCAGAAAGAGAAAAGCCAGCTTTCGCTGGCTTCTCGCTTATCTTTCGCTCTTATGCAGCGGCAGACACTTGCTTCCAGCTCAGAACTTCGTCTTTGCCGTACTTGCCGATCCACTCTTGAATCTTCTTCTTCAAGATGTTCGCCGCTCGCACGACTTCCCCAGTGTGTGGGTTTTTGTACTCAGTAAAGACTGTGTTCGGTCCTGCCTTCTTCGGCTTCTTCTCTTTGACCTCTACCACTGGCGGTACATAGTTCGGATCAAGGATCGTGTTCACATCTACCAAGGACATCCCGTATTTGGCTAGGAGTTCTCGCTGCTCAGCTTCGAAGGCCTGGAGCTTCTGTAGCTGGGGGTTATTCTCAAGCTCTTGAAGGCGGCGCTGTACGGCTTCGAACTCTGCTCTTGCTTCGTGTAGCTGCTTTACCAATGACATTCCGTTGCGTATCCGTGTTTGTTGTTAGGAGGCCGCACTATATCGCCCTGGATGAGACAACGGAAGACCTGGTAGAGAGAACCCGATAAGTGAGAGAGAAAATTCCTCGATGCTCGACCTGGTTCTATCTTGATTGACCTGGATAAGCCTGGGTGTTCCCACTACAGGGGGGTGCTGGATTTCCCCACACGGGGGTACTGGATTTGCCCACAGGGGGGTCGCCAATGTCGCCACAGGGGGGTGGCCCCCTCGGGAGTTCTCGCCCTGGTTGATCCAGGTAAGTCGTCCAGGTTGAGCCAGGTCCCCGCCCAAAATCCCCCGGCATCGAGCATCGATCCCCTGTCTGAACAGCGGACAGGCAGAAGCCCCCGGCTGGCCCGTAGGCCCCGGATTTGGCGCTATATAGAAGGGAATCGACGGCTGAAAAGAATTTGAAGAAGCGGCTTTACTGTACGATTCATACAGCCTAGGCTTGCCCCTATCGAAACGAGAAAGCCCCTAGGGGTGTAGGAGTGGCAACCATGCAAACCATGTCTAAGCGTTTCCCTATCAAAGAAGGCCCCCTGCCTGCCTTCGCCTTCGCTGGCTTCCAATGGCCGCGTTTTGTGGCTGCCTTGCCTCAAGGCTCCAAGGCTAAACGCCTTGCCCGCTATAAGGCGCTAGTGTGTGGCCCTACCTTCCACGCGCCTATCCCTGTAGTCGGCTCGAATCACTGCATAGGCTTCTATCTGGCTGGCGATGATATGCCCGCCTTGCGTTGGGCGTGGTGTGATGAAGTTTTCGGCATGGGGCGGGCTATTAACCATACCGGATGGTTTACCGACGAACACGGCGACGGGGAAAAAATCCGTGGCGTTGTTTTTACTCTAACCCATGGTCGCGGGTATTTGGCCGGGTGGTCTATGGGCCACGGCATGGCGAGCGGCTTAGAGTGCTACGTCTATGCAGATGCTACTAGTGCCGCATATGCCGCCGATAGTGCCGCGCAGTTTCTGGCGGAAGTTGAACGCGACAACAACGCAAACAATGCAGACGAAGGGGAGTAATTAATATGGCACGTATTAAAAAAGGTTCTTATGTTCGCCATGCCGCCGTTTGGGTTAAAGGCGCGGCTGTTAGCCATATCTGGCACTTGGATTCTAATCCGGTTGGCTTGCGTGTTTCCCTGATGGAATGGGAAGACCACCCACACGAAGCAGAGTTAATTAAAGGCGATGGCCGCACCATTAACTTTAAAGTGTTGGCCGCTGGTGAACTTGTGGGGCCACGGGTAGACGTTACTTTTGCAACCGCCGAAGTTGTATTAAAGGCAGCAAGGGAACAGGACTTAGACGCGGCTTGCATTATTATCCAAGACGCTATCGGCCAAACTGACGGCGGTGTCGCTGGAATGTTCTTTTCTGATCTTGACACCCCGGCAGAGTGGGGCACGTTCACAGTATCGGAACGCCTAGAGCGCCTTTGTAATTATGTCTTGATGGAAAAGGCATACGCCGGAAACGGGAGTAACTAACCATGGTAACTCTACGCAATGAATTGTTGGTGCAAGTTCGGGAGTTTATCCGCCAGCCTCTAGCGTGGCCGGGATGCTATCCCAAAGTTTTGTTAATGGCAGACGGCGAAGTAATGTGTGCCGTATGTGCCAAAGCGAACTATCGGCTTATCAGTCAGGCCACGCGGTCTAATGATCGGCGTGATAGCTGGTGTGTTGCTGGTGTAGACTTGTTCCTTGAGGGCTCGCCCCTGTCGTGTGCCCACTGCAATAAGCCAATCGAATCAGCCTATGGAGAGCCGGAAAATGAGTAACAACGCCCCGCCAAGCATCCGCGTTTACGATGAACAGGAAGTCAGCCGCAAAGACATGCTACGGGCGCTAGAGATAGGGGAAAGCATTATCTTCGCGTGTGCCCCTGATCAGTCCCTTGCACGTCTACAGGCCGGAATTTCTGGCTCCTACCGTGGCAAGGAGAGCATGTTTAAAGAAGGCCTAGAGCAGCAACGGGGGCTGCTGGTGTTTGAAGGTGAGGTGTCTGTACCTGTTACCCGCGTAACCCGCGTTAAGTCGCCACCAGGAAATTAAAAAATTTTCTGCAAAATGGAGAAAATCGCCTTGCTGTATGGAAAATACAGCGCTACTCTTCCCCTGTCGATAACGAAAACGCCCCCTAGGGGGCAAAGGGGTTCTAAATGGCTACTACTTACGAACAGGCTTTTGCTAGCTGGACCGCCGACATCAAGCCACTGGTGATTGATCAGTACGGCGAAGACGATGAGGTGGCATTGTCGGAAAGCTGGAACGATTACACCGATAGCCTCTGTAAAGAAGGCGAGTTTTCTGATTTGCAGTATCACCACTGCCCCGCGTGGGATGATTCAATGCCTGATTCTGATCAGGCGTATATTCTTGAAGCTTTGGGCGTGGCTATGTCCAGCATTAAACTTGCGTCCCGTCCCGATAAACTAGACGAGAACTTTTCTGCCGATAGTACGCATTGGAAGGTTCTAATTAAACGCGGCAAAAACGAATTTGAAACTTTCTACAGTATGGGCAGCGCCTACACTACGTCACCAGATATTGAGGACGTAATGTATAGCCTGTTGTCGGATACTTCGAACGTAGACGGCTATTCGTTCGAAGAATGGGCCAGCGATTTGGGCATGGATACCGATTCCCGCAAGGCTGAAAAGATGTTCAAGGCTTGCCAAGATACTTTGCTTCAATTGCGTCTGTTGTTCACTGAAAAAGAATTAGACGACTTGCGCGAAGTTTACCAAGACTTTTGAGTAGCCTTTTAGATAGCCCGCCTCGGGCTATCCATAAAGTTTATTCGCAACGCTGTTAATTAGTTGAGGGTTAACACCATGCAGACTACACAAACTTACGCCCACTATGTCGCGGTTGTTTCCGCCCGTGGTGTTACGCCTGTAACAGAAGTTCAGTTTAACGCTCTGCAAACTCTGCCGCGTGTGGCTGATGTAAACATGCCCCGTACGCTAAACTACGCTATCGGCGTAGCGTTGGAAGCGGGCGATAATACCGGGGCTGCTAGTTTGATCAGACAGGGCGACGAATATACGCAAGAATGTTGGCAGATGTTTACAGAAGAGGGGGACCATCTCCCGGCAGAAGGCTTGCATGCGAATATAGAACAATGGGCAAAGTTTGGGCGTGACGAAGTACGCCCTTTAAATATTGCTTACATGTTGGACTTTGACGGTAATTCGCCAAAGGATCAAACTTGCTTTTCAATCGGCAAACAAAACTTTTTCTTTAATGGGGATAGTATTTGCCAGTGGGATAATGAACGGGAGTGGGATTTTCTCTGCTTCCACTTCTTGTCTAATCCAACTTTGAAACAAATCCTAGTTATAACTATCGGCTGCTTTGATGTTGAAAGTTTGGCGGATATGTTGGCAGGCGACGAAGTAAAACAAGACGGATAGGAGGTTCTATGGTGTGGCCAGTTAAACCCGTTTTAATTGAAGGCGACACGGTTAATTTAAAGGCGTTAACGCCTCGGTTAGCCGCAATAATCAAAACTTGTTTAGGCAAGTTGGACAGGACGGTGTTAGAACCGTTGGAAGCGGAACAGATACAGAGTCTGTATGCCGCTCTAAGCGGGGAAGATTGGGCGTTAGTTGTAAAGGGTAGGATAGGGGACTATGGCCCGCCAATAGAGTATATATTGGCCCTGCCACCTTCCCCTAAACGCAAATAAGCAATTGTATATATAGAGGTGGGCTTTATGTCTGTATTTGCTGAAATCGCGTTGGTGGTAACGTTGTGTACTTCGTCGGGTGGCATACCTGCCGAGTCCTGTAACAACGAAGCCCCGGAAAGCTGGACAAGCGCTAGCGTTGCGGAGGCTTCGCAAGACTGGCAGGCCTGCAAACGTACCGAGGCCGCGTATCTGGCTCGCCCCGGTGTATCCAAGGCCGTTTGCCGGTATACTCGGTACGCCGGGAGTGCTGTTCATGAATGAATTCCCGGCGTTTATCAGGCTCAAGATTAGCGGGTATGAACTAATAGCGTTCTCGCTTGCTGATATCCCTAGAGGCGTGGAGTTCATCGTCATAGGGCGTAATGTTAAGTTTAAGAAGCGGTAGAAATAGCCCTGCCCTAGTGGTGGGGCTTTCAATAAGAAAGTTCGCCAACACTGCAAATTCCTGGGTAATTCCTGGAGAGAAAGGGACAGTTTAAAAGTGAAAAAGAAAGCGGATAATTACGAACGTTTGCAGTTGGGTTTGCACTTGTGGCAAGGGATGGCGCCGCACCTCGGGCGGTCTTTCAAAGAATCAAAGGCTAGTTTTCCGATACGTGTAAGCGAGCATGATAAACACTTTGACCTGTTTAAAACTACCGATGTCTGGAACTATGACGGCTGGCTTATTACGTCGTCCAGCGTTGCCCATGGTGTCGCCCGTTGTAACGTCCGCAAGGGTACACAAGTCGGGCTATTAGTCGTTGAGGCTGACGCTATGTTCTACCATGATAATCCGTCTCTACCGTTCGAAGAGACGTCGCAAAACAGTTCAGGGGAAGCCGGCGACACGCTAGGGCAGGCCAAGCGAAGCCCTAAAAAATAATGTGCTGTATGGGGTTTACAGCATGGCTGTAGGCCCCTATAGTGTTAGGTAGATAGACAGCAAGGCCGTTAGTCCCGACAGTCAGTTAAAGGAGTTTTAAAAATGGCACTAGTTACCCTTCCGTTTTCCGGCTTCTATCAGTCGCTGCATGATGGCGAGATAGACCGCGAAATTGCCTCGATGTTCTCAGACCGGGATACCGGCTGTGATCGTAACCAAGGCTTAGAAAGTGCGCTTTTCGATAAGTGCGACTTTCGCCAAGTTCATCAGGCTTATACACAAGCCTATGCGGAAAAGTTCGCACAAGAATTCAAAGTTAAAGGGCTCAAGTTTGAAAGTATGTCCAGCCCGAAAGAATATAACTTTGAAACAGACCGCGTATTTGCACTAGTGTCTAAAAAGGAATTGACGCGCATTTATCGTAACTTAGATAAAAGCGTTTTTGCTGATGTCTTAAAAGACAAGTTCACAAGTTGCGACGGTTTTAGTTCGTTCTACTCTAACGATGTGAAAGATTGGGGGCCAATCGCAAGTTGGGACCATAACCAATACGGCGCTATTCTGTTAGCGTTGGCTATTGAAGAAAGTACCAACGGCGAGTTTGACCAATGGGCGGAATATAACTTGTGCGAATCCTTTAGCGGTAACGGCGATTTAACCAGATGGATTGAAGCCGCTACACCTAACGTTGAACGCCTGTATAAAATTCACGACTACCTTGAAACACGTTCAGGGCGGGTTTAACTAATGCGCGCCATTATTACACTTGACCGTTACGACGGATCGCAAGGCAAGTCAAAGGAAATAGACTTAGAGTCTTTTCCAATGCGTGAACTTATTTACGCTCTGATGGAATCCGACGTTTGCGGGTTTACAGTTACCAAAGTTAACACCCCGGAAAAACTTATTCGCAAACTTGACGAACTAAGAGGTTAATCATGCCTATTATCGTTTCTCAAACTTTCCAGATCGTTACAGAAGAATCCGCCGAACATGGCGAAGCGGCAGAGTCTGGCTTCGACTTTGAAAATCAAAGTTATGGCTTCCGTGAACTTGTGGAGTATATCAAGTCGGAAGGGTTCACTAATTCCTCCGATTCTCACGGTGTACCGCGTTGGCTTACTAGCGAAGTTGTACAGGACCGGGCATGGCTTGAACGCGGCGAAGATAAAACTTTTTCCCTACACCCTGCCAGTGACGCCCGTTCTTTGCGTTATTGGGAGAAAGCCTGCCGTGCCGCTGACATCCTAAAAGATGCTAAATATTGGCGCGGCATGATCGTTGGTATACATGCCAACGGCTACCGGGCGGAAGTCACGTATAAAACACCGCACGGCTACAGCAAAGGCCTAGCCACGCACAACCCGACTAAGGGCGTAGGCCCCGAGGGGGTTTTGTTCGTTTGTGTAGATAGTTTCACAAACCGCGTACATCTGGACAATGTAATCAGCGTTAAACGGGTGGTACAGTAGGCGCCGTTTTACGGCGATGCAGTTAGAAGTGTGGATTTATAACCTAACCATTGGTGGGCATATGGACAGTAAAGTTTTCAGCGTTGCCGAATTAAACAGCGTGCTAAGCCAGACCTTCAAAACGAAGCGTCTGATTAATACCCCCGATTGCGTGGGGTACATCGTCAAGCTTGACCGGCCTATGTTGCCCGTCACGTCGGTGGATACCGAGGTTAGCGGGGGCGATTTGATGGCGATGCTCTCCAAGCTGAACGAATGGGAAAAGACCATAGAAGAGGTGCGCAAGGGGATCTTGCACATCATAGAGAGCCAGCTACAGACGCCCAAATAAGCGAGCCGGGATAAACCCGCCCTAATCCCCTAGGGCGGGTTTTGGCGTTGGTGGGAAATAGGCCTAGGGCGAGCAAGGGCGCTCTAACGTTCGTTGCTCTATCAGCCGCTGGCGTCCCTCTAGGGGCCAAAGAATCGACGGCGGGTTACTTGTTCAACGTTCACCAGGGCGAGCCCAGGACGAACGACAAAAAAGCTAATGAAACCGGGGGTTTTGCCCTTTCCGGGGCCTTTTTCGTGTCCGGGGTAAAAATAAATTGATAAATCGCCTTGCTGTATGAAAAATACAGCACTACTCTATGCATCAGGGGTTAGGCGAAGGGCCTACCCGGTAGGCTCTAAGGGTGACAAAATGCGTGTTTTCCAAGCCTTTGTTTTCTTCATGATGTCGCTGATGCTGATTAACCAATACGCGCCAATGATTGGCGACCACTACCGGGCCAAGGAAGCGGCAGAAAAGGCCGCTGTGTTCCAAGCGAAACAGGAAGCAAGCCGCAAGGCCCGTATGTGTGCCGAGTTGCCGTTTCTCCGTGTTTGCAAGCCTCCACACCACGTCCGTTAATAAGGGGCTACATCATGAACGAACTCTATAACCCGGACGACAGCTTCCCCCCGTTCGATAATATCGGGTCTTGCGTTGGAACCGAAAACGAAGGCCTTTGTTCGTGCTGCATTCCGGCGCCTAAACGCTCCTACTTCCTTAATCCAATCCTTGTATTGGCCGCAAGTGCCGCCCGTGGCGGTAACTCTATGTTCGCTGATTCGCTGTTAGATGTTGGCCGTGGTCGTCGCGATTGTAAGTCAATCCGTAAGAGCATTACCCGCTTGCGTGGTAACTGTGATTTGAATATCGCCCGCATTACTGAAAGTTCGTTGTTGCTTACTGGCTCGCCTTCCCTTGTCCGTCCTAAAGTAGGGGCTTAATCATGATTAATACAAAGAACGCTCGTGATCTTGATATGTACGATGTTGGCGTATTGTTCGCCGCCATGGTCGGCGTTAATTCTTCGGAACTTGCCGAAGAGGCCGACCGTTCGTTGGTTCAAATCGGCTATGACGAAGGGCTGGCCCGTTGCACTTTCGCCGTTCAAGTTGTTGCGGAGAATCATCGCGACGAAGGCGACAACCGCGACGGTTGCATGTGGCTGGAAAGTTACGACGATGAGCACGAAGGCGGGCTCGCCCATCAATTGTTCATGTTGGACGTGAACAAAGAAGAGAACGCCGAACTGTTTCATGAAGTTGTTAAAGGCGTGGCCCTAGAGTGGCTGCATGAAGTTCAGGGCCTTACACTGTTCGCCGTTAATGACTTGGCGGGGGAAACTCTGTTCTGTGTTCAGGCTGAAACAACGCAGGAGGCTTTTGATTGTATCCCTGTCGCTCTAGAGGACAAGTTTGAAGTAGGGAACGTATACACCAGCATCGCTGAAACTTACGAAGATTACACTGTGTATCGCATGCCTGAACATCAGGCCGACACTTTCGCCGTCCTGATCAAGAAGGCGGGCTAATCATGTTTATTAAATTTCTCACTAGTGACATGGCGTTGCACTTGCTCGCCCTTGTTATTCTCGGGTCCGTTGTTGCTGGTGTGTTTGTTCACTTCGTCCGCAAGGCAATTAAGGAGGGTTCGCTGTGATTACCCGGCCTGATGTCTCGGGCTTTACTGCCCACCGGATCAGGGAAGAGGCAGCAACACAGCCCATTGGGTTTGTGTTAGATTTTCCCGCCTGTTTCAGTGTAACGATGGTCGTTATAGGTGGCGAAGTTCTCGCCGCCCATGATCAGCAAGACGACGATGTAACTAAGTTGGTTCGCGAAGTTTGTGCCCCGGTGTTGCGTGCGTTGCCACGCTTCCCGGTGTAACATGTAGTAAAGCAAGAAACTAAGTTCAATCAAACGGAGTCAATACCATGGCAACAACTAAGAGCATTAAAACGGTTCAACAGATCGAAGCCGGGGGCGTCCACTATGGCTTGATCATGCAAGACGAAAGCGGGCTGTTCTATCGCCAGAAAGGGAAAAGCGGCCTGCATAACCCCAAGCATGACGGCATGCATTGCCCTGACATCGCCGCTGTAAAACAGGCCCTGTTGAACTCGGGCGATGAGCAGCAAGTAAAGGCAGGCCACGCACTCAAGGCGCCTAAAGCGGCTCCAAAGGCCAAGGAGGAAGCCCCGAAAGAGGCAGCCCCCAAGGCAACTAAAGAACCCGTGAAACAGCCAGCCAAAGAACCGGCTAAGCCTGCCCACGCCGTGGAAGTTCCCCCGGCAGGCGCCTCTAAAGTCCGTTACAAGTTGGTTGAAGCGTCCGGTGCCGTTGGCACGCATTATTGGCTCTATGCGGGCTATGAACACGCAACCGGCTTTAAATGGAACGGGTCCGGCGGTTTTATGTTCCTGAACATGAACGCTGTAAACGACTTTCTACGTTCTAACGGTATCGACGGAAATATTGAAGTTGAAACCGTAGACGTTACAAACGGAAGTTACGACCCTAACAAGGGCGTTGTAGCGCTCTATAAAGTTGGCCAACAAAGTCTCAGTTTGTAAGGGGGATAACATGAGTATTGAAATTTCGAAAGCCATTGAAACCTTCGTTAGCGCTAACCAAAACTTGCTCGGTAATCTTTGGGGTCGCTGGCAGGATGAAAAAGAATATGAAGACATCAACGAGTATGGCGCGGTAATCGCTAAGAATTTTCCAGAAGGCTGGAAATTAATCAAATCTGCCAAACGTCCATTCGGGGTTACGGTTCAAATCGAACAAGAGCAATGGCAAGTCTCTGTAACTGGCCGCTCCATGGGTTGGAAGCGTATAAAATAGAACCCCAACGAAAGACCACGCCGGGGCCAATGCCCCGGCTTTTTTATGTCTGTTCCTGGGCTCGCCCTGGAGGAAGTCCCGAACACCCGAAGAAACACCCCCGCCAAGCCCCTGTGGATCGATTCCAGGAATTCCCCCGTCACCAGGTCATTACCCCACCACTTTCTAGGCTCGCCCTGTGTAGGCCTCTATAGGAGCCCCTAGCAGCTAGGCCCCCAACTTAACTAATTACATATCTATTAATATGTGGCGTAGACGCCACGGGTAATTATCGCTAAGACGTACCGTCTTTCTTGTAATAGAGGGGGCAGGGGCCAGAAAGCCCCCTAATTAAAAAGCGTTCAATGCCGCGTAATACGCGGGGTGTAGCGTTATTCCGTGACGTGAACGTCACATATATACACCAGTCTATTGCGTAGCAATAAGTTAGTTACACTGCCCCATATACACTACCCCATATAACTCCCTGCATAGTATAACTTCCGACTGTTAGTCGGGTATATGTCTCTATATATGTATTGAACTAACTTAGTTCAAATCCCCGTATTGCTTGCAATACAGTTAATTAACTATGACATATAGCCTATATCTTGGCGTAGCTAATCGGGACGATTGGGGTTAAGCCAAGCCTTTTTTCTATGGATTAAATTATTTATATAGTTCCACGTGGAACAATTCGAACAGACACGCTAGTGTCAGAGTAAACCTAGACAGATAGCCCCGAGTCAGGGAGAATCTAGTGGAATCTGGCACAGCCCAGGAATAGAGTCAGCTAATCGATCCTGGTGGATCAATAGAGATAAGACCCCCATATAACCATCCGACCTAGATAACACCAGGGTTAGAACGTTGTTCCCATATTAGGTATTATGTTAAATCCCGGCCTAGTCGGCCCAGGTCAACTGACGAACGGTACTTGCGATATTTCTAGATTGTGCTAGCCAGGCCGGGGCCAGAAGCAAGAGCGGGTTTAACACCGAGCCACAGTTGGATGGATTCCAGGTATTACACCGAGCCACAGATTGTCGATATCTGGAAGTTACAAACTGTCCTGGTTAGTCCGTCCTGGTTGACCTGGCTGATAGTTGATATTCGCCCCAGTTGATATTCGGCAGGCGTAAGTAAGGGTGGTTTTAAAATTTGGAAAGTGGTACACTTTTAAAATGGGAGACGTGCCCTCCAAAACAAAGTGGGAGTTTGCAATGGAAGCCAAGCTAGGCCGCAAGTACAGGATCGGTGGAGATGGTTGGTGGTACCTGGAACCAGGCGTACCCATCCTGGTGACGGATGAAATCCAGGTGAGTAGCCGCAATCCCACGGGCGTAGTTATAGAAGTGAAACGTGATGGTGAGTTACTGGGGCATAAGGCGATGCACCCCACCTTCTTCCAGCAAGACTTTGAGTTGATCGATTAAGGATAGGCTGAGATGTACAAGTTGACTGAAGACGACCTCCTAGAGTTTGCAAAGTGGTACTGGGAGAATAACGAAGTTCCCGAGGGCGTAGAACCCTTTGCGATTGGCGAAGATGGGGCCTACGTTCAGGAAGCCACCCGTGATGCTCTGGTCCGCTGGGTGGACATGAAGTGTGCCGATGCTCTGATTGCATCTGGTATAACCCAAATAACTCGCTTCGGTGCTCCGCTGTACTGGATCTTGGCTGAGGATGGTAGAACACCCAAGCAGACAAACAGTATCGCGCTGTGGGCTCAGTGCATGGGCAATGAAGCCATTAAGCGAGTTGCCTACGACAGTGACGACAACCTGGGTATCTCCGTCTCCACGGTGTTCTTGGGTATTGACCACGGCTACCACAGTAGCGAGCCAGTGCTGTTTGAGACGATGATTTTTGGTGGCAAGCACAACGAGTGGATGCAGCGTTACTGCACTTGGGAAGAGGCGGAACTAGGCCACCAAGAAGCCTGCGATCTGGCAGGAATCCAACGGAAGTTATCAACCTGGATCGAGGGTCAACTAGATGCCTGAACTGACTGCCGAAGAGCACAAAGAGTTTGCAGAGTGGTTCAACAAGAATATCGAGATTCCCGATGACGTGGAAGCCTTCGATGTTATGCCGGATGGCACATACGTTTGGCATGCCGCCCGTGACGGCCTGGTACGCTGGCTGGAAATGAGGCAGAGAGAGAACAACTAGATGACTACTCCAGTTGCAGTAAAGCGCTTTGTCATGTTGAACCCAGACGGGACTAACCGTGCAGGTAGTCTCATGAAGGCAGACGCTACAGTGGTGATGACTCCGAGGGACGAACGGAATGCTATTGCACGCATCCTTGGCTGCAAGCAGGTCTATTGGTACGAGTTAAAGCTTCAGCAAGCGGATGGCGATTATCACGCCAATGTCTACTTCGATCCAGACGCTGCTGAGAAGCGGTTGCCTATCAATGACCGCATAGACGTGATGATCCGTGACATGCACGATAAGAAACTAGCGCCCTACCCTGAGCTGCCAGTTTGCCTATATGGCCCTGTAGTCCTGGTCCCCGCTTCCGTTGGTGGTAATGGAGTTATGACCGCATGAGCAATGAAGTAGACATTATCACGAAGTTGATGCTGGCCCAAGTTAGCGCCTGCTCCTGTCAGACAAAGACTAGTGAAGCGGCCTGGCATGATACTTACTGCCTCTACCGCGTCCTAGATGAAGCTGTAGGAACGATCACCAGGCAGCATGTAGAGCAAGAAACCCTTCAGGCAGCCTATGAGTCGATGCGTGATCGCAAGAATTCGATTGTGCATCTGCAACAGCAACTGTCTGCTGCTGCGGCAGAGATAGCCGAGCTGAAAGTTGACAAGGCTCGGCTAGACTTCTGGCAGGCCACCCCTGCCTATGTTGGTGGCTTTGCTCCCGGTAAGCGTCAGGTCTGGTCCTTCTTCGTTCCACCAGAGAGGGTCCGCAGTGGAGTAGGCAAAGTCTGCTACGGCGATACACTACGCGAAGCAATGGATCAGCTCCAGGTTATGCACGCGGATTTGACCAAGGGTTCTGACACAACTAAGCGGCACTGAGGGCGAACATGGACAGTGAGAAGAAGATTCACGAGAAGTATTACCGCTTTGCCGTAGCTGAGTTACCCCGTGTTAAACAGGCTCTAGAAGCCCTCCAGCCCACTGGGGTTGATTGGTTGGACTCACTGTTCAGGATGCATATCAAGGACACGATACAGGGCTTTGAGGACACTATCGAAGAGTTTGAAAACAGGCCCAAACACTGATAATAAAAGTTTGAAAAGTCGTACACTAAGCTTGCTCCCCTGCTATACTGAAAGTACGTCGAAGGACTTACTAGTGGGAGCAAGTACATGATCGATTTTCAGGCTGGTGTAGATTCTTTCTGCGAATACCTGCGACTTGAACGTCAAGCGTCTGTTCACACTATCCAAGCCCGTCGTCGTGACCTGGCTAAAGTGATTGCCTACTGCAAGGCCTGCCATATCCCTGACTGGTCCTCCTTTGAGGCTGCGAACATGCGGGGCTTGGTCGCAAAGATGAACGAGAATGGTCAAGAGGCAAACAGCGTCAAGCGTCTGATGTCTTCCGTCCGTAGATTGTTCCGCCACCTCAAGTTGCAGAACGTGATCGCTGATGGTCATAACCCGCTTCATAAAGTGGACACACCAAAGGGTCACAAACGGCTTCCTCGGCACCTGCTCTCCTATGAGTCTGGCGACATGCTCGATGCTGAAGTGGAAGACACTTTCATTGCCCGTCGTGACCATGCCATTGTTGAACTTTTCTACTCTTCTGGCCTTCGCCTCACTGAACTAGTGAACCTCGACATGGAGCACGTAGACTTCAACGACAAGTTGGTAACGGTAGTTGGCAAGGGCAATAAGACCCGGATCGTTCCAGTGGGTCGCAAGGCTCTGGAGTCGCTTCAGGAATGGTTCAAGCACCGCGACCTGGTGGAAGCAAAGGGCAAGGCGATCTTCATCAGCCAGCAGGGCCAACGCCTCACCGGGCGGGCTGTCCGCATGCGGGTAGAAGCCATGGGCAAGAGCAAGCTGGGCCGTCACCTGTACCCGCACATGCTCCGTCATTCCTTTGCCACAGATATGTTGTCTTCGTGCCACGACTTGCGTGTTGTACAGGAGCTGCTCGGTCACGCAGACATCAAGACCACGCAGATTTACACGCACTTGGATTACGGCCATCTTGCAGGGGTGTACAACAATGCTCACCCACGGGCTAAACGCATTACAACTGATTCCGATATTGGAAAGAGCCATGAACTATAAGGGTTTCCGCATTGAGAATGATCCAGCTTACATCTGGCGTACCTACTGCTGGGGTTCGCATGCTGGGCATAACCATGTAGCTTGTTGGTACGTGTTCAATGCGGAAGGTAAGCGTGTTACAGGGGGTTATACTTCGGGGAACAATACCCGTAGTGGTTCGGTTGATCTGGCACGTCGCAAAGATGCCAAGGCCTGGGTAGATGGTTATTGTGCCTACCGCGATGAGCCAGAACATCGGGAGATTTGTGCTAATGGTACTGCCGTGTATGCACCAACTTATGCCCTGCACGCTCTTGATACGGAACAACAAGCATCTTTTGATGCTGGTTACTGGGATGCACAAAGACAAATCCAGCGAGTTAAACTCAGCACTAGCTAAGGAGTAATATAGATGGCGATAGTACAGAAGATTACCCTGGTGGATCGAGGTCAGGATTTCACTGAGTGGTACGTGCGAGATACTGTTGTTATTGATTGCCAGCCTTTCAGTGGTGCGATGTGGGTTGGCACTCAGATAGAGTTGCCCGAGGGGCCACTGAAAGTTGGCAGCACCCTGCATATTCGCACCCCCATTAAGAAGTGGGAAACTACTACCCTTAACTATCCGGTTGAGGCCATTGAAGTCTTGTCGGACGTAGAGGCTGCTGAAGTGGAAGATATTGGTCGTCGTTGGGCCGGTCTGCGAGGTATCGCTGCATCAGAATGGGGGCTGTAATCATGACCCCTATTATTGAAATCGAGCCAGCAAGGAAGTTAATGAGTCTGGCAGCAGAACTAGCGGCCCGTCGTCCACTTCGGCCTCTAGAGGATCTTTGCCAGCGGCAAAAGTCTGTCACTACTTCGCGGCTTCTTGAGTCCGTCGAGATGTGCGGAGATACACTGGCTCAGATTGCCTATGAAATCCGCCAAGCCTATGACAAAATGCAAGCCACTATCGAGCAACAGGCCGCAGAGTTGGCTGAGTACCGAGGAAAGAATGACATCGCTAGCTGAAGCCCTTCGCCCTGCTGCTCTACAGGATGAATTCACCGCCTGGATGCTGAAGGAAGATGGTGGGGGTTACATAGGTGCAAGGAGACTTCCTGACGGAAGTTACGCGGGGGTACTTCGGCTCGCATTTACCTATGGCCTGTGCCTGGGTGTGGACCGGGGTTGTCCTGCAACCAAGCGTTATTGCTTCGAACACATCTATGACTGCCTAATTGCCTTTGAGCAACTAACGTCATCCGACGATGAGCCTGTAGGTTGGGTGGCAAGTCGGCCCAAGCAACTAGAAGAGGACTGGAACCCCGTCGTCACTGCTCCACGCGACGGCACTATTATTCGCATGGCTAACTTCGCCTTTGGGCACTGCCACTATTGCCGCTCTGCTGCCTATCAAAATGGTGAGTGGATCGAGGTCGATAGTTCCAGAGAGGGGCAGCCCCTGAAAGACCCCACGCACTGGCTACCGTAACTTGCAGGCAAAGAAAAGCCCCGCTCTTGGCGGGGCTTTTTATTAACTATTTGAAGTAGACTCTTTAACCTTGGCCCGGTAGCCCCGTTCTGTCCAGTGCTTGTTCCCGGCCAGTATGTCTTCGATGATTGCCTTCTTGGAGTTTGCTGGAACTGTCTCACCCCGGATGTTCACGAACGTAGGCGGATCCAGCAGTCGCCCATCTGCTGAGATGTCGAAGCCCAAGAACTCAAAGAATTCTTTCTCTGTACCAGGTAACTTGGCGGCACCTGCGTTCTTCATCGCCTCGATGCTCGTTCCGCCGTGGCTGATGATGTACACGGTCCCCTTTGGAGCCTCAGTAGATCGGTCCCGGCGTGGTGTCTTCTTGCCCTTGTGCAGGCCTTCCTGTGTCGTCTGGAGAACCAGTAGGCCCAGCTCGTACACCAGCGACTTGTAGTCCCTCGGGAAGGCCCTCATGACCTCGGCAAAGGTGAAGTCTTCAGCGATCTGGTGCAGGCGGGAGTTGCGTTGCTCTTCGTCCTGCTTCGCCTTCTTCAGTTCGTCTGTGAGCCTGAAGATTGCCTCTGTATCGCCTTGGCCTGCGGCCTCATGAATGCGGCGAGTGAGGTCCGCTGCCCTAGCATCGTTTCGATTCTGGAATAACCGATCGATCACGGCGTTCGCACTGCTGCGGGATACTGGGTTCAGGTCCGCGTCTTGGGTTGCCCCCTTGTACACCATCTCATAATCGATTAGCGCTTCACTATTCATTCTGGCATCCCTGATATGCGTGTCGAGGCAGACATCTTACGGAAAATCTCCCCGAGTAGGAAGCCATCGCCTGTCAAGCCTTCGGGGGGAAGAAGTCTCGGATATCTGCCCAGACTTCATCAATGAAGACTAGCCCATGTGCTACATGGATTTGCTTCAAGTTGATCTGTGGAACTATGCTCTCACCCGGTGGAACTTCCGTATTGCAGAAGTGGGGACTGTCAGCGAGGTTCTGATGTAGACGGCAGGCCATTGGGCGAGCTTCATAGATACTGCACTTGCCCTTCACCAGGAATGGGCATGGTACACCGCGCCATTTATGTACGCCTGCCTCATGATCCGTATTTGCATCCAACTTCTTGGGCTTACGCTTTGCGGCCTTGCCCATTATCTGGGCTTCTGTCTCAGTAATAATTGTTGCGATGCTGCAACAGTAGCTACAGTTGGCCTTACATGCAGTAAATGGTCTAACCGCCTTACTAAACTCTCCCGCAACTTCCAAGAAGCGTTGGGCCTTAGCCCGTTTCGGGATATCTAGTTTGTTCACGCGCTTGAATGCAGCTTCGAACTTCACTAAGTCAACCGTATTGTTCAGGCGTTCTATATTGACTTCAGCCTGACGTATGGCTTCTGCTTTCAACTCTTCGATAAGTGTTACGGGAATCTTTTCCATCTCACTTTCCTACAGTAGCAAGCATTGTCTTGAAGTCTCGTAGCCAGCTTTCAGTTTCTAGGTAGTATTCTCTATCTGCTGGAACAAGTCTGGATAAGGCTTGTTCGATTGTTTCGTCCTGACGCTTATAGAACGAAGCGCTCGCAACTCGTAGCCTATCCTCGTAGTCCCTGATCGCAGGAAGCAGGAGTTCTCTTAGGACTTCATTCTCGCCATGCTCGTACTTAGCCATTTTCGCCTCCCGATAGACTTACGCTTCCGGTGTTTCGGCTGGAATACTAACTGCACCCTTGTACGCCATGTTACGACGACTGCCACAGCAGCTAGGGTGCGGGGTGTTCTCTGCATCCTTTAGCACTGGCTCCAGATGCTCTTTCAAGCACCCTCGGCACACGTACTTAAAGTGTGTTGTCTTGTTGTCCATCGTTTTTCTCCCGTGAGGCAAACGTGCGTGTCCTATTAATCCGGGTTGCGATGTTCTTTACTTCATCGCAGCAGAGTTTGTACTCTTCCTCGGTCAATTCCTCTGCCCAAGGCTGCCAGATTATCTCCAGGTTATCGACAGCGCCTTGAGCAAGTGCCCTCACTCTGTCTTTTAACCAGGCAGCCCGGTCAGTGTTCATATCATCTCCCGCTACGGGTAGGCCCGCTTAAACGCTGCTGTCGCTTGCCAGTTCAATACAGAGTGAGCATAGACCATGTTACCTGGATAAGTCTTGTTATACATGGCAAAATCCAAGGAGGCTTGGGGCTTACTGATCGAGAAAAAGTCTACCAACTGGCGGGGTGCTACGAACCCGTAGCTCGCCAGAAGGAAGTCAATGAGCCGCAGCCGTTGTTCAAGGGCGTAGGTCATGGATAGACACGCTTAAAGTCAGCGGTGGCTAGCCAGGATTTCTCAGAACTCCCGTACACCATGTTGCTGGGGTGCAATTCGTTGTACAGGGCGAAATCGCGGGTTGCTTGCGGGAGGCTGATCCCGAAGTAATCGATTAAATGGCGTGGACCCACACTGGCATAGTTAGCCAGCAGGAAATCAATTAGCCGCATGCGTTGCTCGATGGCGTAAGTCATAGCGAGAATATCACAATGGCTGAGATTTCCAGTATCAGTTCAAAGAACGATATACATATCGCGTAGAACCAGTTGTCTTCGGTAATTACACGCTTGCCGCGTGCCCAAGTGGCGCAGATAGCTATGATCATGGTCAGTCGAGCACCTTGAGGGCGGGATTAATTGCAATTGCAGCGGATTGCAAGGCATAGAGTTGTCGTTGGAGGTTGATCCACCGTATCAGGGTCAAGACGAACCAGTCGTTCATAGACGCTCTCTCAAAAAGAGAGTTTTCAATTCCGTCACGAACAACATCCCGCACATCTGGCGGGAAGCGTAGAACAAACTTTTTAGGAGTAATCAACTGGCTCCACTCAAACTCTGGCAAGGCTGCCAGTACGTGAGCACTGACTTCATCGCCTAAGTGCCCGACCAGAATATTCAGCATGGCGGAAGTACGTTCCCACTCGCTAATCCCCTCTAGCACCGCCATTTGAGCTTCAGAGTTTCTGCTACGGCAGAACCGGATGCCAAGGGTATCTAGTTCTTGCCACAACTCCAGGTAGCCACGGATAACGAACTTATCAGCAGTACGGCTGTTCGTCTTTTGAGGCGATTTTGGTGCCTCATTTGCAGCACTAACTGCCTGCTCTAGGGTGTCTGTAGCTCGTTGCATAATCAGAGATGTCATTACACTTGCCTATTTTCAACTGCTACTTGGTCAACTACTAGAATCGACTGCCAAAAACCATGTCTTTCAGTGCGAACGCACGCATAGCGCCCTTGTCGTGATCGATGGCGTACATCAACCACTGCTCTTCTGGGTGGTGCTCCGTCTTGCCGAACTCAAATCGAATAGGAGTGGCCCGACGTTCGGAAAATTCGCCTCGGTAGTTGGTGTAACCGAAGGAAAATACGTCGCCCTTCGCTCCTGCCCAGTGCTGATCGTTGATTTCCAGGCACTGGCGGCAGAAGCCACGCTTGATTTCACGCTCAGTCTCGGAATACCCACGGCAGTGCATGTAAAGTTGGCACTCTGGTGGGGCTTTTGTTATATTAGTCATTACAAGCTCTCCGATGAGCTGCTGCTGTCTTCTGAATAATCCACCGACTAACCCCAAACTTGTCTGCCACCTCTTGCTGAGTGTGATGTTCAAGTAGGATTAGTGCCTGAACCTTCTGCTCCGCAGTTAGCGATGAGACTATCCCCCGTGGCCTGGATGCAACTCCTAGGATTTTGAGAACTCGGGCGACAGATAGAGAGGAAGCTCCGTGACGTTCGCCAATACTCTTCATAGATTCCTTGGCTAAGTACCGTTGCTTTACATCTTCAAGTTGGTCGCGTTTCCAGATGTGCTTGCAATGATACTTTGCCTGTTGTAACTGTAGATCCGTAACCATTCCCTATCACAGCTCCATTTATTATTTTGTAACGCTCTGGTGAGGCATGTAAACTGGGATTGGTACATCCCTTAGTGCAACTGTGGCAATCGCTGATGCCCATATTGCCACTATGAGGCTGAGTGTAAGAGTTTTCAGCATAGAAGTAAACCGCGTTTTGACAGGATGTCGTAGATCCCCGTCCAGGTGCTGGCCCCCTCGTGGAAGGCCGGGAACCAGACGTACCAGCCACAGTGCGGGCTGACCCTGCCCTTGGCTAAACGCATCATCTGGATCATGTCGACCTTGGTCTGCCACCAGATATTCTCAGTCTTCAGGATCAGGGTTGGTAAGGCAAGGTCGGCCTCTGGGCCATGGTAAATAATTGTCTGGATGTGGCTCATGGGTAGTCTTCTGCGTTAAAGTCTTGGCCCCACGCATCTAGTGCTTCTTTCAAAGTGAAGTGATAAACAACTGGTGGGGCGATATAAGTGCGTGTGTATTCCCGAATAGCTTCGTTCATTGGCAAGTCTCGCCAGTAAATACGCCCTTCTTGGGACAGGCATTCAGGACATTGTTGATTCTTCGTAACTGTAGTCATCTTCTACCGCCTCTTTGGGGCTCACGATCAGCTCTCCACCCTCATCCAGGTTACGGTACATGAGACTGGTTGCGTAAATACCCGCAGCAGCTTGTTCATCAGGGCCAAACATACCCGTCAGGATAAGTAGGTCTGCAACTTCCTGTTTCCAGTATTTCCGCTCTGCTGCTTGGCGATTTACGCGGGTAGTTCCGTGATTCATTCTAGTTCCTTTTCCAACTCTTTGATACGAGCTTCCAGCTCAAGTATCTTGTAACGCTTCTCGATGTTCCGCTTTACCGCTTCGGCGTGCTTCGGAGAGTCATAAAATTGTGGGTTGTCGTCTACCCACGCAAGTTCCCATGCCATCAATCACGCACCCTGAAACCTTCAACTTCATATTCATCTTCGGCGTGACCGCGTGCTTGTGCCCATAGATGAGCAAGTTCGCGTTCGGCAAACGGATGTGGATACCACTGCATCGTCTTCAACACCCTGACTAGGTAGACGTTCATCGCATCACGTCCGCCATAGTTACGGCACCGTCTTCAATCGCCTGAGTTTGCTTCGCCATCTCTTCAAACTGACGCCAGTGTTTGGTTGCATCCACCACAAACTTGCATTCACGGGTATTCAAACCCAAGTAGTAGTCTGCCAAGACTTCCAAGCGACGGATCTTTTCTTTATCGGAGAGCCGATCATATTGGCGTTGCAACTTACCAAGTTCTTCGTGTTTCATGTGTGCTTACACTCTATAATAGTTCCGTTAAACCCCGTGTACGGGGCAGTTCGATCATACTCAAGCCATTTTGACTTATGGTATGACCTGAAAGAAAATTCTTTGGCAATCTCTACCGCGAAAGGGTCGCAGAGTTCGTCAATGTTAAAAAAGAGGTCGTCTATCGAGCACGATAGAGTCCCTAGATACTCTTTGTTCTCTTTTAGTCGGATAATCCAGCGTGCCATCTAGCCCCCCTTATTATTTATTTGCTAAACTTAGTGGTAATCCACGCATCCGCCCTATTAGATAGTTCAGATCCGGTGGCGGTACTGGTACATGGAATTCAATGCGGGAGAACTGTCTCCCGGCATGCTTTAATACCCAGCGGTTCGGCTTTTCACTATCTACATACGCATCTTGAGGGCAAGTCCAATGCCACCGGTACGTGCGACCCTGGTATTCGACTTTTGCTTTATTTGCTCGATGGTTGAACTCCAGTCCCTGATGCCCGCAGAACCTTGCAGCATGCTCATCTATAGCCGCCTCATCTTCCATGACAAACAGCGTACATGGGTCGTGCATCTCTTCACTGAAACTGAGAATAAAGGCCATTACTGGTCCCCCTGCTCAGGCTTCTTGAAGCGGCTCGCTATTACTTCGACACTGGCCCAAATAACCTTCAGGTTCTTCAGGAGCAGTTCGCAAAATACGTGTCCCGCGTAATACAAACCTACAACGACGATGAGCGGCCAGCCGAGAGGCCAGAAGACCGCTAAGATCATCCCCAAGGCGTTGGTAAACTCGTGATCAGTCTTGATAAAGAACCAGCACCAAGTTTGGAATGGCTTCGTTGACATAAACCCAATGAGTGAGTAAAGTGCGACGACAAACAACAGTAACAATACACCTTCCATTAAAACTCCTATGACGCTCTGTACGCGCCTAGTGGGATACCTAGTATGTTGGTATCCCGTCCATGTTAAAACCTCCCAAAACGCACTACAGAGCGTTTAAAGAGGGGTATTCCCCCACCAGGGTGCATTGGGATGATAAGGGTTTTCTAAGTAGCGTTTGGGTGGCAGTAGATACCGCTCCAACAACTGCCTAATTACATCGTGTGGCTTTCCTTGGTAACTGAATACCGTAACTGTGCCGTCCTTGTATGTATAAACGATTTCACAGTTCTCTAGGGTTAGTAGGGTTACTTCACTCATCTTGCCGTCCTTGACGCTAACCAAATCATTACTCGCTCTCGATCATCTCGCACAGCTAGGTTGTAGCGGTTGATGTTGTAACGCTCTGCGATCTTCCAGGCCGTGCGGGTTCCACCCTCTGGTACACCGTGGATATCAGGGATTGCCCAACAGATAAGCCAGCTACTGTAGCTCTCTGGCGCCATGTCCGGCCCCAAGACCTGGTAGACGTTCCGTGCATGCATTTCACGGGCAAGTTGATCGCACTTGTGCCACGCTGGGTGAACTTCAGAGGCGAGTTGCACGGCCTCCGCGTAATTGCTGTACTTCTGTGCGTTGTACAGGCCCTTACTTGGGTCATGACACCGCCCATCCCGAAGTCTATTCCGGTGAATGAAGATTTCTTTGTTATTGTTGTCTTGCACGCCTGATTCGAAGTAAGTATCGGCGCCTCTCGCGGCACCAGAGCGGAGAATAAACCCTGCCCTTTCGAGGTGAAACCCTAACTTCATCATCATCAGCCCAATCTCTGCTGGGCACTCTCGGCTTCCAATGCCTGCGTAGTACATTAATCTTGTACCCTCGTTGGGTATTCTAAGATGTGGCACTGCCCCACCCCATCAACAAACCCAACACCAAACCCGCCCTGGATAATTTCAAACGTTTTAATATAGTCGGCTAGGCCATCTATCGTTTTGAAGAACCGCTGGGTAACTTGCGGGGGAATCACTTCCCCCTCTAGGCCTTCCTGTTGATTTACAACTTCTTCCATGTATTCCTCATTGAATCTGAACTAAAGTTAGAAACCCGCCAGTAAACCCTGAACCAGTGTCCACGTAGGTGACGTTACCGAGGGTTGTTGGCTGATCTACGCAAGAGTGCCCTACATAGACGTGATGTATCCCTTCTACTATCCGCGTGGTCCCGCGTGAGAGGCGAGTTCTTGACCACATGGCTACCGCATCAAAGTATTCTTTGTTGTCAGCGTACAAGGCTTTGAAGTCATTCCAGTTGCACCATGGAACTTCGGCATGGACGATCCCGATCAAACCGCGATCCGTCTCTACTTCGATTGCAAGGGGAAGGTCGTCAAAGACCAGGGCGATGCATTGCTGCTCTACGGTAGGAAGGCCGTAGAACCACGTTCCGCCATTCTGGCAGTGATTGCCAGCAGCGTTAGGATAGTCGGGGTTTAGTGCATCGATGAGCATCTGTTCGTGATTGCCTTTGATGGCATGGAACCAGTGTTCGTTCATCACGTAGTACACAGCGTCATCACTTTCCGGGCCTCTATCAACTAGATCGCCCGTCGAGAAGAGCCGGTCGTAGCGTTGGTCGAAGGCTACTGCCTCCAAGGCTTCTTCCAACTTGGTGAAACACCCGTGGATGTCACCTACAACAAAATCTCTACCGTACTTGTTTAGTTCGTACCGCTTGAATATCTCGGACACTTTGCGTGCTCTTTCTGGTGGGGCCGAGTGTAAGAGAAAACCCTCACACCTGTCAACCCGAATCGTGAACGTAAAAAAGCCCCGCTCCAGGCGGGGCGTTGTGCCTCATCCTTGAGGCTTGAACTGTGCGGTCTTGGCTTTCCAGAGGGTATCAACCCACCAGCGAGCCATCAACGCATCTTTCATGTAGAAACACCATTCAACCGCGTCAAGAGGCGTCATCATGCTGCACCCGGCAGCATATGCAAGTAGCGGTTATAATTAACTTCACCCGGCAACTTCCTGTGAACGTAATCCGTTACTTTCTTCTCAAAGAAGTTAGAATGCTTGTTAGCACCCAGCAACCATTCCATCCATGGGAGCGGATTCACCGGCACTTCAGACAACTGGACATATCCCAACTGGAACAAGCGAAGTTGACAGAGATAATCGATGTAGCCTTTCATCTCTTCCAGAGTCAGGCCTTCTGCACCGCCCATCTCAAACACAAGTTCAAGATACCTATGCTCTGCTAGGCGGAAACGATCAACGAAACGGCGAGTAACGTACTCCAGAGCCATACGCTCAACCTCAGTCAGGTCGAGTCGCATCTCTTTAACAGTGTTGATGTTGTAGATTACGTGTTCTGACTCATCCTTCAGGCTCCATTCATTGATGTCATTAAAACCATTCATGATGCCGTTGCGTTTCTGATTCAACAGAGTACCGAAGGCGCCGAACAGGCCGACACCCTCCCCTAGGAGAATCTGTGTCAACTTGATAGTTGCACGGAGTTCATCACGGGCACCAACTGGTACAACGTCCTCGGCCATGATATCCAGCTTATCAACCATTTCTTTATACTCAGCGAACGCAGTCCAATCTGAGTTACTAAAGCCGAAAGTCTCTGCCGCAAGAGCATATGCTGTCTGGTGTGTTACTTCCCGACTCGCGAATCGCAGCATCATGTTGCGAATCTCGTTATTCCGGATGTATGGCAACACCTCGGTATAGCCAGCACCTACGGTACGATCCATCTCTGTAAACAAACAGAGGGTTTTATCCAAGATGGCTTTGTTCTGTTCGTGCGATACCGTGGCAGTTTTCATACCCTCTTTAGAGTAATACTGCTGGATATCATCTTGCAGGTTGATCTGCTTTGTTGACCAGTACATATCAATCTCGTGCCGCTGTGCAGCCTCAACGGCCCAAGGGTAAGTAAACGGACGATACGATGCACTTTCTTTAAATACGCTCACTATTAACCCTCGCACGCAAGACAGTTCGTCTCTTCGTACTCAACTTTCTTAATTACCGGGACTGCGTTCAATGGTTTCCCACCACCAGTACCAATATCAGCTTTGGAAGTTCCTTCTGCTCGGCAGTAGTACAGCGTTGGAACACCGCCGTACCAAGCTTTCATGGAGATATCCGACATCTGTTCGTTAGTTACATCCTTGGAGACTTTGATGTTCAAGCTTGTGGCCTGGCAGATATACGGCGTCCGTGCAATGGCTTGCTCAACGATCCACATTGGATCTGTCTCTTTGAACGTCTTGAATACCTTCTTCTCGTGCTCAGACAAGAAGTCCAGGTGCTGTACTGATCCGTCGTTCTGCTCAATCGACTTCCACACCTCTTCGGTGTCTTTCTCGATTGCCTGAAGCACCGTTTGAAGGTGCGTATTCTTGATCAGGAAGGCCCCTGCACGCCCGTCAGCGACGAAACAGTTATCCGCCCAAGGCTCGATGCTCGGACTTGCTCCAACCAGGCTAGAACTCGATGCGTTCGGTGCAATGGCGAACAGGTGGCTGTTTCGCATACCACTACCACGGCAATCCGGTGCTTCACCACGCTCAAGAGCAAGTTGCAGGCTGGACTTAATGCCACGCTCACGGAGTTGCTTGTAGATCATGTGCGTGTGTTGAATAGCCGAGTTAAAACCACCGCTTTCAAACGGGATCATCTTACTTTGCAAGTAAGAGTGCCAACCCAGAGTACCAAGACCCAAGGCACGCTCTTTACGGGCAGAGTAAACAGCCTTCTTCAGCTCTGGTGGTGCCAAGCGAATGAAGTATTCCAACACGTTGTCGAGATAACGAATCAAGTCCTCAACAATCGTCGTGTCCTTCCACTCTTCGTACTTCTCAAGGTTCAGTGAGGACAAGCAACATACCGCAGTACGCTTCTCAGAGGTCCACAACAGAATCTCACTGCACAAGTTGGATTGACCAACATAGTAATGCGGATTACGAATCCAACCAGGACGCTTACGGTTCGCAGTGTCGCGGAACAGGATATAAGGCTCGCCAGTTTCAAAACGCATCTGGTGAATCTCTTCCCAGACAGTGCGTGCGTCCAGGAAGCGGCCTGTACCACCGTGCTTCGGATCAACTAGTTCGTATTGCTCGCCCTTAATAACAGCGTGCATGAACTTATCGGTGATAGTCACCGCGTTATTCAGATTGAAGCACTTCTTATTCTGATCACCACCCACCGGGTCGCGCATCTGAATAAACTGCATAATCTCTGGGTGATCGATATCCAAGTACGCGGCAATACTGCCACGGCGGGATTCTTTCTGTTTGAACGCCAGAGTATCGGCATCGTAGCCAGCCATGTGAGCCATAACACCGGTTGATTTCTCATCCGGGGCACGGTTAGCCGCCCATACACCAACACCACCGCCCAGCATTGAGAGCCATTCAGTCTCACTGCGGGTTTCAACGAGAGATGCTTTATCGTCTGAAATTTTAGTCAGGAAGCAACTGATCGGCATGCCATCTGGCGTGACGTTCTTCTGTAACCAGTCCCCAGCCTTTTCAAACTCATTTGGACCGAACTTGGGCCAGTTAACTTCTACGGCGTTGGAAAGAACCGGGCTTGCGTTCGTGTACCAGCCCTTCGAAGCATATTCGTAAATCCGCTGAGCGAATTCATAGTCACCGAAAGAGTAACAGGTAGCTGCTCGTGCGAATCCTTCCTGCGGACTAGTTTCCCAGTCCCGCTTATAAAACCCCTTGCGGGTAAGCATTGCGAGCCCCTGCTCTGGCAGAGACGCATCACGCGAGAGGTCGATTTGCACCCCGAGGTGCTGCTTTACGTAGTCTTCCGTGACAATCACTTAAAAACCCCGCTCACTCGATACTTCAGAGTGCATACTGCGTAGAGCGAACCGCATACTGCCGTCTTTCGATGAGGCGATAACTGCATTCATTGATGGTGCGCCATTCTTCAGCCAATCGGCATCGAGGCGTTCTGAACCTTCAAAGCGGTAACACGATACAATCTTGTTCTGTAAGTTACGGTGTTGGATAAATACAATCTCCACCGGCTCTTCGATATCCACCCCATTGTTATATAGATGCTGGAGGATAATGGAGTCATGTACAAAGATATGACGCTCCCCCACTTCCTCTACAACTTCATATCCCAGCGGGAAGGCATCGATGCTTGCGGCAAAGTCTTTCTTAAACTTGTCGATCAAATTCAGATCGCTGACACTTAGTGCGAAATCTACCACTGGACTAACCTTTTCTTACGTTATTTGGGATGAGCTGACGATGCTGGATATAGCCGCAGAAGTTTCCGGACCAGAAGTAGTCGTCGCGGTCGAGGTGAGTTACACCGTTCTCCCACTCAACATGATCTTGGGTCCACTCTGCCGCTGGAATGTTGATGTAACTAAGCGTCTTATCTACGCCTGTTGCATACGTCATTGGTGTAGCTTGATGTTCAAATGGGCTAGCATGTACTGGCTCGCTATCAACCAAGCGACCATAAATCGTTTGTGCCTTACTAAGGCTCATGTCCAGAGTTCGATAACTCACTTGGGCACAGCAGCTAGAACTAACTGCAAGGGCTTCCTCAGCCGTGAGGAACTGTGTCTCGTATACATCTTCTGCGATGTACACTTCGGTGAGGTACATGAGGCCAGCCGTACCACGCATGCGGTTCACATATGGTACGTGCCACTCACCAGGGTGGATAATGAACGGTGTACTGTTATCAAGGGCCTGCACCATTGCGTCTGCTAGTGCGTAGATCGTTGGGTCAGCATCGCCGTGATGACGTAGCCATTCCCAGTTATTGCCTTCGGTGTAAGTCAGTACGACTTTCATCCACTGGTACGGTTCGGTTACACGGTTCGCTACTTGCTTGTGGGCACCCAAGTTCGCCATGGCTTCCGAGACTTCAGCAGCCGCAAGGGCAGATTCGAACCAGAGGTGCCTTGTAGCTGCCAGTTGAAAGCCGTCCAGCTCTTCACGGGCCTGCATGCCTGGTTGATTCTTACCCCAGTGTGACGGAAAAGCCGGGTTGTCACGCACCATCTCAACCACTTTCGCAATCGGAATGGCGCGGCTACTTGCACTGTTACGGCTGAACATCCTATGGGTTAGGAGTTCGGCATGGATTATCCGTGGATATACCAGTTCGAACGTTACAATCTCTTTACCGCTGACAGAACACTTACTGCGTTGAACAATAGTTGCTGTAATCACGCGACGGCCTTATCAGCACGATCTTGTGCGGCCTTATCGCTGTACTTGAAGCCCTTGTAACGCTCTTCTAGTTTGTAGATGTTCTGGCGGATAATGAAATCCCGAGGGAGAGCAAGTTGGTCCCTCATCCCTTCCATGTAGAACTCCAGATCACCTAGTTCTTCTACAATGTTTGCAAGGTCTGGCTCTTTGTTGTAGATGACGTGCTTCTTGATAGCGTCCAGAAGTTCACCAGCTTCACCGGCAATCCCAATCGCCATATGGAGCAAGTGAGCCTTTTCCGGTGTCAGCGAGGCAACGATATCCGCACCCGGTTTAGCCAGGGCGCGAACCATGTCTTCAAAATCGATAATGGTACTCACCAGTCTGTTGCCTCTTCTTTACGTTCGTAACGCTGTTCCAACTTACCAACGCTGTATTCAATTTTGTTCTTTTCGTAACTTACGGAGTTGCCAGCTTTACCGGCACCGTTGAATGCACCCCACAAGCGGACCAAACTCTTAAACGCATTACCCGCATCGAAGTCGTCGTTGAAGGCGGCTTCAATGAGTTCTTCCGTTTTAATGTAGGCACGCCCTTCAATAATGCGGTTGAGTACCCGATCAATAAGCCAGTCTGGTAGGTCGATGTCATAATAAGCGCTGGAACGTCCATCTGATGCAATCGCACCGACCGTTTCATCTGTACAAGCAATACCAACATCCTCATCCACTTCATCTTCTACCTGCACCCATGTCCCATCATCGAAGAACTGTGCAATCAGGCCCGCTGGATAGCGATGGGAGCGTTCACCATATATGTCGTCCCAGCTAATCAAGTTGCCATCCAGTGTGTAAATCGTCTCGGGATTATTCGGGTTATAAAATTTAATAGTCATTTCTTTCTCGCTTACTTGCGGATCCATCGCCCGTTAGTGTCGAGCAACATCGGCTCAAGAATTGGTTGGCTGTCGATAATCAAGCCAGTACCAATAACGGGTCGTTTAATATTTACGTTGTTGTAACTGAATGCCAAGGCGTCATCGTCGATGAGACAACCGCACTACATGCCCCAGAACAAACCGTTAGGGTTGCCCCAATAGTCGATCCGGAAACCTTCATGGTAGTGCCCTTGAATAGCGTTCATCCCCATTTGCTGACTTAGCTTGATTACATCGCTAGTCTTGCCGTGGTGGATGTAACACTTCTGTCCATTGGGGAGCGTGATAGTTAGATCGTAACTCCACTTCCAACCTGGACCTACGCCAAGTACATCGTTGTAACTCTTGATGTAGTGTTTTGGGATGCCGTGAGTCTTTGCTTTACGTAGTACAAGACTACCGTGGTTGGAATCGATCACATCCACGTCAGGGAACATCTCTTCAACCTTCTGAATGATCGGAAGGCTTTTACGCAGTTCATCGCCTGCACTTGGCAAGTCTGGGTCGCTGTCGTGATAACTTAGAGCGTGCTTGTCCAGTTCATCACCCAAACAGATAACTCGGGTTGGGCGATACTTGTCCTTGAGGTGTTGCAGGAAATCAAGCAGGTCCGGATGGTTGTACGGGATGTGCATATCCGAAATCAAAAGGATTCTGGAGTTGTCTTCAGTGCCATCAACTTTCCGTACTGCAAATCTTTCGCTACTGTGCTTCTTCTCAACAACTTCTCGGCTAAATTCCTTCCGCAAGTAATCGGACACGGTACTCTTCGGTTGATCAAGTTCTGCCGCGATTTGACGCCAAGAGATACCAAGTCGTGCGAGGCCTAGGGCGCTCTCTTTCCAGAATTCATCCATTGAACTTGGCTCCGAAGTAAGCATGTATATCCTCAGAGAGGTTCAAGTCATAGTCGGCATTGCCTAGGCAGGAATAGGCCCGTGACAGGAGCATTTCAGCAACTTGAAGTTGCTGTGCCTCAACTGGAACAACTTCTACAATCTCGTACACGTCCTGCTCATCGAAGCGAACGCCGCTGCGGTAAGCGTATTTGTTGGTGAATGCCGCCTTCGCGTGCCCTACCGTCTTCCAGACGCTTTTCTTACCACGGGAAGTGGAGAACTGCTCATGCGTTTCTTTGTGGCGAATAATGTATTGCTTAGTCAATAGGGTAATCCTTTGGTTTCCAGAGTTTTGCGAAGGTAAGTAGCGGTGGAACTTCGTGCGGAGTCATGGGTAGAACTACCAGGCATGAAGGCTGAGCTTCGCAAATAGTGTTCTCGTGTCCTTTCCAACACTGATAACGGGATGCAATCTTGTCGAACTCTTTGCGACCAACACGAACTACAACTTTCTTAAACGAGTTCAACAGCCAGTCGTCGTATTCGGGACTTCCTTCGAAGTACCTGTGTGCGTTAATTGCACTGTGGGCCACAAGTGTTGGCACCATATAGTCTGGAGCATCGTCCAGTACCGCGATGTACATCTTTCTCATTGGATAGACTCAATCAATCTAGCTTCGAAAATGTGATAGCCGGGAAGGCGCAGATATGAGAGGCGTTCCGATGCTTCTTTATAGGTGCTGTACTTCTCTACGATGTACATCGCTGGACTGCATACCAGATAACAGATCATTGCTCTTCCTTTAGCACTTCTTCAACTTGCGTTCTACGTTTGGCAGCACTTGTTGCGGGTTTAACGCCGTGCTCGATGAGGAACTGTTTGTCTTTCTTGGTCTTGCAGATTTCGATGGCCTGTTTAATTACAACTGCCTCTTCGAAAGTCAGGCCCATCCGCTCAGCGTAAGATTTGATCTTGTGAGCTTCCTTCTCCACGTACTGCATGTTCTCTTTACTTGCACACAAGTGCTGAATGAACGGCAGTACGTCTTCCCATGTTTGCAATGAAACATGCCCATGGATGTGATCAATCTCAGCAGCCGATTTACCTACCCACTTCCCTGTGAGGGCACAGTAGTTGCCTGATTTAGCCCTACCGGTGTAACCAGGTGGGGGTGGTTCGCAAAACTGGTTCTTGAACTCCAGCTTGAGCGGCCACTTCTCCCAGACTGCTCGCCTCAGTGCTCCGCGTAGGAAGGCGAAGAACGCCGCCTGGGTCTTCCAGATATGCGGGGCTTCAATCCATGGCTCACTCATTCCAGGCATCGCCAAAGTATCGAGCGGCATCCCACTTATCGTCTTCACTCCGCAATAGATAGAGGAAGAAGGCGTTGTCATCCAGGCGCTCTTTCCAGTCTTCAGGGTGTGAGCCCCTGTAGCACTCCACAACGCGATTCGCTAGGTCTGCCTCAGTCTTACAGTCAGCTAGCAACTTAATCGCCGTGGCTGGCCCTACACCGTTCACGCGGATGTTGTATTTCTGCTTCAACTCAGCCGATAGGCCCTCGATCCCCGGAATCTCATCGGCGTTATCGCCGGTGAGGCACTGGGTCGCGAAGTTATAGCTTTGCGTGAATCCATCGTTCCAGAAGATCCCATCTTCCAGGTGCTTGTAGTTCAACATCCAGCCACGCCCGTTTGCGGGGATATCCTTATCACAGTAGGCAATGACGTAGTTTGCTTCGTCCTTGTCGAGGTACTTCAGGCTCTTGTTGTAACTAATCCAAGACCGCATAACTACTTCGTCGTCAGTTTCCCGGTCCACTGCCATCAGAAGGTTGTGCCGATACTTAGAACGAACGAACTCTTTGCATTGGTGGAACAGCAGCGGCTTCTCTGGTCGCGATCCCTTGTAGTTAACAAACTTGGATTCGCGTTCCATCCGGAAATTGCCTGGGCCTTCCATGATGATCAGGAAGTCATCGCATTTGCCAGCAGTGACAATGTTTGACAGCTTCTGATCGATGGTGCTGAAAGCATGGCTGGCTTCACCAGTCAGCTCAGACTTAACCCTGAAGTCGAAGTCCTCTTTCGTCCAGCGGTCTTGGCCTTTAACCCAATTATTGAACTCTGTCTTCGACTCCCACAACTTCTCCCGGCCAGACTCTCTGTGAATGGCAATACATCGGTTCGTTTGTTGTTGTGCGGCTGAAGAGTAGAGAACCGTGTCAAAATCTATGACTAGTGTTCTCACTCTTCCACCTTAATATCCTGACAGTTCTTCGTACTTGTCGAATACAGCCTTGGCTGCATTACGCTGCTCTTCGTACACGTTGCGTGCGTAGATCACAGCGGCTTTGCCAACGAGAGGGACCACTTCTTTAGGCAGGCCATCCAGATTGGTCTTCTTGTTGTATTTGAAATCTTTCTTGAGCTGCTTGATGTCTTCGGAGATGACCAGCTTCTGGCCTTCTAGATCCTTCAGACGATCAAACAACGCTTGCTCGGTATACTGCATATTATTGACCCTGCTGTGGTGCGGATGGTTCGCTACGGTAGTTTGTAACCAGAGATGAAACACTTGAGAACGCACTTGCTACGCCATGGGCATCAGCAGAGAACGAAAGGGTGCTACTTGCCTTGATACCAAGACTCCCACCAGCGGCGAAGGCGTCGATGTTTGCTGCCAAGAAGACAACTTTCCAGCCTCGATCTTCAGCAGCTTGGATCTTCGCTTTGACCTGGGCAGAACTGAACTCTTTACTGGCGTTCTCGGCACCATCGGTAAGAATGGTGATGATCGCCCGTGTAGGGTTCTTTGCTTCCAGCGTGGTAAGCGCCTTACCAATTGCATCGTTCATCGCGGTCCAGCCCAGAGGGCGGTATGTATCCCGGTCCAACGGCTGTACTTCTTGAATCGGTGTATCTTTGATCGGGACCAGGTAACGGTCATCGAAGAGCACCAGAGTCAGGTTAGCATTGCCGCCCTGTGCCTTCTGGTCTGCCAAGAAGGTGTTAAAACCCCCAATAGCGTCATCGCGTACAATATCCATCGAACCGCTTTGATCCACAATTGCGAGGATTTCTACTACTTCATTATTAATCATTTTTTACCTATCAAGCCCGCATACGCGAGAAACGTCAATGCTGCAAACACAGCGGCTAATACAACCGGACCATATAGCGGGAGAGTTACCAACCACCAACTGATTGTGGTCAGTCCAGCTATCTTCAAGCCAAACATAATCGCGAACATCAGGCCTAGAATGCCGATCTTCATAATCCAAAACTCCAAATCGTTAGAATGGGGCGGTGTTACCCGCCCCGACTTACTTACCAAGGGGTATCGTCGTCAAACTTCTGAGCTTCTTCCTTCACCGCAGGTTTAGTAGCCTTGCGGCCAGTAACTTTTGGTGCAGGCTTTTGCTCTTCTTGTTCTTCTTCACGATCAGAATCATCCGCAGCATCATCTGCCTTGGCTGCCTTAGCCGGACGCAGTTTTTCAATCTGCTTCTGGATAGCCGAACCCTTATAGTTCTCAGCCTGCTTGATGGTGTTGATGACGTGCGAGCGAAGATGTTCAATCGACTCATCGCTGTTCTCTTCATCAAACTCAACTACCACTGGGGTAGTTTCCAAGTCTGCGATGTTCTGACCACGGCCCAGAGCAGCGGAAAACTTCAGATACTCTGTGAAGTATTCCTTCGATCCAGATTTCTTCATGTAAACTTGTGCATCGAACTGGAAGGCTTTACCCAGCAGTTCATCGATACGCTGTGGCAGGAAAACTTCATCTGGTTTGATGAGCTTTGCGGCTACGGCCATCTTGTGCAGCATGTTGTTCTGAGCCAGCGACCACTTCTTGGTCTTCCGCGACTTATCCAGGTTCACAACTCGCAACGGAGTTGGACGTGCGACAACCATCCCTTGTGTTGGGATGTAGAACTGACCACCCGTGTACAGACGTAGAGGCAGCGGATTCGACTCTTTGCCGTGCGCCTTCGCCATGTCAACAATGATGTCTGGGAAGTCGATCCCGAAAACAACACACTGTTGCGGTTTCTGCGGCCAGCACTTCAGGCGAACATCGGCCTTGGTGTCTGGATTCTTGCCATCTTTGAAGTACGTGTCAGGCATCTCTGCCATGATCGCCTCTTCCTCTTCTACAGTGCCGACGAACTCGACTTCAGCGTCTTGTTGTTTCTGGATGCCGAGGTCAACAATAACCGCAACATAACCTGGAACAGTTTCACGCTCTTGCAGACCAGCAGCTTCAACGCGATAACGGTTGATTGCATCAAAATCTACAGACGAATCGGTACTGCCACCCGAACTTTGGGTGCCTACTACTTTAAATGCCATACTTATACTTTCTCTTTTACTTTCTTAATTGACTTGCTAGTTTTCTAGCTTGCTTATTTTTTAACAGTGAACTCGCGTCCACTGATGGTGCACCGCACCACTACATGGCCATCTCCGGCCTTCTTACTGGTCGGGTTTGCAGCACGCATCCCCTGACCATAAAGTTCGTCTTGAAACTTACTTACCGCCGTTGGGTTGTAAACGAAATAACCGCCCATTAACGAATTTCCTTCCCTGCTTGCAGGACTACAATAGTGACGCCCTGCTGTTTGCCCCCCAGTTCTGCCTTGATGTAGCGAGCCAGATCACGGTCATCCACGCTGGTGTATAGCGAGCCATCTTTTTCGATGACGCCGTATGCCAGGACTTTCTCTGGCGACTTACGGCGTGGCTTCACCGCCAGTTTGGCAACTACTTCCATCTCGGAAGGCTCTGCACACCAATTCTTTTGCGAGGGGAAGTCCACCATCAGTACGCCGTCATCGCGGTAGCCGGTAACTTTCCCAACTTCGTCGTGACGGACATAGCCCCAACCATGTTCAGGCATCGATACACCAGATTTAACACGAACTTTATCACCAGCCATCAAACTTGCTTGCTTCACTACACTAACTTCCATTCTAGTTTTTTAAATTCAACTTGCTTTACTTCGCACAAACTATCGCCGTAGTAATACTCGTAGTCGGACCAATAGGATCCCGACTTAGAACAAGACTGTAGGAAGAATTTGTCGTCGTTGCGTTTATAGATGCGATCCCAATGAACATACTTGTGTTCGTTGATCTCGTCGGACTCTTCATACAGGGTGTATGTGAATCCGTTTAGCTCTAGGGGGTCGTCTTCGTACAACTCACCTAGATCCTGAACCTGTGCGTTTGTTAACTCTATTAGCACAGTATTACCTCCGCTTCTGCGAGGTAGGGTTGCAATCTTACAACAGTTACGTTGGTCGTCAACAACTTACCCCTTAATTAGTTAAAAATAAATTTATGTTAGTGGCAGTCCTTCCAAGAACGGCCTAGGACGTACCCGGCATCGAGCGGAACATTCAACTTGAAGTCCATGTTGACCCGTTGAACGGCCTCGGAGATGAGTTCGCCTTGGCGGCAGTACGCAACAAACCATGCTGTATCTGTGTGCTGTACGTCGCTCCAGGTGCCTTCTTGTTCAGACTTCCAATCAGCAACTACTTTTTCGCATCGCGCATCTTCTGCCTTCTGCAAGTCTTTGCGGATCTTGGAATCTTCGTGCTCGATCTTCTGCCAGCCCAACATCTGCTTGGTGAAGACTTTGAACTTGACCGATTCTTTATTAACTTCGCCTTGGGCTTCGTCGTGCATGGCAATCATCTGCTGCCACCAGTTCTGTACTTCGTCCAGAGACTGGGTGAAGAAGTCCACAATCATGCCTTCAGCGGCTGCCAGGCGGTCGTGGTAAACCATTACCTTCTTCGCACATACAACCCCACCACCTTGAAACAAACTGTTCAGGATCGCGTGTGCAGAGCGTGTAGGGATGAGGCGACCATCGATACCGATAATCCGTTTCTTCTGGAACTGTTTCTCCCACTCCCGTTTCAGTGCATCCTTCAACTTTGCAAGTGGGTCCGCTGCTTCCCAGAACGCATCAAAGACCATCTGTCCAACAGCCAAGGCAGCACCAATAGTCTTGGCAACTTTCGCGGCCTGGGCACCGTAGGTCGTACCGTACTTAACCGCTTTGGCATCTGTACGTGAGAAATCACTCCCGATAATCGCGCTGATCGACTTCGCCATCATGGTGTGAACGTCGAATGGCTTTTCTTGAATCAGCGAGTTGCAATAGGGTTTCCCGCTAGCCTTCTCGTGGATCCAGCAGTAATGCCCCTCAATGCGTGCCTCAAGCGAACTAAAGTCGTACCCGAGCTGCCATGCCACACGGCTGTCTGCCATGAACAAGGCCCGCATGTTCTCCCCGTACAGGCTTGTGGAGCGTGGCACATTGACTACCAACCTATGGCGCATTCTCGACGTGGCCGCATCGCATGTACCCGCAGGCGTTGGGATACGCCCATCCTCGCGAATGTTCGGCAAGTACCCCTTGGAAGTTTGTTCATCTTCCTCATCTTCGAAGTCTTCGAAAGTCTGTCCACCACCCAAGATTGAGTTACGGCGGTGACGATACGTCAGGTACTCCGTGATGTCGGTAATACATGCCAGCTCTTCAGAACTGTCAGCAATAGCCTGCAAGTTCTTGCAGATTTCCTTTTCTTGCCCGGTAGTGAAACTTGGGTTGGTCTGAACTTTTAAACCACCACCGCGTTGCTTACGCTTAGCAAAGAAGTTTTCCAGTCGAGCCCGTACCTGCCGCTCATTACCAGCAGGCGAGAGTTCCAGAAACTCCATCCGGTCTTTGCGGAACTCGGTATACAGCGTCTGCTCGATGTACCGCGCAATTGCAGCGTCAAGTTTCTCTGGAGAAAGTTTGATCTTCTTTGAGTCAACCGTGAGGTCTTTCTCTTTGTATTCCAGCGGAACCCAGCCCAGCGATACAAGCCACTCTTTAATGTGGGTCGTGTCGTTGATTGTGGCCGTCATCGTGGTTTTAAGCGGCACACCCTCTGGCAGAGGGAGCATGTGGCGCTTCCCCTCCCACCAGAATTCATAGCCGTCTTCGGTTTCCTTGATTTCAGCACCCAACTTCTCCGCGAACTTCACCAGGTTGGCACTTGGCTCCCCGGTGGACTTCTTGAACTGAAGTTTCGGCGGGGTATAGTCCTTCATGAACCCCTTAGTTGCTGGACGTGGCGGGATGATCGCTTCAATCTTGATCTTCCGTTCTTCCATCATTGCATCCAACTCAGCCAGGCACTCTTCAGCCAAGGCTTTATCGAACGCAAATCCCCGGTGCTCCTGACGGGTGATCAGCTCGATAGTTTGCTTCTCCAGCTTGATCGCTGGGTGCCACTTCTCGTTCCAATCCCACAGGGTCATCTCTGCATCGAGCTTCTTCGCTACAAGCTTGTTCGCCTTCACGTCGAGGATGTTGTAATAGACCATATCGGCCCCAGATACCAAGAATCGGAAGTCCCGTGGTACGTGCGGTCGGAAGTCCATCTTCTCATCGGTGGACCCGGTAGCCAGGTTCTCCAGGCTGTGCCCACCAAATCGATCCGGGTTCAGCGTCTTAGAGCGAACCATTGTGTCGTCAAACACAACCGGTTTACCGTTCCAAGTGTCATCACCCAGCGGCGTATCCATGCCAATCTCAACTTTATAATCAATACCGAAGTAGAGTTTGATTACCAGCAAGTCGAAGTTGATTTGGTTGTGCGCGATGATCCGGCTTCCTTCCGGAATCCATGCCAGAAACTTTGTGAACTCGCTCAGTGGACGATGAACATAGTCTAACGGTTCGTAGCCTTCGAACGTGTACGTGTAAGCGTCATTGACTGCACTGAAGTCCACGTTGAATGGGCGACCATCAAAGACAAACTTGGGGCCATCGTGGAAGGCAACAATCTTGTCATCGAACTCTACAACGATGCAGTGAATCTTAAAGCCTTCTTTCAGCTTGTACGGGACCTGGGAGTAATCAATGGAACTACTGTTTAGCAGCCCCGTCGATTCCAAGTCCCAAGTTATATCCTTGGGGGTCACATTTCTTCCTTACTGTTCTTCTTCTTCCAGCATTGCAGCCAAGTGCGGGTTATCTGCAATGTATTTATCAAAATCGTACAAGCGTGCAGAAGGAATGTCGTAGAACATGCCACCCGCTGGGCCAGTTTCACTAAAGTCCCTGTTCTTCAGGATGTTTACCGAAGTCTTATTACGCAAGATAGGGCTTGGGCTTTGTTTATCACGCTCCAGGGACAGAGTAAGACCAGATGCTTTAACCAAGAACGAGCTTCCTTGTGCATCATCTTCTGTCAACGGCGAGTCTTTACCGCCGTTCGTTGTTTTCCGAACGTGGGAAACAATAATCAGCGTGATACCGTACTCCTTGATAATCTTTTTGAACCAGGTGGCAACTTCCTCTTGCTCGCTAACACTCATGCCCGACAGCAAGTCGGAGTAAGGGTCAACAATAAGAAGAGTGACGCTCTGCCCGATAATCATTTCAAGGATCTTCTCCTTGATTTGCTCCCACGAAGCTCCCCGGTCGTCACATACATAGAGCGTCGGTGAACCATCAGGACGGACATACAATTTATCGATTTGAGCATCATGTGCAGTTAAGAAGGCACGCCGCTCTTCCTTTTCCATCCGGTGCAAGGCTTTGCCCAAGTGGTACGAAAGCAAGTTCAATGAGAACTTAGCGTGGGCCTGCTCAAGCGAGAGAACACCTACTCGCTCATTCGGCTCATAAAGCGCCATATGCTCAGTCAGGGCACTCATTGCCGTAGTTTTACCAATGCTGGTTTTAGCCAGCAGTAGGAAGATTTCCTGCTTTACAATGCCGCCGCCACTTTTAGCCGACACGCCATCGAAACACGCTGGCAAACTAATAATCGGCAAATCGGCTTGATCCATCGCGGCTTGTTTAAGTGCCGTAGATGCGTAGATGCCTGCCGGTGTATATGGCTGTGCTCCCCAGAAGTCGTTAATGAAATCTTGTTCAGCACCAACCCGGCGACCAGTTGCGTTATCGTAGATATAAGCGTTGGGGTCTTTCTTCCGCATCTTCATTACGAAGACTTTGCCACGGGGAAGAACTTTTACGATCTTCTCTACGGCCTTGTTGCCAACTTCATCGTTGTCCATGCAGATAACGATTTTCTTGAACTTGTTGAAGAACTCATACTGTGCCTGGACTTGCTTGTGAACGCTGCCCTCCCCGCTCGTGCCTGATACAACAGCAACTGGGTCGAACGCTTTGTTCTTCTGTGCATCACTCAGCATCTGATATGCGGCTAGAGCATCGTGCTCCCCACCGGTAATCAACACCGTGCCATTGAACGTCTTGAACCACATCTGGCCGAACAGATCACAACTCAGGCCAGTTTCACCAAATGGGTTAGCGAACTCCTTGGGGTGTTTCCTGATCTTGTAGCCAGTGAGCTTGTAGCTCTTCGTACACGGGTAGTAGATTTCATCTACGCTGCCGTCTTCTTCGTTATAGCGGTAACGCACCATGAACTTCTTGGAAGTTTCATCACGGATACCGCGATATCCCTTGGTTTTATCTCCAGTCTCTTCCTTGAGCTGGTTGTGAATCTCTTCGTTAAACGGCTTGCCCACTACGTTCAGTTCCTGCTCTCTTTCTTCATATCCACCATTCGCTTCCATCCATTCAACGCTTGGATAACTCCACTCGCAGGAAAAACAACGGCATCCCTTGTGTCTACCCGATGAGTCCAGGCCGTAGATCACCAGGTTATCCCCGGCGTTGTCTTGGCCCTTCTTCCGGCAGACGGGGCACGCGAAGTGCCCAGTTTGCGACAAATCTAATACTTGCCCAAACTTCGTTATTTCGTGACTCACTACAACTCAATGCTCCGGATCAATAACTACTTCAGCGAAGTATTCAGACGACTTCCAATGGTCGTTCCCATATCGGTTAGAGTTGGACGGCAGCTCCATCCAGTGCTCCCAACCTCTATCGTCATAGATATAGCCGTCGCAATCTCCGAATTTTGGGTCGAAGTGAAACGGGTATTCATTACGAAGGGTTACGTGGTCTAGTTCTTTCTTACATACCAGATGAACTTGCATACAACCCCTTACTTAGTGGAACTTCTTTTTCCAGTTGTCGTGCGACATCCGCATGGTCTTTGCCAGAGCTTCAACGGCAAACAAGCTGTTGATAAAGCCCTCATCCGTCTGACTTACACTCAACAGAGCTTCCTCCAAATAGCCGTAGAGGCGTTTCTGAGTTTCGGTTAGATGTGCGGTTTCTTCTATATATCGGCCAGTCTCAGTCATTACAGACGCTCACGAATTTCAGTTAAAGTGGTTTTACGGAGGAACATGCCATTCAGGAACAGCAACTTCAGCAAGTTCTCTTCAGAGGCTTCTTCTAGTGGTGTTACATCGTCATCCAAGAAATAACCGGCTTCAGAGTTACGGCCTACAAACAACAGGCCCTTCGCAGATTTCTTCTTGCTGTCGGTCTTCGGATCTTTGTAAATCGAGATTGCTTGTCCGTTAACCATCGTCCAAGTCGCCTTGACTGCGAACCCGAATGTATCCCTTGAACTTACTTGGTATGTATATGACCCGACCCCAAATACGACGTTGCCAGAGGCAAAACCCTTCGCTTCCAGGCGTTCCAGAATCTCCAGGCAACGCTGTGTCGTAATCGAGTCGCCGTAGATCAGCCCAATGTGCTCATCGAGCAACTTGAAACCTTTGTTAGTTATCGTGCCGCCGAACTCTTCCCAGAGAACTTGAACTGCACCTTTAACTTCAGCTTCGGAGAGTTCCTTACCAACTCGTTCCATGATTCCATCATAGGAATACTCATAGAACTTACCGTCACGAGCCAAGATTTCACTCGGCTTATAACCGCAGATCACTTTCACGGGATCGCCAGAATCTGGACGAACTACCAACTTGCCGGGAGTAATGCCATTGCTCTCACGAGCCATGATTACTTCTTTCAAGTAAGGCAGACCCTTAGTCAACATACCGTAGAAGTCGAAAGAATCGAGGACGTTGGAAAGGATGCCTTTCGGGAACTTCCGATTCAGCTCATAAAGGAACATCACTTCCGCAATCAGACGAACTTCCATGTCGTCACGACGCATTGCGTTATTGATGTCCATTTGCTGACGACTGAGGAACTTGTAGCTCCCGTTCTGCAACTCCTGCTCGATCCGTAGGATATTGCTAGTTGTTACAGCGTGCTCAGTTGCCGGTACAGACGCGGCGACAAAGCCGGTTTCGCCGTAATACTTCATTGCGTACAGCACGCTACCGAGGGTGTCAGTGCCCAAGAAGTTCGCAATGTGGCCGAAGCCGCTCCGTGCTGCATCCTCTGGTCCGCTCATGCCACGGGCCGAGAAGTCGTGAGCCTGGAAAGCAACGCCTTCAATAGGGCTTCCCGTGCGTTCTGCGAAGTCAAACAGCATCGCCTTGTATTCAGCGGCGATAGTTGCGTTGGTCATCGTCTTCCAGGTCAGGTCACTGATCGTGGTTTCGAGGAAGTTCACCAGCCAGTAAGCGTGATCCACGGTGTTGCGGATCGTCAGGACCGGGACACCCATTGGCACTTTCCGGCCTTCTTGGATCGTCTTAATCTCCAGAGGCAAAGCGCCCAAGTCGTGCAACTTCGACAGGCCTTCAACGCTGACGACATCCGGACCAAGCATGTAGTCGCAAAGAAGTTTAAATTGAGCCAGAGCGACAGCCTTATCCATGTCAAAGAACTGCTGCCAGTTCTCGACAATCTCCATGACAGCGCCTTGCAGGCCAATTACAACCAACTTGCCGTCGTAATAACGGGTAGCTTTTTGGCGGTAGATGCGGTCAGAGCGGGGAGTTAAGTTGCTGTAAACAGCTTGTGTTCCATCGGCGTACATTGCGGCGTGGCCGAGCTTATAGCAATCGCTATTAAACGGTGCAAATAGATTCAATTATGTCTTCCTGACTTTCTTATACAACTTTGATCCACTGAACTTTCTCGTTGTCGATAAGATCGACCTCCGCAGAAGGCACGCTGTGATATGAATTGGTGGTGTAAACCTTGTCGTACATGCCCTGAGAAGTCAGGACATCTATTCCTTTAGTGAACAGGCCGTGCGTAACTACCAAGCGGAGAGATGCACACTTGCCCCGGCGAAGAACTTCTGCCAGCTCCGTGAACGTGCGTCCACCATCGCAGATGTCATCCGCAACAAGAAGGTTCAGGCCTTCAACACTCTCTGAGACGCTGACACCCTCGATCCGACCGGTTGCTACATCCCGTACTTTGTTTGCACAGATAACACCCTTGGCTTCGATCTTTTTGGCGAGGTGGTGAGCTTTCTTATAAGCCCCTGCATCTGGTGCAACAACATAGAAATCCGCGAACGTGTCGGAGATTTCATGGAAGATCACACTTTGCGGGTGGTTCTTACAATTGCGTAGCAGAGCTGGTGCAACATCACTGTGAGAATCGATTACTTCAACAGAGGTAAAGCCACAGAGGTTAATCAAGTTCGCCATCACTGCGACACTCAACGCCTCCCCTTCTACACACGGGCGATCCTGGCGGGCATACGGCATGTACGGCATGTTCAGGTGCAAGTCTGCCCGTGGGTAATGGCGACGAAGTGCGTCAGTCGCCAGAAGCAATGCAATGATGTCATCGCTAGTCTGCAACGATGCGGACACCCAAACACGCTCTACGGTGTAAGAAACAGCTCCGCTGCCGATATTGATGTTCACCTTTACTTCACCACCGGGGAACTTGCTGACTTCTACATGGGTGGTGATGCTCGCTACACGGTACTTGATCACGCGGTTATTCCTTGTCGTATACGTGGACTTTGAATCCACGACTAATTAGTTGTCGTTCAATCATCGGGACCAGCTCTGTATCCCAGTCAGCACCACCCAAGCCACAGCCAAGGCGTGGAAGGCAAACCTTCAGGCCCAACTCACCCGATACCTTGAAACGCTCTGCAAATCGCTCCAGAGCCTTTTCCAGGTTGATCGGCTGGGTGTACTTCTTGCCGTCCTTGCCGTAGTTGTATTGCCCGTACAAGTTGACGACGAATCCACCCAAGTCTGCGAATGCGGCGTAGCTGAACGTGCCCAACTTCGTGACATCGCCCTTCACGGTCATGCAATCAGCATCGTAAGCCCGTGTAAGTTCCTCGCGAATCTTCTTGGCAACGCCACTGTTCATCGTGTTGAAACAGTTCGCCTGGTGAAGCAGAGCGATATACTTACCGCTCATGAACGCTTCAACCACACAGCCTTTCTTGTACTTAATCATTCTGCTCAATCCCGATCAGCAACCACACACCGTGCTCTTTTTCGAAGTTCCAGAACTGGTTAATTACAACCTCGCCAGTGCCGTCGTTCAGAGTGGCGTGATACAGGACTGATCCACGGACCTTGCCCTGCTCGACCGCACAGTCAACCGTCTTGTGTTCATAACGCAGAACTTTGGACGGTGGAGCCAAGCAATCATCGATTGGCAGGTACTTGGTATTAGCCTCGATCCATTCCGCGTTATCGCTGTTCTTCTGGAAGTTGTAGAAGATGTCCATTGCCTTACTGTCCAGTTCACCGAACTGAGAGCGTGTACTTGGATTCAATTCCAGTTCCTTACGGATCTTCTCTTGCACGCTAGTTTTGCCGACCATCAAATACAACTTGTAAACTCCGAACGCGATGGCACCTACAACACTCAGGAAGAAGGCCAGTTTAATAATGAACCACAACATGCCCCACAGAGCGCCAAAGAAGGTGATGCCCTCTTTCGGTTGCTGTACAACTACAACTTGCGGCTGTTGGTATTGCTGCTGCGGTTGTGCGTAGCCTTGTTCCGGCAAATACTCTTGCGGTGCGGCTTGACGTTGTGGAACTGGAGCTGCTACCGGCTGGCCTTGCTGGTTAAAGTATTGGCCTGGGTACTGCGGGTGCGTGTACATCCCGGCATGACCTGGGCTGCTGATCAGTGCAGTAATCGCACTGGCTGCCAAGATGCCGCCACCAACACCTGCGGCTGTTACGCCGATGTCCCGCATGGTGGAACTTTGTCGCGGTGCTTCGTTGTACGAGTTGCTACGGTAGCCGTTATTGCTGTAACCGCTGTTGTAGTTGCTCTTGTAGCCACTGTTGTAACTGTTGCTTGAGCTTTGGCTACTAGAAGAATACGAAGGCGTTTTGTAAGTGGTAGCCGGTTTACTATAGGTAGGAGTAGACGGGCGACTGTAAGAGCGGGAAACGCCGCTGCTAGAACGCGCACCAAACGCCGCATAAGAAACATCAGCAAATACGACCAGACCCATCGCCAAAAGCGGTACAAATAACTTCCTCATTTATTAATCCTGTTAGTGGTGCGAGATGATTTCTTTCTTATCAAGAATTGCTTTAACTTCTTCCCACGACCAAGGCGACATATCCGCGTTCGGTCGATTGTCGATCCCCACGTTCAAACTTCTACCGCGAACACTTCCGTAGGTATTGTGAACGTGGCCGAACAGATGGAACGCGCCTCGATGACACTGGTGCCACTCGTGAATCGGGAAGTGGAACAAGATCACTTTCTGTTGATCGATCCGGATTTCTTTGTAGTCCTGACGGGAGCTGAAGTGCCCAGCAAGTTTCGGAGTACGAAGAACCTCATCGTGATTTCCGTAGATCAGGTGGATATCACCCCTCAAGCGGCGAAGTACGTTTTCGGTGTAATTCACACTGCCAAACGAGAAGTCGCCCAAGTGGTAAATTCGATCCCCACGCTTTACAAGACGGTTCCAATTTTCAATCAGAAGTTCATCGTGTTCTTCCAGCGTGCCGTGTGGCCTAGTGTCTGGGCAGAACGTTTGGATCCGGTTGTGAAAAAAATGTGTGTCCGAGGTAAACCAAATATTACTCATGTTGAAATTTCCATTTAGAGCACGCACTCGCAAGGCTTGTTTGCGTCATCCGGCTTAGTCTTTATCCCTAGTTTTCGAACGGCAGCCCAGAACGTGACACCAAGTGTGTGCTCAGTCGTAGATACCCCACTCTCTTTCATCAGCTTAAAAATTGGCTCAAGTTGGATTAGTGAGGACTCTTTAAGGATCGTGTACCCGATCTCTTCTTCTGCCCACTTTGCTTTTTCCCAAACATCTGGCCGATTGCAATAAACGATGTACCAGTGCTGCTTTCCAGCCTTTAGGCAACCAATGCAGTTAGCATGTTTGAATGTGCCGTATTGCATTGGGGGGTTAATACCGACTTCAATAGTCTGCGAAATCGTGCGGTCTACCCAAGTAGCAATTGGGAAGTCTGCCTTATATCCCTGAGCCCCCAGGATCTGTGCCCTTCGTTGAATTCGTCTCGGTTCGTTTGCATCAAACCCGTAGTAGATGATTGCTAACTTGCCCTGGACGTTGGCCTTTAACCACTTCATGAACGGTTCCGTTTTGAGGCGGCTAGTACAGAGTTCAGTGCCTGAACCAACTTTGAACGCAGAGGCTTTTACAACAACGTCGAACTGATCAGGCAATAAGTCCGGATCTTCAATCCCTTCAATGTTTGCGTAGGTGATGCTGAGCCCCAAGTAATCCGCAACTTCCGTCTTGAAGCGCTTAACGTCAGCATCCTCCACATTGGAATTGATGTCGTGATTCAGAAGGACCACATCCTCTTTTCCGAACTTTCGGACAACCTCGATGGCGACAATTGCCGAAGAGTGGCCTCCTGAGTAGCAGACGATGTGCTTGATATTACTCATCGTGTTCAAACTTCCTTGTTAGCCATTCAGCCCACTGTTCCATTGCAGCGGCGATACCTGGGTAAGTCTCTGATCGTTCCAGCCAGCGGTTCGGACCAGGTGATAGCCTGTTCTGCCCGGTGTCGGTTTGATTCGCCCAACGCGGGAGTAACTTCCCACTTGGCTGAAGGCACATCCGAGGCTCCACATACTTGCTGGGATCGAGCACGAGTTTGGGCGTGCCCTTGGTCAGCCAGAACCCTGTGCCCTTGCTTGCGTCATCGCCAAACTGATACGGGTGAACAACCTGGTCCGGCCTGCGGATCGCTGTATTGATGGCCGATGTACCAGGGTTCTCAATCGCTACCGGGAACGGTAGATCGAGCAGCTTGCGGAAGTTGTCAAGTTCCTGTGCCTGTGCCTCCCTGCGGCTAGCTCCGTATTTCTTTGAAGGATCAATCTTCTGGTGGTAGCCAATATCTGGATACTTCTCAAAGTTTGGATCTTGTAGAGCCCAAGCGCCTGAAGTTGTCAGGTAAGTACACATCGGGTGGAGTACAGCGAAATCCCAATCCTGATCTAAGAAGTTCCAGATATCCCCTTGTAAATGTTTGCTTCCATCTCCGCGTGCTGGCAGTAGATCGCACGTCCAAACATCGTGCCCGTATTTCTCAAAGGCTTGTCGTGACAGCGGGCATGCGGAGTATCCAATTAGAACTCTTGCCAACTAGACCGACTCCACCCACTCATAACCTGGGAGGTACAACTCAGGGATTGCGGTATACAGCAGTTGCTCCACCTCATCCGTAAATTCGTAGTTGTGATCCAAGCTGCTGCAAACAACTGAGCCGATAAGTTCACGGGGCTCCAGCTCCAAATTGTCGAGAAACTTCAGAACTGCCTCTTTCGGAGTGTTAGCTTCAATAACATCATTAAGCAGGCTAGTGGTCGTAACGATTGCGATAGAAACAATGGTCATTCTTTATCCTTGTAGAATTTGTGGCTTCCGACCGTGGCGATATACCGCATCTTCTTTGCCCACTTCGGTTTAGCTTTTAATGTGTGATAGTGATCCGACTGTCCAATGGGGTTCTTAACTTCCCCATGGAGGATCTGGTAACTTGCGATGTAGGCTCTTTCCCAATCCTCTGGCTTAGGTCGTGTCTTCTGACGACGGCTCATGTAAGAGAACTGGTTCTTCTGTGCAACAACTCCGCGTACAGTCTTGGGCCATCGTTCAGGGTTCTTAGTCCGCTCAACGATTACATAGCCAACTGCGATAGAGCCCATTAGGGATTCGCTTCTAGTTTCGTAGGCCAAGGCCTCTGCCATCTTCGAACACTCACCACTCCGCTTACAGCGCTTTAGCCTGGTAGCATCGGTAAGTTCTTCGATAACCTCGACGGGAATCCCTATTTGTTCGTGTTTCATCTCAACCGGGGCTACATCAATGCGGTCGAACTTATCTGCCCAGCTCTCAAAAGCCTGGGTAACTGCCCAATCACAAGTGTGCATCACTACTGCAAAGACGAACGCCGTTGCGTAGAACTGAAAATCAGCCCGGTGGAACATGGCCCACCTCTTACAAGAACGACACCCAGTGCTGTGTAACAATGACTGGTTTACGCAGACTGCGACCAGCGAGGTAGACTTTCTTGATGAACGCTTGGCCTTTCAACGACTCGCCCATATAACGCATCGTGTTGTTGTACAACGAACGCATGTTATCCAGGGTGAGGATGCGGGCTGACGGGTTATCGATTACAAACAAACCGCCTTCAATCCGATAGCCTTGGAAGTTCGCAAACTTCTCTAAGCACATCAGTTGGAGTTGGCTGGTGTCGTATGCCTGCGTGTTACCGGCAGGGAGGGCCATTAGTTGTGCTTGGGTAGATAGAATGTATTTATCTAGCGGATGTTCATTTTGCTTCATACTTGCCTTACTTGGTTAATTAAAATCGTCCAGCGTTAGTCGCGTGAACTCATTGCCATGTTGTAGGAAAACTTCTACACCAGCTTTAAGTAGATGAATTAGCCCCTCATCTGAGCGGTAGAAGTTGCGGAAGATGAATCGCTCGATCCCTGCGTCCACAATGTCAACCGAACACAAGTAGCAACAAGAGTGAGTACAGAACATCGTAGCTCCCACCGCACTTTCAGAAGAGCGTACAAGGCCCATCAGAGCGTTCTTTTCGCTATGCCGTACCTCTGGCTTCGTATTGTTGTGTTCGTCCTCCAGGGCACCGTGTAGGTGCTCAGGGAGTGCGTTGTAACCGCAGGAGATGATACGGTTGCCTTTTACAACGACGGCACCAACTTTTAAACGTATTCCAACACTGCAACGAGCAAATGCGTGGGCACAATCCATGTATGCCAACATGTGTTTCGTCTTCATGGGTAAATCACGATCACCAAGGTGGGATCTTCTTCCCCATTCTCTAGCGCTTCCTCTAGGGAGTCGTACGTATGCTCCAAGTCCTTTGACACATACGTCAGTTCTGCGCCTTCCGCATACTCGTAAGAGTTTCCCTCACCGTCTGCTTGGAGCAAGATGTTGCAGTTACCGCCCTTGCTAGTTAGAGCTGCAAGTTTTGACACTAATTTATTAGCTGTGATCATTCCATGTACCACTCTGCATAACTTGAAATATGCTTCACGCGGTGTGAAACACGGTTGGCTTTAACTTGCCACTTTGGAGCATAGAACTGGACGGCAAGTTCTTCTTCAGTCAATCGCAACACATTACCGAAGTCGGTAAAGATCGTGTACAAGTCAACTAGTTTGTCACCCCACTTCACAGTATCAACCGCCAATATGACCGCGTTACCCATCTTGCGACCATCCCTAGTTGCAAGTTGAGCAAACTGCACCCACTCGCCTTCCAGACTGGCACTTGCCCAGTGCGGGAGGTAGTACCGTTGAATCATCTGCTGTATTACATCGAACAAAATTTCGTCGTCTACAGTTTGTTTTATTTCAGGCATTTGATTTGCTCAACGTCGTCTTCCTCTAATATGACCTCTCCAACGGACTCGAATCTTACAAAGATGGCGTCATCGTATACACCAACAACTTCACCATCTAATCCAAGTAGCCGGAAACAGCCTTTTTGGTTGTACCAGTTACACTCTTCAATAACTCGGACTTTATCGCCAATACTAAGCATCCCGTCCCTCTAGCTTTCGCCAAGCGGCATCAGTTTCTTTTAGAAGTGCTTCCAGCTCTTTCCACTTCTTTTCTTTGTACAGCTCTAGGGCTTTACTGCCGGGGGCAAGATAATGCCCCGGCTTGTATTCAACGGCATCGCGGTACATGGATTTCCCGTCTTGTTATAATCAAGGCCAGCGCTTCTTCTTCTTTGCCTTCCTGGTCTTCTTGTTGTTAGTGTCGTCCAGGATACCCATCAGGCTCGCCTTAATAATGGCTTGATCAATAGTCTTCTGCATATGTCCGAAAGAGCGAAGGCTTGTGGCTTTACTCATTCACCGCTCCCTACAAGCCCTGCTTTACGCAGCAGCTTACCGATATAAATCTCACCCTTACCAGTAACCTTGGTCTGGGTGTAGTGAACGAACTTGCCCTTCTCCTTGTAGAACTTAGGATCTACTTCGAAGTGACCGGAATCAATGTAGCGTTGGTATGGTGGGTTATGTTCATCGTTCCGAATAACTCCATAGTCTTTCAGGAATTTAAACAGCTTAGTCCGACCAATCCCGTACTTGTTTGCAACTTGCAGCATGGTCAAAGACTCAACCGAGGCTTTAACCGCGTCGTGGTATTCCACTTTCGGCTTGTCTGCTGCAACTTTCTGTTCCAGCTTCAATACTTGTTCGGTGTAACCCAGCAGCAGACCACGGAGGGATGATGCGTCTGCCAAGTTGACAGCAGGAGCACCGAACGTGCCTGTCTTGCGGATGCTAGGAAGAACCTCGCCTGTTACCCACTTCTTGAAGCGCTTGGCCGATTCCTTGCGGCTCTTCAGGACAGCCGAGTACAGACCGGACTCGTTGATGATGGTCACTTTCTGATCGCCACCAAGGGTACACAGAATGTGTGCCCCCTTTTCCTCATCGTCCAGATTACGGGTCATTGTCTCAGCCCCACGATACTCAAGGGCTTGAGCCACATCATTAGCCACCCACCACGGCTCACCATCCTGCATAACTACACGTACAGAGATGTCTCCAAAATTAAACGGAACTACGTTACTCAATTCTTGTGCCCTCCATGGGCGATTAAAGGCGCCCGCCTTGCAGGCGCCAAGTTATTACTCTTCGTCGTTTTCCAGTGCAGCCAAGTATTTCTGCATACCTGCTTCGTACTCAGCCAATTCCTTCTCTTCCTGCTCAGCCCGGTAAGCCGCGTACTTCGGCAGACGCTCCAACAAATCATCTGCGTAGAAGTACAAGTCTTTGCCGTTATCCAAGATGGCTACAAACTCTTCGTCCGTCAGGAAGCCCCGGTAAGTGCTATATACCCACTCACGGTTAACACGCTCCGTGAACGCCACACTTGTACGGATTACCGACTCTGGACCGTAGCCTGGAGAGTAGGAACATGCGTGGATCATCATCGTACTGCTCTTGTGGATAATCCAATCATCCGCGTGGAGTGCGATAGCTGATGCAGCACTTGCACAAGTAAAACCAATCTCCGCGATGATTTCGGCTTCACATTCATCCATGCGACGGCACAAGAAGTCGCATGTTTCCATGCTGCCACCAGGTGAGCTGATCTGCATGATCACTTTGTCGTCAGGACCAGCCGATGCCAGAATCTCAACTTCCTCACCGAACTCATCAATCTCCCCAATCGGGACAACAATAGGAACTACAAACTTGTTAGTTACCTTCTGCTGGACGGTGATGTGTTTCTGCCGCTGACCCATAATCGGCATCAGCATGTCTGGGAAGCCGTCAACTTTCTTGTCGTCAGTCTGCTTCATGCTGCTGCCTTCAATGCACGGTCTTTCATCATGCCGATGGCGATGTCTTTAACCAGGCCACCCCGTACAATGTCGTCCGGACTGTCGAAGTCCACGATGCCAACTCCCTTCAGACCGTGACGCTTGACGAAAGACAAGAACCATTCCAGGCCACACTGACCTTGGATGTCTTTCTGAAGGATGTCACCGCAGAGAACCAACTTGCAGTTGTCCGACACCCGAGTAACGATACTTTGCATCTCTTCCGGGGTGGTCTGCTGTGCTTCATCGATAATCAGGAAACTGTGTTGGTCGAAACTCCGACCGCGAATACTTTCAACTTCCTGAACTTCGATTTCCCCGGACTCCCCATCTTTCAAAGCCACCTCATAGGCGCCTGCACCGATGCGGAACTTGATGGTATCGAGCACGTTGCGAACATAGGGATAGAGTTTCTGAAGACTTGAACCTGGCTTGTACCCGGATGTGTTCCCCGTTTGTACGTAAGCCCGAGCTACGATGATTTTCTCTATTTCATTACGGCGGAACTTATCTGCTGCGACTGCTGCTGCACAGAATGTCTTACCAGTACCGTGGTAGCCCAATACTACAAGGGCTTGAATATCTGGATCATTCAATAGCCGGAAATACTCAAGCTGCTTCTCAGTCTTCGCTACAACAACTGGTGGCTCCCGCTCCGCTTTGAACTTCTCTTTTACCTCCGGCTTTACTCCACCGTTCCTTGTACTCTTGGTACGCTTGCGAGGAACTTTCACTTCCTGCCCGTCTACCACCATTACAAACTCTCGTTCTTTAGCACCCAAATTTACCGCTCCATTAACTCAAACTCGGCAAGACGTAAATCTTGCCTATAATCACGCCGATCATTAGCACGAGTGCCAAACCACCAACGCCCGAACTGATATCTTTTACGCATTAACTTGCTTCTAAACATCGACACACCCGCTTTTTCCGACGCTCTTTGCGATAGTCGTGTACGCCTTGCACAGTTGCCCACACCAAGTTGTCTTTATGGTTGTTTAGTGTGTTGCCGTCTCTATGCCAGATCCACGGCAAGTTACTTGGGTTCTCCAACCAGGCTTCAGCCACAACGGTTTGCACATAGCGTTGAACACCGGCAATGCGAACCCGAGCGTACTGTTTGTGGGGTTTACCTGGATTAGGCGTGTGAGCTGAGATTTTTAGCCAACGCTTGTGCTCGTGGTTCCAAACCCGGCCATCCTCTGTCACGTAGTAGCCGGGGGTATTGGCAATCGGTTGCAGGGGTACATCTGGTAGCGGCATGGCCTTCTTGGCAGCCCTTGCACGCTCTACGGCGCTTCCTTTGCGTCCACCTTGGCGGATGGCGTCCTCGATGGTGCATCCCTGTCGGATACGCTGACTGATAAGGGCGGAAGTGATACCAAGATACTCACACCATTCAGTGCGTGTCCTTGTTACACCATCTACGGTTACAACGCTGGAAACCCTTGTCATGGCCGCTGCCCCTTCCTTGTTTGCGTACCGGTGCAGGTCAATCCGCCCTTGCCTTTTTGTATCTTGCTGGCATTCACGGTGTAGCGGCCTTTACCGAAAACTTCGTCGCATGCCGCCTGGGCCAAGGCCCTGTCGCGGGAGTGGTAGAAGTAGTAGTCCCCCATGGCAGACCGCGTGAAGAACGTGGCTGGAGGCTCAAAGTCGAAGTCTGCGAACTCGTCGTAGGGCACGACGGTGATGCGGATGCCTGCTGCAATAACACTGTCTAACTGCACTTCTGTAGAACCGGTAACACTTTCTCTTACACTATCCTGACTAGCCATACTGCGTCCTTACTGTCTTGCTGTGGGAGCCATCCTAACAGCCGAGAGGCACGAGTCAAGGAATCTCGCACACTAAATAATGGGTAAAGTGTACGAGAAAACTAAACGAAAAATACTTGGAGAGGGGGCTTGACAGCACAACGAAGTGTGGTATTTTCTACTTACAATAATTTATAGAGTATAATGCTTTTAATTCTATTACTTATAAATACTCTATATCTTATCTATTCTATTACTTCTCTTCTTCTATACTCTATTACTCTATATATATTAACTCTTAGATATAATAACTCTATTATATCTTCTCTATACATTACTCTATATATAACAACTCTATGATATAGAGTGCGGAGCTGGGCCAGAGCCCACCCCTAGAGTAATGCCAGGCGACACGCTGTCGCACATCCCTTTACCCTGGAGTCCGCTATGGATGACCTCCCCGTGTGCGAGAAGCACTTGTATGCCGACGTGATGCCCCACAGTGGCCGTTGTCGCGTTTGTATCGAAGAGAGCAATGCAGACGCACGCCCCTATTTGGAAACAGCCCATATACTTGCAGAGGGCTGCCGAGAAGTTTTGAAGTATCTTCGCTCAATACAGAAAGATGAAGACGTTATCGATTGATGCAAATCGATAGAAATCTACTATTGGTAAAAAATCGTACACTTTTGTAGTATGGGAGCGAACAAGGGCTTGGGCACTCCCAAGACTCTAAGAAAGTTGATTAAAGAGGTTGACGACAAATGACACAGACATCTAGTAATCAAGTTAAGCCGGTCATCAAGTTTGTAAACGATAGTTCGGAGATTAGAGTCTGCTTTAAATCGAGTCGCGCAGTCAGCACCATACAGAAGATGCCCAATGGCAGGTACGTTGTTGTAAAAGTCTACGAAGAAGAAGTCACTGAGTGCGACAAATACTCAGAGGCCAAGCAGGAGGCTGAAAGTGCAGCGATGCTCCCAGCCACCACCCACTCCACCCACCACTCAAAAGAGAACCCTGATTTAAAGGTTTGCTACAAGGCTGGCCGTGCTATCAGCACGATCCACAGGATGCCAGACGGCAAGTTCCAAGTGATCAAGCTGTACGAAGAGAAGGCAACCGCGCACTACGCCTTCGCCATAGCCGAGGAAGTCGCTACAAATGCTGAAATGAAGCAAGCACCTCGCACTAAGAAGGACGCCGCATAGGAAGGTCTGGAGTTGTGCCGAGCATCGAAAACATCGGAGTCAGTTTGGGGAAAGTATGCGTTCGGCACATAGAGATAGAGAGTCGGTTAGGGATTTCGCGATGGCAGATATTGATACACGTAATGCAATAGCGGAGCAGATAGTCAGTAGTAGGAAAGAGCTAGGGTATACAGCCGCACAGCTAGCAGAATCAGCAAACATCGCAGAGACGAACCTGATCCTGGTAGAAGGCGGCTTTGGTTTCGAAGGGAGTCATGAGGTTGCGGTAGCAGCCCTGACGGCAATCCACCGACTGGAGACTTTGAGAGCCGGAACGGCCCACCTCCGAATAGTTTAAGTATAGAAATTATGTCCACGAATTGACGAACCGGACGGGCCGTGACCCACTTGGTGCCTGATCCGGTTTTGTCTAGCCTGCCCCCACTCGCCCCTGAAAAATATTTTCTCTTACACTTCGATTGCCTCTTGACAAGTAGCAGAAGTGTCGTAGAATCCGTAGCTCAAGTCAGCCGCAAGGCTACTCCCCCGCTGTCGCCGCAAGGCAAGTATTCGCTTTAAGCCGCAAGGCTACTCAGTTTAAGAATCGTTCCAGCAACCCAATTTCATATCCCGCTAAGATCGAGGTCACAGGTTCGAATCCTGTCGCGTGCCCAGTAGGCTCGTGTAGCTCAGTTGGTAGAGCGCGTAGAAAACCCAACGATTCTGTTAACACAAAAATAAGACTATTTAAGGGACTAAACTATTTGACCAGTTTCGCGACTGCGTTTAACAACGCCACTACAACAACTAACGGCGACTTCGCCTATAAATCCACTCTGGACGCGAACGTAGACTTGTTCTACCAGGCCGGTGCCAGCCGTGGTAAAGAAATTGGAACACTCTTCGACCGGGCAGTTAGTACCAACGAAGAAGTGGCCGTCCGCACCCTACTCTGGTTGCGTGATGCACGAGAAGGTGCCGGTGAACGGCAACAGTTCAAGAACCTAGTTCTGCGACTGAAGCCTGAAGTTGTACAGAAGTTGATCCCGCTGATTCCAGAACTTGGCCGTTGGGATGATCTACTGGTCTTCTTGGACACTCCGTTCGAACGTCAGGCCATGGGCGTAGTTGCCGCAGGCTTGAACATGGGCAACGGCCTGTGTGCGAAGTGGATGCCACGCAAGGGAATTGTGGCCGCGAAGATCCGCAAAGTCTTGGGCATCAAGAGCCCGAAGTTGTGGCGCCAGTACCTGGTGTCGCTGACTGACGTAGTTGAACAGAAGATGTGTTCCAAGGACTGGAGCAGCATTGAGTTCGGCAAAGTTCCATCCGTAGCCGCTGGCCGCTACATCCAGGCTTTCCTCCGCAACGCACCCGATGCGTACAACGAGTACAAAGAGCGCCTGGTAAAAGGCGAAGCAAAGATTAATGCCGCTGCTGTTTATCCGTACGATGTAGTGAAGGCTCTTCGTAATGGTGATCCAGTTGTAGCAACAGCCCAATGGAACGCACTTCCGAATTACATGGAAGGAGTTGATGAACGCATTCTGCCGATGATTGATACATCCGGCTCGATGGGTTGTCCAGCGGGTGGTTACAGCAGTAACTCCGGTACAACTTGCATGGATGTCGCTGTTTCCCTAGGGATCTATGTCGCACATCGCAACGTAGGCGCCTTCAAGAACATCATGTTGAGCTTCCACGCACAACCCAAGCTGTTCCAGTTCTCTGGCAACTTCGCTGAAGCGGTGCGACAAGTTGATAGTGCTCCATGGGGCATGAACACCGACATCGAGAAGGCCTTCATTGAAGTCCTGGCTCGTGCAAGATCACACAATGTCGCTCCGGACCAGATGCCAACCAAGGTATTGATCCTCAGTGATATGCAGTTCGACTTCTGTGTAAAAGGTATGGGTGCGTACGACAGCATCAAACGCCAGTACGCAGCATCGGGTTACGAACTACCGCAGATTGTCTTCTGGAACATCAATAGTTCCGCTGGCACTTCCCCGGTAACTATCGGAACTAAGGGAACTGCACTAGTTAGCGGGTTCTCGCCATCGATCCTCAAGGGGGTTGTAAGCGGTGAACTTGAACCAGCGAAAGTTATGCTCGCGACTGTAATGTCAGAGCGTTACGATTACTGAGTAAGAATTCCCCTCGGGGATATAAGGATGGTTACAGCAACCCAACTACTTTTATTGGAAAAAGAAAACTCCATCCTGTTTTGAATATAGACGATTGGCGAAGTGAGAACGCAACCGGCTTTGAACCGGCTACGAGTATGGTTTGATTCCATCATCGTCTACCAAATTCGAAGGTCAGTGACAAACTATCGGGAATAAGTATCCTGCGGAATAACCCGACCTTCGAACCCAACATACCTGGGAACTCAAGCGCCTTGGATATGTAACTCCACCTGTCAAACCAACTGACAGTGTGTAGATCGTACAGACGGCTGCGATTGATAAATCGCCGTCACCTAATACAGGTAACACTGTTGTACATCGGCAACCTGGTAGGAAGAGTATTTGGCCCTCCTGCCCCTTCGCTAGGTTGTTTGACAGTATCGCAGTGGGCAGCAGGACATTACTCAACCTGCTGCTCCTTTAAATTCTATCTAGGTAGCTCAATTGGCAGAGCAGCGGATTCCAAATCCGTTGGTTGTGGGTTCGACTCCTACCCTGGATGCCAAACTATCACAAGGATGTGTATGCGAGACTTGCAACAACAGTTTGACGATTACCATAGTTCAAATCCAGAAGTATACGAGTTATTTAAGAAGTTTACCTTCTCAGCGATTGCCGCTGGTAGACAAGTATTCTCTGTAGCTACAATCATCGAGCGTATACGCTGGGAAGCCGATGTAATCATTGACCGTACAGATGAATTCAAGATAAATAACAATCACAAGCCGTTTTATGCTCGAAAGTTCATGGATGACTATCCAGAACATGCTGGGTTCTTTCGAACTAGATCGCAACACTACCATTAGAGTAAAGGAATACACGCATGGCAAATAAGCCTTACGATGCAACCAAGGAACACGCCCCATTCGACCGCACCAGGAAAACCGATGGCAAAGGCCGTCACCCGAATAAAGGGTTGAGTTCGAAACACCCCGTCTCTGGAAAGATCAGCCGATACTTCCAGTGATGTTGTTAGAGGGGCTACAGGAGCCACCAGGCTGCCCTCCGTTACTGGCTCGCCAGTTGATCGATGATCAGGTAACAACGCCCTGCCCCACTTGCATAGTGGCTGAGGCATTATCCTTGAGATAGTGCCGAACTCTGTATCCAAAGCTGACTCGGAGTAGCACTGGCTTGAAACCCCAGAGGACTTGGTTCGACTCCAAGTGGATGCACCAAACAATAAGAACTCAGGTACTGGTTGAGTACCCAACCTAGGATAAGGCGAAAAGCGCTTGGCCTGAGTTTTAGCTTGTACTGTCCTCACTGATCCGGGGACTTCGCGTTAGCGGGTAGAGGTCGATGATATAAACCCGTAATTAATTCCAAGTAACTACTGTAAAATAAGTGTAAGACATTTACAGTTAGGGGCTTGACAAATAGAAAAAGTATGTTCTAATACCAAAACTTAGAAACAACTAAGCCGTATAGTTCCTCTGGGAAGGAAGACAGACTGTCGATCTGTTAGCTGAGGGTTCAAATCCCTTATATGGCGCCAAACACGTCAATGTTGCCCAAGACTACTAACGCTGAAAAGTATTGTGTCGGATAACAGCGCTGTATCCTCTGTCCGGGGCTTGTCTCCGGTTACGTTACAGCCTTCTATATAGTCGGGTAGCTCAGTGGTAGAGCAACTGCTTGATAAGCGGTTGGTCAAGTGTTCGAATCACTTTCCGACTACCAAGTTCTAAAGAGTGCTTACAGCAACCCAAACTGGAAAGCCTTAAAAGCTGCGGTTTCAATACCGCAAATGCACTCTGCGATCAAGTTCTAGGATGAATACAGCAAACAACTGTCCCGCCAAAATCTGGGAACGTAGTGTAAAGGCGCACGCCGAAGTTTACTTCGGAAGTCAGGGTTCGAATCCCGCGAAAAATCATCCTGATAACTTCACTGAATCTCGGGCTGTAAGAATTACGACAGTTCGCCTGCCTTGCACGCAGGAAGCCAGGGTTTGACTCCCTGACGGTCCACCAATTGAAAGAAAAGACTTCCGGCCTAGCTGGTTCAAGTCGAACGGGGTTCGCCCCCTTTATTACGCAAGATACTCTTGCACAGAATTATCCCTCGGGATGATATAAGGCTGCTTACAGCAAACCATACTATTTGACTCGTAAATCAAACCAAAGAATGGCAGCCTGTTTATATTTATAGCGAGTTAGCTAAGACTGTCCGGTGATGTCAGACGGCTCATAACCCTCCGCTTTCGTGTTCAACTCACGGACTCGCTTCCAGAACGCTTGCTCCCCAAGCAGCTACAGTCGCCACGGACTGTATAAACAAGCGTGGCACAATTTCTATTGGCTTCGTGCAGTCTAGGCGATTGCGGTCGGCTGTTAACCGACAGGTGCCCGGTTCGAATCCGGGGTGGCCAGCCAACTTTGCGACGTGAGGTCTTCTGCCCACGACCCTTCCGGGGATTACCTGGTAGCGGTGAGAGTCGCGTATTACAGGGAAGTTTGAATGACGATCACAAAGTTATATATGGACGACCACACCCGCGTGTTCCGCATTGGTGCTGGAAAACACGATGGTATCTGGTTTATCCGAGTTGATCTGTGGTCTATTGGATTCAGACTTCATTGGTAATCTGTCTGCTAGGCCCGGACATTAAATGGGCGACGAATTCAGGTTGTTTGCCCCGAGCGGCGAAGGGAACCGGCTGTAACCCGGCACAACGATACGTCCTAGGTTCGAGTCCTAGAACAACCACCAATTTGCCGTATAGGTGCCACCCGAAAGCATTCTCCAATCAGGGGGTGTGCAGTGAGGGCAGGTTATCGTCCCCTTCCCAGGGCGGCAGACGCGATATAGTAGATTGACCGAGCTGGACGAAGGTAGCGGTTTGCTAAACCGTAGGGTATAACAGCCCCGTGCGTTCGAATCGCACATCTACTGCCAGATACAAGAGAGCATTATGTGGACGAAGGGAAGACAAGGTACTGGGTATGCGAAGTTAACGCTTCTGGCAGCCTCCAGGCTTGATTGCCACGTTCTACGTTACATGCCTGGGGATTGCATCCCACCCCACACAGATAAGCTGGTGGATGGCAGGAAACACTTCAGGATGAATATCCGGCTAACCGGGGAAGATTCTTTCCAGTGTTGCAAGGTATTGTTCAAGTGGTGGCGGGTTACGATCTTCCGACCGGACCTCTATGAGCACTCAGTGCCCGCAGTTAAACGAACACGATACATGCTCAGCATTGGCTGGGTAATTTGATACAACGGCTTGTGGCGGAATTGGCAGACGCACCGGATTTAGGTTCCGGCGCCTTATGGCGTGAGAGTTCGACCCTCTCCGAGCCGACCATTTAAAACGATTGACGGTTGAGCCCCTGCTCCCTCTCGTTAATAAGAAACACGGCGTGTAGGCCCGATGGCGGGAAGCAGTCTTGAGAACTGTCCTATTGCAGAGATGTGGTAAGAGTTCGATTCCCTTATGCGCCTCCACAACGTTTCCGGGTCAGTCCCGTATAAGAAAGACTTGCCCTTGCGGTAAGCGAACGCACAAACAAAAACACCGGCCTAAGCCGGTGTCTTTATTGCTAGGGACAATCAGTCCAGCAGAGTTACCCACGATTCAACCATCTCGCCGCCGTACTTCTCTTTCCACTCTTTCAGAACCTTGTGATTACCGCCTTTGGTTTCAATCACTTCGCCGTTGTGCGGGTTCTTGTACTGCTTGACGCTACGCTGGCGGCGAGCCTTACCGGTAGCGTTAGTTGTAGCGGCCTTCTGAGGCTTAGACAGCTTTGCGTCTGGGTCCATGATGGACATCACATCACGAAGAGACTTGCTGTATTCGCCCATCAGGCTACGCAGTTTACCTTCGAACTCAAGCTCAGCTTGCAGGTTGCCGTCTTGCTGAAGATTAGCCAGGCGAGCTTGCAGTTCTTTGATTGCTTCTTCCGTGGCACGGAATTCATTGATCAACGAAGTCATGAGAATTTCCTATCAGTGCGTGTCGAGGTATTTGTTTGTTATGGGCCGAGAATATACAGCCGTTTAACTCGTGTCTAGTCCCTAGTGTAAAAGATTTTGAAAAATTTATCTCGGTGTAGCTCAGATGGTGGAGCGCCTGATTTGGGATCAGGAGGTCGGAGGTTCGATCCCTCCCATCGTGACCATATAAATGGTGGGGTTGTACTGCCTGGATGCAGTCTTCCGGCTGTGACCCGGTTGATGCGGATCGAAACCGCGCCTCACACCAATTTGCCGCTATAGCTCCAACGGTAGAGCGCCTGACTTGTAATCAGGATGTTCGGGGTTCAAGTCCTCGTGGCGGCACCAACTTTCTGCGGGTACGTACAAGGCGTATCACCGGCCTTCCAAGCCGTGTAGCTAGGGTTCGATTCCCTATATCCGCTCCAATCCTCAGTTAGCTCAATGGGAGAGCGGCGCCCTTACAAGGCGTTTACGGTGGTTCGATTCCATCACCGAGGACCAATCCTATAACCCAGCCCTTGCTGGGTTTATTCGTTTCAAGGAGATTCCGCATGTCGGCACATAAGCGTGGGGACAGTTTCGACCGCCTCATTAATATCCCATCAGCGTTTGCAGACGGCTACTTCGTAGGGTGGACTGTATCCGCCCAGGTTCGAACCGCCCAGTACGGTGCAGCAATTGATGATCTTGTCTGTACCTGGATCGACCCCGTAAAGACCCGCATTCTTTCTATCAAACGCCTTGACACTAAGTTGTGGCCTATCGGCCTGGCTGAGATGGACGTTCAATTCACTCGTGATTCAGACGGCTACACCACCAGCACTTCAACTCTCCAGTTCGAAGTCGTGCGTGATGTTACACAGGGGATTACTTAATGGCCTCCGGCAACTTCACGGTTACAAGTGCGCAACCCAATATGGTGCTCCTATCTGTTGGCCCTGAAGACGCTCCTGCCGAATTCGCAAGCGTACTTATCGGCCCCAAGGGTGATAAAGGCGACACCGGGGATATCGGAGATATTGGTGCTACTGACGATCTTGGTGGATTCACCACAAACCCTACCGTCTATTACATTTTAGCGAGTACCTAATTTATGCTCTTGCAAGAACAGATTGTTTCGTTGGCCCAAGCTATTGGCGCTGACATTAAAGCCCTTAAAGCGGCTGATGGCTCCCTCTCCCTTCTATCAACTACCGACAAGTCTTCCCTTGTTGCAGCTATCAACGAGCTGTTTACAAGCGGTGGTGGCGGTGGTGTATCGATCAACGATGCAAGTACAACAAGTACCACGCAAACTTGGTCAGCTAATAAAAGCACAGCGGCAATTTCCGCAGCTATCACGGCCCTGCAAAACAGCCTGGTTAACGGTGCTGGCTCTGCCCTAGACACTTTCAAAGAGCTTCAGGACGCCCTAGGCGGTGATGCCAACTTCGCTACCACTGTAGCTACAGCACTGGGCAACCGTGTCCGCTACGACGCAGTACAGAGCCTCACAGCTCCACAACAACTGCAAGCGTGTACGAACCTTGGCGTAGGCGATCCTACGCACAATTACGTGACCGATTATAACACTGCGAAGGCTTAATTATGAGCGTAGAGTCAGGAGTCATCGCACTGGCTCAGGCAGTCGGTGCAGACATCAAAACAATCAATACCAAAGTGGCAAAAACTCGTGCCGCTGGGTATGACGATCTAGTCGTCAATGCTACAGCAACAGGATCAATTACACTGGACCTCAATGCGGCCACTGTCTTTGACCTCACGCTGACTGGCAACACCTCAATTAACTTCTCAAACCTGCCGACACCAACTAACCAGATTTTCTCTTGGGTAGTTAAGGTGACAATGGGCGGAACTCTCCGCACGCTGACCTGGCCTACCACTACTTGGTACACATCAGGTGGAACTGAACCAGCAGCCCCGGCTGTTGGTAAAGTTGTCGAATACATCTTCAGCACACAGAACGGTACGAACATTGTTGGCCGTAAGGGCTCAGCCACATGAGCAACTTAGCCAGATTGTTATGGTCGGTTCCAGCAGGGGATGTAGCACCAACGACTGTTAACTTCACGGCTGCCGAGTTTGCTCCAGGTTTCGCCGGTCCAACTAGTACCACAAAGACTGCTGGACGGATTTACTTCCGTGTGCAGTTGACTGTTTGGTCTGGTTGGATCACTGGTTCTGAAGCCAAGTGGACGATGACCAGTAACTATGGCGACTATGACGGCGCTGTACAAGTTGCAGTTGACGGCGGGGCCTTCAGTAACGCTCCCCGAGCTGGACAAATCTTCACGCTGTTTACCGGTCTTCCAAGCGTTGCTCACTACGTTGAAATCCGCATTACGGATGGCTTGGGTGATGAAGCGTACATGCTTGCCACTGGCAACGTGCTGACCGTCACTGGAGCACCACCTGCCCTGCAAGTGCTGCCCAACATCGTTACAGTCGGTTCCGACTCTGCCAATGGTATTTACAGCGGCAGCATGATAGCCACAACGGCTACATTCGCCCCTCCTACTCAGGCCCCAAGCGGCCAGGTCTACGGATCCAACGTAGGCTCAGTCAAGATCAAAGGCGCCTTCACCAAACTCATCGTGTCCCTCAACGGAGCCCGGAAAGTTGGTGTAAGCAAGAATGGTGGAGTTCCATCGTTCTACTCAATCGCTGACGAATCTGGTGGACCTTCCCGAAGCCTGGTTATTCCATGCGACGGCTCCACATCGGTTTACAACGTCTGGGATAGTGGTAACGGTCGTGCCGCAGGCGGCATCTTCGCTGTTGCCGGTGACGCTACGTTCCTTGATATCGGCACACGTCGTCGCCTGGATCAGTACGGTGACTCGATTACCTACGGTTCTGGTCCGAACGCAACATCGTGCGACACAGAGACAATGCACGTAGCTGCGAAACTCGGCTTCGTGGGAAGTACAACGGGTGTTAGCGGGCAGACCATCAGCATTGATGGTAAGAACATGATCGACGCATCCCTAGCCGGACGCAACGTTAGTTCAGGCGATATCGCGATTCTCGCTCTTGGTGGCAACTCTGCTGCTGACGGGATCAGCTCTACTGAGCAAGCCGACTACAACATCATGATCGACAAGTTGCTAACTAAAGGATACGGCAAAGTATTCTGCCGTGGCATCCTACCTGTTGCAAACACCGATGCGAACAATATCGTTATTACAGCGAACGCTGTACTCAAGTCTCTTGTTGATGCTCGCGCCAATCCTAATGTTATCTGGATTGATCCAGTCACCTGGACTGGCGTTTCTTCGCTAGATGGTGTTCACCCAGATGCAGCCGGTTACTTGACTCTCGCGAACTACGCATACCCCGCATACTTGCCACACATCTAAGGAACTCCTATGACCAAGCCAGTTGGCAATCCCAACTTGAAGAAGGGGGGTGCCTCGCTGAACCCGAACGGGCGGCCAAAGGAAACCCCAGAACAAAAAGCTGCGAAGTTGAAGACTAGTAAACTTCGCAAAACTGAAGCCGCACTTGTCAAACTTAATCCTGCTGCCCTGGAGAATATCCGCAAAAGTGTAGAGGGTGAAGAAATTGATAAGGAAGTGATCGCCACATCGAAGTGGGTTGTAACGACCACAGTAACCGTTTCTAAGGCCGCAATGACCGAAGAGATGGAACTAAATGGACTGAAGGATAAAGAAGGCCGTGAAGCCCTTACAGCAGCTCAGGCTGATGATGAGGACGACTATGGCCCACTTGCTGAATTCAGTGTCTTGCAACTGCCCACACAGTCACAACTGAAGAGCATTAAATGACCGAAGAAGCCACCGCTGAAGTTGTAACTACTTCCGTAGTTAAACCAACCAAGCCAGCGAAGAAAACAAAACTAGTTAAGCAGAAGATCACACTGTTCTCTGCTGACCCGATGACTCTGATCGCCAAGCTTGAGGAATACATCCTCGCAGGCGCCAAAGTTGATCCTACCGAATTCACTCACCTCCGTACACTTCCAATGCGAATTGGCCTGTATGTAGAAGGCCCGGCTGATAAAGCCGACTGGCTATGGGAGAACGATCCCTATTTGAACTGCTACGGCATCGATGTCGCTGAGTTCACTTATGACGCTGCTGGACTAGAGGCCCTTGAATGGGACGACTTCCGCAAAGTCTGTGCCGGGGTTGGAGTGAAGGGTAAAGAGCGAGCCAAGATGACTAAAGAGTATCTTGCCGCTATCGCTGAATGAGGTAGCTAATGGCAGCCCCATTCAAATCGAAAGCTGAAGTTGGTGCAACGCCACCTTCGCGTAAGAAAGAAATGATCGGGCCTGCCAGCGAAAAGCAGATGATGATGTTACAGGCCTCCGCTTCTACCGCTGTGATTGGTGGTGCTGCGGGTTCTGGCAAAAGCCATATGGCCCTACTCTTTCCGCTCAAGTATATGCACGACCCTTACTTTAAGGGCGTGATCTTCCGTAAGACCACAAGCGAACTGCAAGACTTGTGGGACCGTGCCTGTGAAATGTATCCCAAGTTCTTCCCAAGAGATGAACGCGGGAGAAGCCCCGTTAGAATCCACCAACAGAAAATGCGGATTACCTTTCCGTCTGGAGCCACTGTTCTTTTCTCGTACCTAGACCACGAGAAAGACCGGTTGAAGCACCAGGGTAAGGAATACAATTTCGTTCTTTTCGATGAAGCAACGCACTTCAGCCAAACGCAGATTGAATATCTACGCGGTCGTCTGCGTAGTTCTCGGTCGAAGAACGCTATACAAATGGTGTTAACTTGTAATCCGGACCCCGATTCAATAATTTTTGATTGGATAGAATGGTACTTACTTGAAGACGGCCTTCCAGATCCAACTAAGGATGGGGTCGTTAGATACTACCTAGTTCAAGCTGGGGAGTATGAGTGGGGGGACACTCGTGAAGAGCTGGCTGAGCGGTTTCCGGATGAAGATCCTGATGATATTCAATCGTTTACGTTCATCTCTGCAACCTGTTTCGATAATCCAATTTTGTTGGAAAACGATCCTGGGTATGTCGGGCGACTTAAAGCCAACAACGAAGTAGACGTGCAACGGTTGCTCTACGGCAACTGGAAAGTTCGTCCCTCTAATGCGGGTGTCATGAAGCGTGAGTGGTTCCGCGTAGTTGATCAAGAGCCCGCCTGGACAGACATCGTTAAAACGGTACGTGCGTTCGATTTCGCAGGTACGTTAAAGACAGATGCTAATCCCAGCCCCGATTACACTGCTTGCGTGAAGATGTCGAAACTTAGAGACGGTACTTACTTTATCCATGAAGTGCGGCGCTGCCGTATTCGCTTCGGAGAGTGGGTCGATTGGATTCTCCAGTGCTCTATAGACGACGGCAGCAAGTGCGACGTAATTATCCCCATCGATCCTAACCCCGCAGCCGCAGCAGCCTCTCAGATGCTTGCACGCACTCTTAGCGAGCGGGGCTTATATGTCCGTCGATTTAAAACCACGGGCAAGAAGATTGATCGAGCCAGGCCCTTCGCCTCGATGCTGCTTAATGGCGGCGTATCAATTCTCAGGGATTGTGCAGTTGATGAAGAAAACAACATCAACTACGACAACAACTTCTTCTTTAAAGAGTGTGAAGCCTTTGATGGTGAACGGCGTAAAGGCGAGAACGGCCATGACGACATGGTGGACGCCGCTGCTGATTCATTTATGGCACTCGCACAGAAGATTGTCATCCCGAACATCTCACACGGTTTGAAGCAATTCAATACCTCATTCCAAAACCCATTCTCACAATAAGTAGGGAGCCTGAATGGACGAAGATAACATCTCCCTTGCAACTGGGGACAATGAAGTTCCTACGATCACTATGGGAGAGATTGGCCGTTCAGGCTTAATCGTTCTGGGTGGTAACATTTTCGAAGAGTGCCAAGAAGAACTACGGTGGCCCCAAGCCGCTGATACTTACAAAGAGATGTCGAAAGACGCCTCTATTGCCGCTGCACTCGATTATGTAGACAACAAAGTTGCAACAGCCCTTTGGGATGTAAAGATCCCTGAAGGCTATGACGATAAGCTCAAGACGCATGCAATCTTCCTGAAGCAATGCATGAACGACATGGAGCACACCTGGACCGACTTCATTAAGCAAGCCGCTTCTTTTGGTCGCTTCGGTTTTGCCCCTGTCGAGAAAGTATACCGCTACAGAGAGAAAGCCAAAGGCAGCAAGTACAACGACCTGCTGATTGCACCCCGCAAGTTAGTTCTTCGCTCTCAGGACTCTATTGATAGATTCCGCTGGGGAGCAACTGGCAAAGACTTAGCCGGTTTCTACCAGAACATCTGGAGCATGAACAACAACCTTCAGAACGCTGAAGGCTGGGGTTACTTTGATTCTCCCCGTGAACTCTCCCAGAAGTTTATCCCGCGTAAAAAGTTTCTCCTGTTCCGGCACAACCCGCAGAAGGATTCCCCAACCGGGACCAGTCCTCTCGCCTCCGTGTGGCAAGCCTGGAAGATGAAGACAGCGTACCAAGAGGCAGAAGCCCTCGGTGCTGCTCAAGACGCTAACGCATTCAAGATCCTGTTCCTGCCGCCAGAGTACCTGGTGCAAGACGCAGACGACGATAAGAAAGAGTCGTTGAAGATGTTCCAGAAGGCTCTGATCAATGCCCACCAGGCACGAGAGTCCGGAATCATCTTGCCCTTCGTTACAGATGAAAAGGGCAACAAGATGTTCGACTTCGATATTAAGAATATCGGGGGCACATCGCGTTATGACACTGACAAGATTATCGCTCGTTACAACCAAGAGATTCTAGTTGGTCTATTCGCTGACGTACTTGCCCTCGGGTCAGGTGGCGGTGGTGGTAGTTACTCCCTCTCAGAATCAAAACTTTCAGTGATCGATCTTGCCGTGACAGCCCGTCTCGATGAGATTCGTAATCAAATCAACCACGATCTAGTTCGCCAAATCTTCGAACTTAATGGTTGGGACACTGAAGTCATGCCGTACTTCGAGTACCGGCTACCAGAAGCTGTAGACCTAGAAGAACTTGGCAAGTTTATCCAACGTGTAAAAGCGGTTGGCATGCTGCCTGTTACTCCGAAAGTTGTGAACTGGGTACTGAAACTTGCAGACATCCCTTACCAAGTTGATGAGAACGCTACGACTGAAGAACTTCTGAAGTTGATGGGCGATCCTGAAACACGGGCAGGCGATGGCATGAAAGAAGGCCTAAGTAACGGTACTGGATCTGGAACTGGTGGTGGCGATAAGAGCACTGGAAATAAGGAAAACGCTTAGATGGCTCACACCCTATTTAGACTCAGGGAGAAGTTGGTAAATACTCCCCTGCTGGTAGACACAGAGACATTCAGCTCTGTTGTGTCCTACCTGAATACTCGCAACGACGGTGATGTAACAGTCACCCCAGTTGCACGTAGTGGAGATGACGACGGCGGTTATTCCCGCGTCCTCTACAACGAAGATACCCAGACCGCCGTTATGCACATTGAAGGCCCGCTGACTTATCGTCCGGTAACTTTCATGGGCTTTGACTGTGGCGGAACAAACTACACCCAACTTAAAGAAGACGTTGAGTCTGCCATTGAGATGGGTGCCAAGACAATCGCCTGGATGGTTGATAGTGGCGGCGGTGAAGCTCACCAGATGTCTGACTCAGCGAAGTACATTCGCAAGTTACTAGACGACAACGGAGTTCGCCTGCTGGCTTATGTAGATGGCCGCTCGGCCTCTGCCGCATATGGCCTTACCGCTATCGCTGACGAAGTAATCGGCTCACGAGATTCAGAGTTCGGAAGTATTGGTGTGCTGGTTCAGCTAATCAATGATTCAGAAGCCCTGAAGAAAGATGGCTATGAACGCACTTTCATTACTGCCGGGGAAGACAAGATTCCCTTTGCGGAAGATGGCTCGTGGCGTGAGGGCTTCCTGGCTGATCTACAAAAGAAAGTCGATGTTTGCTATGCAGACTTTACTGAGCATGTTGCCGCAAGTCGGGGCATCTCAGTTGAAGCAGTTAGATCCACTCAAGCCCGAATGTTCTTTGCATCAGAAGCTGTTGAGTTGGGACTTGCTGACCAAGTAATGACTCCTGAACAGTTCTATTCCTATCTGGCTGATACAGCCCAAACCAACATGAGTGGAGACACTGTGTCGAAATCTCGCATCTTTAAATTCCTGTCCTCTGAGGATGACTCTATGCAACTTGCTGAACTACAAGCTCAACTAACTGAGCTTACAACCAAACTTACCGCTTCAGAAGAAAGCTACACATCAGCCATGCGTAACTTAGTAGAAGTTAATGAACTTCTTACTGCTGAACTAGCAAAGAATGACACCCTGGCTGAAGCCCTTGCATCTGTAGAAGGCGAACTAACTTCGCTGAAAGCAGAGAAAGCTGAAGCTGCTCTGGCTGCTCGTAAAACTTCACTGTCGGCTGTAGTAGCTGCTGATCGTGTTGACGGCCTGATGACTAACCTTGCTGCCCTCGATGACGCAACTTTCCAAGCTGTAGTTGATGGCTTCGCACAAACCAAACTAACCGTAGAACAGTCCGCACTGATGACTGAACTTGGTCAAGACGCAGAAGACCTCTCTGTGACAACCGATGCTGACGCTGATGCGGCAGACACTGCAACTCGTGCCGCCATCGCTCGCATGGCCCGCAAGTAATTAACCCAAACTCAAGGAAATAATAATGCCTTTCCAAGCTATGCCTGTGCGTGACAAACGCCTTTCCGACCTAGTTGTATTCGAAGGTTTCGAACCAACAGTTGGTTATAACCGCCGCGACCTGAACGTTGTTCCACCAGCCGCTTCTGCTCCAGTCAAACTGGGGACTATCGTTTTCCGTGCTAAGTCAACTGACGAAACTGCACCGTTCACCGTAGTTGCTGCTGTAGGTGACATCGCTCTCACTAATGAATACGCAGTAATCATTGGCGATCACTTCGGCTACCAAACTTCGTTCGTTCCTGCCGCTGTTGTTGCTGGCAAGTACAACGCTATTGGTTACACAAGTGGTCCGATGAAAATCAAAGACTACCTGCCAAAACAAATCCACTCCGCTCTGAACGCTACTCAGTTTGCTGCTCTGGCACAAGCTCTAGAGAAGCAGGGCATCGTTGTAGTTGATCACGTAATCGTTTGATTACGTGTTTCATCCAACTAACTAACACTTTAAGGATCAAGAGATTACTATGGGTATTACTCTAAACCGCAACAACTTGGGTAAAGTTGTTGATCGTACAGACGTACTTATCGACGTACCGTACACAGCAGACATTACCGAAGCGCTGGGTATCTTCAGCGACTACTACAGCACTCAAAAGACTGTAGAAATCGTTCGTAAAACCAGCAACCAACAAATCATTGGCGATAGCAACTGGGAAAGTGGCCGTGGGCAAACCCTGACCGTTGAACCAGGCCGTGAGTACGTACAGGCTAAAATTCCGCACTTCGCAAGTTCGGATGGTATCTACCCGCACGATATCGACGGCGTTGTTGAAATCAACGACAGCGTTGAAATCATGAACCTGGCTCAGGTTGCTGATATCCGTGCAGAGAAGATGGTTACTCTGAAAGACGCTCACAACCTAACTCAGGTTGCTGCTCGCTTCCAACTGCTGCGTGACGGTACAGTTTACGCTCCAAACAAAACCCTGCGTACTAGCTACGGCGATACCATTAACTGGTACACCGAGTTCGGTGTAACTCGCCAGTCCATCGCAATGGACTTCGGGAACACTGTTGACCCGCGTGCTCAATCCCGCACAGTTCTGAAGAACCTGCGTGCTGACCTGCGTGGTACTACTGGTGCTCTGCGTGGCGTAGTTGCTCTTTGCGGCAGCGAGTTCTTTACTAAGGTAATTATGAACCCGTATGTAACAGAGATGCTTAAATCGCTGCCAACTTCGCAGTCGCTGGCAACTCTGCTGGGTGTTAACGCTGATGATCCGCGCTTTGCTGGTCTGAACGAACGCTTCCCAAGCATCAGCCTGTTCGGCATCACCTACGTTGACGTGGGTGTATCTGGTTACGACGTGGGCAACTCGTTTGTTCCATTCGTTGCTGACGCCGAGGCGATTCTTCTGCCAGTTGGTCTGACTAACCTGGCTAAGACTTACTACGCACCAGCTAACCGCTTCAGCTCGGTTAACAAGAAGTCGCAAGGCTCTTACTGGTTCGAAACAGCTTCCGATCAGAAGATTGCCATCGATACAGAACAGAACTTCATGAACGCACTGCTGTGGCCTGCGGCTGTGAAGACGCTGACTCTGGCGTAATTGAACTGGGGCGGCTTGTCCGCCCCTTTCTTCCTTCTAGGAGACGTAAATGAATATTGCAAACCTGCCGATCAAGAATGGTTGGATCTTCGCACTTCGCGAACTTGCCAAACAACTTCCGGACCCTGTGACTGTTGCTGCACTGACGCCTGTTACTGCACCTAACGCAACAGACGCGACAACTGCCGCAACCCTCGCTAACGCAAACAAAGTTGCTATCAACGCAATTATCGCTGCTCTGAAAGATTTGACGTAAGGAAAAACTATGGCGTATCAACTCCCGAACGGATCTACCTTCGATTTTGCGAGTGTGTATACGCCGTACTACACCATTACGGCGATCACTCGGGCTGCAAACGCAGTATGTACAGCCGCTGGTCACACACTAACAGTCAACCAAATCGTCATGATTAAGTCTGGCTGGTGGGACCTGGATGGCCGTGCCTTCAGAGTGTCCGCAGTTTCCGGCAGTACATTCACACTGTCCGGTGCTGACACGACAGATACAAAGCGGAACGCTGGCACAGCCTACGGCACAGTCCGTGGCGTGACCACCTGGGTACAAGTGCCCCAGATACTCAGCCTCAACCTCTCCGGTGGAGAGCAGCAGTACACCACATTCAGCCCCTCCCGTTCTGGGAAAGAAGTTAGTCGCCCCACTACAAAGAGTGCAGCGACCATGACTATCGAAGTGGCGGATGACAAATCTCTTCCCCTGTTTTCCACAATTGAACTTGCTGCGGAAACAGAGGACATCCAGGTGCAACGCCTGACACTGATTAACCAAGACTTCATCTTGTACGCAAGTCTGGCCTCTATGACTAAGACGCCGAAGATGCAGCGTGATCAGTTAATGACAAGAACAATTACCCTGGCTCTCCAGGGCGACAACACTCGCTACTAAGGATGCATGATGGCTTTAACTACTCAAGCAAAAATCGCCTTCATCAAACTTCGTATTGGTGATGTCCCAACTAACCCAATCTACCCAATGTTCTCTGAAGAAGATTACGCAATGGTGCTCGACACTGTTAGTGGGGATGTCGATAAAGCAACTCGCATTATGGCTATTAGTGCCACGATGACTATTGGCTCTATTGCCACTCGGGAAGTGATTGGTGACTTAACGATTGAAAACACTTTCGCTCCGAACTATCTCAAAGCGATGGACTACCTGATCAATGATCCGGTGGCCCGTATTCCAGCGAACCTGATGCCATGGGTAGCAGGCCTGGATAGCAAGCCTACGAAGTTGGAACAAGCCGCAGACCTCTCATGTGAACGCTGTAGCGGAGACACATTTAGTAGTTATCTCGGCTCCACCTTCCGCTGTTCCTGCGGGAGCTGACTATGGCAGATATGTTCGACCGCCTGCGTGCGATGACTATCCGGCAACTTCAGCCCCGCTCTAGCGGTGGTAAAGGCCAAGCTGGTGTGTTGGTGCGGAAAGAGTACCGATACAACCCTGACACCGATATGAACGATGTTATCAACTCCAGCTACGACATCTCAGGACTACGAGCCACCTATGCCCTTCGGCATTTAGACGGTGAGCTTATCCGGATGAGCGATGTGAAGTTCTATCTCTGCCCGGTGTTGCTCAATGGCAACGATTGCCCCACGCCTCTAACTACTGACCAGATTCAGATCGATGGAAAGACGTACACCGTCTTGAACGTCACCACCTGGAACAACTCAGGGGTTGATTGCGGCTGGCAACTCCAGTTGAGGACAGGGTAATGAAGACAGACTTAAAGAGCTTCAGCTTGCAACTTGAAGGCTTCGCAAAGGCCGCAGAAGACGCTATGACAAACACAATGCGAGAGATCGTAGTGGAAGTAGGGTCTTGCCTCATCAAGTTCTCTCCGGTGCTCACAGGCCGCTTCAAAGGCAACTGGCAAATGACTGTTGGGGTTCCATCAGCACAGAGTCTCGTTACTCCTGATGAAGATGGTGCCGAAACACTCGCTCGCTTGAAGGCTATAGCGGCAACGCTGAGTCCCGGCGAAGTTGGCTGGATTGTTAACAACCTAACTTACGGTAAGAACGTCGAGTTCACCGGGTGGAATAAGACTCCTGCGTATCAGCCTGTTAAGCGTGCTCTATCCGAGTTCGATGTGCTTGCTGCGGAAGCTATTGCAAGGAACAGGGTGGGTTAATGAGTGACAGTAAGATTCGCAAAGCATTTAACGACATTGTTCGTGGGTATGGCACTTCTAAGGGGTTGCAAGTAATTCTGGAAAACGGAGTTGCTACACCAGCACTTAATCAACCGTATCTAAAAACAACTCTCGGCCCAGCTACTCCACGGGCCAGCACTTTAGCAGGCGACGGCAAGACATACCTGGGGGTTTTTCAGATCCTCGTAGTTGTCCCGGCTGGAGAAGGAACTGGGCGAGTTACAACCATCATTGATGAGTTGCAAGAACTCTTCCCACTCTTCGGGCGAGTAAGTTACGACACAAATAAGAAAGTCGTGATCATGACCCCAGTACAAACATTTATGGGTGACACGGAAGGCGGTGCCTATTCCACCCCAATCTCCTTTAACTACCGCTCAGATATAAACTAAGAGGAAATACCCCATGGCATACGCTTTGCCTAACGGAAGCACATTCGAAATCGCAAGTGCTCTCGCTGCTTCAAAAACCGTTACCGTTGCTACTAACGCTAGCCCACCGCTTTTGACTTCCACTGCTCACGGCCTAGTTACTGGCGACTATATCGTCCTGACTTCCGGTTGGGGCAAACTGAACAACCGTGTTTTCCGTATCACAATCGGTACTGCGAACGACTTCACCCTACAAGGTGTTGATACTACTTCGACCACTGTATACCCAGCAGGCCAGGGTATTGGTAGTTTCAAGAAAATCACTACTTGGGTTCCAATCTCTCAGATTACCGAAGTATCGTTCTCTGGTGGTGAGCAACAGTTCCTTACCTTCGCCTTCCTGGAAGACGCGGATGAGAAACAAATGCCAACTTCCAAGTCGGCTATCTCGATGACACTGACTGTGGCGGATGACCCATCTCTACCATACGTGACAGTAGTTGAAGCGGCTGACGTTGATCTACAACCACGCCCACTGAAGTTGAACCTCGCTACCGGCGCTGTAATGGCCTACAACGCGATTGTAAGTATCACCTCAACTCCAACTGTTACTCGTGACGAACTGATGACTCGCTCTATTAGCCTGTCGCTGCAATCACGTCCAACACGCATCTAACGATGTAGCCGCCCTTCGGGGCGGCATTCTATTAAGCAAGGAGCTATACAATGGCGAAGTTTCAAATCGCACAGAATCCAACTTTCACTGCTGATGTAAGCATTCCGCGTATCGGTGGTGATCCAATTGATGTGAAGTTCACTTATCGCATTCTTTCTCGTAAACAGCTCGCTGCTATGTACGATAAATGGAGCGATGCGGCTAGATCGTTTGACCTAGACGCCGAGACAATCACATTCAGTTCTCTGGCTGAAGCGGATATCGAATCCCAGCGTCAGCAGATCAAAGATATTGTAATTGGTTGGGGCTTCGAAGATGAGTTCAATGATGAAAACATTGATGCTCTCTGCGATACATGCACCCAAGCAGCACAGGCAATTGTTGAAGCGTACCGTAAAGAGTATGCTGAGGCTCGCCTAAAAAACTAAAAAGCGCCGCCCGTGCGCTTTATGACTCGGCCCCAGACGCTTCTAAGATGGCGGCCTGGGGCTTTTCTTTTGGGGATCTATTAGAGGAAGAGATTGAGATTTGGCCTGATGTATGGCCGGGGTTCAGTCTGTTTGAGGCTATATCCACCCAATGGAGAGTCGGCACTGGCGGCGCTATCGGCCTGGACTACAACACTCTGCCAATCGTGGCGAAGTATATGGAGATGCCAGATGAATACATGCCCTTGGCGTTCAACGACGTTCGAACTATGGAGTCCGAAGTATTGAGGAAGATGGCTGAGGGAAGAGAGAAGTAACCTGGAGACGCGATGTCGTATATTGCCGATTTAAAAATCAAGGTTGACTCTGCGGAAGTTGAGACAGCCACAGATAAACTACGGGAGTTTGTCCGCGTCTCAGAAGAGGCCGGTAAACTTCCACCACCCGTGTCACCTAAGCCTCCACCTCCACCTAAGTTGCCACCTCCACCACCGCCACCTAAGCCGCCGAAAGAGACAGACCCGGCTAAGAGCGCTGCCCAAGAGCAAGCCAGATCAGACAAGGTGGCTTACCAGGCGTGGCTACAACAGGCTGATTTGCGAGCTAAGCGTGAGCAACAGGATGCTGCTAATCGTCTAGCGATAATTGCCAACGAATCTAAAGTGCGGACAACAGCGCTTCAGGGAATTGAGAATGATGCAAAGGCGGCTGCCAAGGCAGAAAAAGACTCTCTAACGCTTGCACATACCGAAGCGCTACGTCTTGATAAAGAACGAACAACAGCTCTCAAAGATGCTGCGACGAAGAAAGCCAAAGAAGAGAAAGACGCACTAACTTCTCTACATAGCGAAGCTCTACGCCTAGATCAAGAAAGAACAGCCGGTCTACAGAAAGTCTCCGATGCCGCGAAGAAGACTGCCAAAGAAGAGAAAGATGCACTAAATGCTGCACACGCGGAAGCTCTACGTCTCGACAAAGACAGAACGAAGTCAATTGCAGATGCTGCGAAGAAGAAGGCTGACCTCGAAAAAGCGCAACTAAACGGTATACACGCTGAAGCGCTAAAAATTGATAAAGACAGAACAAAGTCTATTGCGGATAACGCGAAGAAAAGCGCGAACACCGAAAAGGCCCAACTGAACTCTATCCATGCTGAAGCACTGCGGATTGATAAAGCTAGAACACAGTCCATTGCGGATAGTGTGAAGAAAAGAGCCGATGTCGAAAAAGCTCAACTGAATGCGCTACATTCTGAAGCTCTACGTCTTGACAAAGAACGAACTGCCAGTATACTTCGGGAAGCTAAAGCGCAAAAGAGCGGAGTCGCCAGTCTTTCTGGTGAATTCGACCCATCTAGTAGTGAACTAAAACGCCTCGATAACAAGCAAGCCTTCCTCAAGCAGAATCAGAATTCCTTCACTGCCGCCGAATACGACCGCATCAATAAGAGCATTGATGCTGCCCGTGAGAAAGTTAATCGGTATGGTGGTGTTCTAGGTC